ATGAAAGATTTACCACATGATATGTATATGTCTATAATGTCCTATTTAGATATAAAAGATTTATTCAATGTTTCCAAAGTAAACAATAGATTGTTGATTTTATTGGAAGATCAATTTTACAGAGAATTCATAAATATTAAAATATCGAAAAATTCATATTTATTAATGAGTTATCATATGAATTTATTCAAATTTGTACATGATCATTTTAAGCCAGAATTAGATGAAGAAATGATAAGAAAATTATTTTGTATAGCCTCTTCACACAATAATAATTTATTGTTTGATATTGCCTTTGGATATATAATAGAAATATATCATAAAAATACTAAATTACAAGATATATCACGTTATTTATCCATTTATATGAAATCATATTTCCTGAAAAAATATTTTTCGTATGATAGATGGGATACATTAATAGAACATTTTGCAGCTTATGATAATATTTATATGTTAAAAAAAATAACACCTCATTTAGATACTTTGCCTAAAAATACTTTACGCGGATGTTTGAGGAAAAATAATTATAAATGCCTCGATCATATTTTGAACAAATACGGAAATAAAATAAATCAATCAAATCTTTTATTCACACAAAAAGATTTAGAAATATCTTTAAATACGTCTGATAAATGTATTAAATTAATAATCAAATATCCTATTCTATTGGAATATTATGATTTATCATCTGTAGCTGAAATATGTTCAAAGAAAAAATATAAAATAATTAATGAATTGATAGATAAAGATATAAGTTTATATTATAATACAATTTATCGCGAAATAAGAAATGGCAACCATAAGGTATTACCATATATAAAAAAGAAAAACAAAAAAAATTGTTCAAAATTGGCAATATCTTATAATCATCATGAATTATCTAATAAAATATTGTACACATGAGTATAAAATAATCTTGTGAAATAAGTGTAAAATATTAACACTTCAAAAATGACAAAATGGAAAACACAAAAAGATTTTGAAAATTTAAAAGCAGATCCCCATAATACTCTTGTTAATCTTACAGATGAAGAGTTGTTGAATTTACTTGATGTGTGCAATAAATTTTATTATAATGGCGCTCCGATGATAGATAATTCCTTGTATGATTCAATTTTAGAATATTCTGAAGAGAGAAAACTTGGATATAAAAAAGTAGGATATCTTCCAGAAATACATAAAGTGAAACTTCCAAAATATATGGGGAGTATGGATAAAATTAAACCAAGTGAAAGGAAATTGGAATTATTTTTTGAGAGATTTAAAGGTCCTTATGTTTTAAGTCATAAATTAGATGGTATATCTTGTTTAATTGAATATAAAAAAGATGAAAATCCTAAATTATATAAAAGAGGTGACGGTCACATAGGTCAAAATATTTGTAGATTCCGAAGATATATAGATATACCATCTTTAGATATGAATTTATATATTCGAGGTGAACTTATTTATCCGAAATCTTACTGGAAAACTATATCCGAAAAAGGTGAAAATGCAAGAAATTATATTTCCGGTTTGATGAGCAGTAAAACAATAAAAAATGGAACATTGGAAGATATTAAAAATATTCATTTTGTGGCATATGAAATAATTGATCCAAAATTAAAATCTTCTGAACAATTTAAACTTCTAAATAAATTAAATTTCAAAGTTTGTCCACATAAATTCGTTGATTGTACAAATCAACAAGAACTTGAAAAATATATGTTGGATATTAGGAAATCAAGTGAATATGAAATTGATGGTGTTATTGTCACAGATGATAAACCTTATCCCATATGTACTGAAAAATATAGAAAACATTCAAAAGCATTCAAAATGGATTTAGATGATCAACAAAAAGAAACAACTGTAAAATATGTTCAATGGAAAATTTCTAAAATGGGTAAATATATTCCTATTATACATTTTGAACCAATTGAGATAGAATCAAATGAAGGCTCAAAATCTACCATTAAAAAATGTTCAGGCCATAATGCTAAATATATTATTGATAATTCTATTGGTAAAGGTGCTAAAATTATTATTATAAAGAGTAATGATGTAATACCAAAAGTATTCAAAATTTTAGAAAAAGGTGAAATTAATTATCCGGAACAAGATTACATGTGGAATCATACTAAAATTCATTTTATAACCACTGAACAAACTGAAGAACAAAATATAAATAGAATTATCAGTTTTTTCAAAACTATGGACACCGAACATTTTGGTCCTGGTGTTATTAAAAAAGCTTTTGAACAAGGTTTAACTAATATATGTAAAATATTGAATTTTACAAAAGAAGATTTTTCAAAATTGGACGGTTTTAAAGAAAAAAAAGCAGAAAAAGTATATAATTCAATTCAAAAAGCATATAAAAATGCAAAATTGTATCACATAGTAGCAGGATCTAATATATTCCCTAATCTGGGAATAAAAAATGCAAAATTATTGTGTGATAATGTAGATATCCTACAAGATGAATTAAAAGTTGATATGATTACATCAATAAAAGGATTTGGAAAAATTTCAAGTCAAATAATAGTGGACAATATCATGGAATTTAAAGAATTTTTGAACAAACTTCCAAATTCAAATAAATTTACACAAAATGATAATGAAACTTCAAAAATATCTGTAAAAAATGAATTAGTTAAAAATAAACAAGAATCAACAGAAAAACTCATACAAAATGAAATTGTTAAAGATGAAAAAGGGGAAGAAGAAAATAAAAAAGTTAATGTATTTCATATTGCAATGAGTGGAACAAGAGATAAAAAACTTATGAAATGGGTTGAAGATAATGGGGGCGTTGTGCATTCAGGTGTAACAAAAAAAGTTCAATATCTGGTTGTAAAAAATAAAAAATACAGAGTGACCAAAAAAACAAAAGATGCTGTTTCAAAAGGTATTCAGATAATACAAATTGATGAATTTAAGAAAAAATATAAAATGAATTTATAACTAAATTCTATTGGTATTTTGAATTAAAATTGTTTGGAGGTTAAAAGTGTGCGGGTTATGATATGGGATCAGAAAGATGTTGTGACATTTCATAAATGTTCTAATAATTGTTTTGCCTAAATATAAAAAATTAATATATATATATATATATATATATTAATTAGTAATTTGATTGAAAAATATCAATAGATTTGGGAGTGTATTGATAACAACCTATATCATTATTTACTATTCTATTTTGCATTAAATCTCTTTCTAAAGATAAACTTATGCCATAATTTATAGCTGGTGATGTTGAATCTATCCTGTAATCACCACTATCTGAATCTTGAAATAAAGGATCGGCTGTCGACGCGTTTGTACCCAAGTTATTACTATTAATTGTATTTGTTATATCTGACAATCCACTTGCTACAACAATATCATTTGGTGCGTTTTCAAAAGATATACAATTATAAATTCTATGCCCTGAGACAGTGGAACCTGATAAAACAATTCCACTACTATTAGGTCCGTTACCAGCCACTGTACAATTATAAACTCGACATATACCTAAATTACATAATAATGACCCGAATGCACCATTACATCTCGATACAAGACAATTGAAAGCATATCCCTCGTATCTTAAAGATATACCTCCACCTCCATTTAAACCAGATGCCGTAACATTACAATTATCAACTATACATCTAGATATTAAACCTTTTTTATCATCTATGTGTATACCACCACCGTATTGTGTTGCAAAACAATTTCTAATTATACAATCTTCAACTGTTGCACCTGTATCACCAGGAGGATCATCTCCGGCCACCAACAATATACCTCCGCCATTTCCCGCTAATTTTTCACCACCACTTGATAAACTATGTCCGTTTTCAAAAGTAAATCCATTTACATACGTAGATGGAGATTCTATAACTGTTAATAATCTGTATTCATCATCTAATGTGTAATCAGGTCTTGTTATTATAGTGTTTTTAGCTCCTTCAACACCCAACAATGTAATATTTTCTAATTCATTAATGAGTATAGATGTTGATAAAGAGTATACACCAGGATGCACCAAAATAATACCTCCAGTTTTTGATATAGTGTCAATTGCATGTTGTATTGTTAAATATGCATTTTTCAAATTTTTACCATTATTTGAATTGTTACCGTTTGTGGAAACATGAACAACAGGACCATCAAATGACATATTTTTGAGCAAGGGATTTTGCACTATATTTTTGTAATTAAAATTTCGCAACATTATCCATTCATTACCATCATAATAATTTATTGATTTTTCATTATATATAATCTTACCTTCTTTTTTTATACCTTCTTTGCCTGTAATTACCATATTGTCTGAAGTTAAATTATTAACTTTTAAATAATTTAAAACAGGGTTATTATTTATACCTAGTATGCCTCTTTTTCCGTATGTTATCATTCTAGATGGCACACCACTCCTGTTATTATAAAATTGAAACCCACTCATTTTATATATATCAAAAATATATTCATTTTTGATATTTTTATTTTTTATCTTTGTTTTTTTGATTTAATATTTCATTGCATTCAAATATATCCCATAAACTTTTTATATATTTATTGTCTGACGTATTTTCATTTTTCATTTTATTTTGCTTCAAAATATTTTATTAAATTTTATACAAATACACAATTGAAAATATTTTACTATGTGTTTTTATATTGAAAAAAACTGATTACAAAAATAAAATAAAATGCATGTAAAAATGTCCAAGAGTTTAGATTATGAATTTGAAGGGTTAACCGTTGAAGAAACAAAAAAAATTTTACTTTCTAGTGTAGATGAATTGAAGAAAAAAGTGTTTCCTGACGAAAATAAAAATTTCAAACATAGTGCTATGGGTAATTTATATGTCAAAGGGCGATATGAAAAACCTCAAAAATCAGATTTTATTCAGGTAAAAAAACAAATTAAAAGTGGTATTTCTCATTTGATGAAGATGCAAAGAGAGAAAAAGAAAAGAGATAAAGAAAATAGAAAAAAGAAAAATACTAAATTGCGATTGGTGAAAATAAAACCATGTTTAAGTGAATTTTTAGGATTCAAAAATGAATTAGATATTTTTTCAGATACAGTTTGTACATCTTATTTTACAAATTATTTCTTTGTGACTGGACTTAAAGATAAAAACAATAGACAATTTGTTAATTTTGATAAAAAATTAGAAGTTTTATTTAGGAAAGGTTTATTGGAAGAACAAAAAGAACTTGAAAAATTTCTTGAAAAAGCTAAAACACAAGAAAGAAAAGAATATTATAAGAAAAAATTACATATTCTTGATACATCATTAAAAGAAGTTGAAAATAAAAGAGGTCAATTTATTCATTTACAAAGATGGCTTTCACCACTTTTTGTGAAAAATGAAAGAAGAGAAAGAATTAAATTAACATCATCAGATATCAATAATTTCGAATCAGTATATTCTTCACTTGTTGAAATTAAAAATGAACAAAAGAAAATTAAAAAACTCCGTGACAAAATTAAAAATCTTGTTAAAAAGAAGAGAAATCTTGATAAAGAAAAATTAAAATTAAATGAAGGTAAAAATAACAAATATAATGAAGAAATTTATTTAAATCTAGAAAAAGAACTAGATAATAAATTCAAAGAACTTGAAGAACTCTGTGAATCTTCAAATACACCATATAACATGAAAAAATATAAAGATTATGTTTTATAAAAAATATAATTCAATCAGAACTTCATTTTGTTAAATTTAATAGTATAATATACTATTAAATTATAATTCACAATAGATTAAAATTTATGCTCGTATATATTTTTCGTTTAAGAATTTCTTTATACAATCATCACATATTAAAACTTTTTTAAATATATATGATAACAATTTATGAATATATAAATTAGATGAACAATACAATTTATTCATTTCTTCATAATTATAACCATAACGCAAATATTCATTAACCATCAAAACATATCTGACATAAAAATTTATAATCAACCAAATCATGAATACAAATCTATTTGGTTTTAAAATATAAAGTATAAAATTGAGGTATAAAAATATATTAGAATATATACGTTTTTTGTGGGAAATCTTTTAACATAATTTTGATATATATTGGACTTGTTATTCATGTTAAAATGAATGAATCTGATGTGAATTCAAAAAAATATAAAAGAGAGGAAGAATGCAGGAAAATATTTGAAGGCATTTTCAATTGCAAATTCGAAAGTGTACGTCCTGATTTTCTTAAAAATCCTCGAACTAATCACAATCTTGAATTAGATGGTTTTTCTTTCAATTATTTGCTGGGTTTTGAACATCAAGGTAAACAACATTATCATTATCCAAACACATATCACAAAAGTGAAAAAGAATTTTTATATCAGCTGCAAAAAGATAAATATAAAAAACAAAAATGCAAAGAACTTGGTATTGATCTTGTAATTATACCATATAGTGTACCATTTCATAAATTGAGCGTATTTATAATTGATAAACTTAAATGTATAGGATTTACTATTAAATAAATATATAAAAAAAAAATAATATATTTGGCACACATAAAAACAGCACTTTGAAAAATTATATGAATTCGTGTACTGAATATATCGAGCCTTTTTTGAAGGGATACCCTGAAGATCAGGTTGTCAGTTATTTAATTGTATATCCCTTGAGTGAAGATTTAAAAAAATTTCAAAAAGAAAACCAAAATCAAGATCAAATACTTACTTTTACAACTACTATCGATCACATCCCTTTTTATGATGATAAAAGAATCTTCAGAAGAGAAAATTGGGGAGTTTCCAATGACGCATATTCTCCAAATCTTTATTTAGAAAAAAATAAAGATACGGAACGTTTGGTATATGTTTTTGTAACTTTTAAACAACCTCCATCTGAATGGTATAAGAAATTATGTGAAAAATACAATGGTAAATTCGATATACGTTTAAAATGGAAATATAAAGATGAAAATAATTACACATACGAACCTATACCTGATTTACCAGAAATAGAAGAAATATTTGATGAGGATTATAGTGAAGATAGCAGTACAAGCAGCGATGATGATAATGATGATATGGTATATGATTATTGGTATTAATGGCAAATTTATATATTTTAAAATATATAAATTTATTTTTCAGATTTAGTTGAATGTGGAACATTTTCATACATTTTTTGATGATAAACACCATAAAATAATCTGACTATTATGTAAATTATGAGAAATAAAATAAATGTAACAACATATATCATATAATTGTTATGAAGATTATATTTTGTAAAAGTATAGTTAATTATTTTACCAATTATCCACCAAAAAACAGCAGTACTTCCAACCAACAATAAATCTTTAATTATTAAAGATGTATTCATTTAATTAATAAAAAAAAAGTTTTTCAACATTTGACCTAAAAGGAAAGATGGAGAATTTGGATTTTCAAAATTTAATGAAGAATAAAAATTTCCTTAATACAATCCAACAAGTTTTTGGATCTTTGGAAAAAGTTGAAAAAGAAACTAAAGAGAAAAAAAAACCAAAGAAAAATGTAAATAAAATATTAGATCAATTGGATGATATTGAAGAAAGGTTGAATGATATTGAATGTAAAATAGAAAATATTGATGAGAGTTTAGCAAAAATATTAACAATACTTTTGACTCAAAATGCGTATCAAAATAAAATGTGTAAAGATATACAAGATTTATAATTATATTCATCAATGAATATAATTATTTACATAAAAATAGTTATCTAAATTATTTTATAACTCTTCTATAATAATAATCTCTATTACCTCTGTCAAATCTAATTACTTCGCCTATTTGCAAATTGAAATATTTGGAAACAGCATCACTCGTTTTTATTCTTGGAAATTTATCTATATTCCCATATTGTATATTTAAATCTTCTATATCTTCATCATTCATTATTTTAAATGATTTCGGTTGATATTTTTTTCTGATTACTGGTGTATAAAGTTCTTTATTTTTAAAATTTTCAATTCTTAAATCATCTTTAATATTATTTATTCCTTTTATTGCATCTGGAGTGAAATCACTTGCAATTAAAATTGCATGTTTTGTTTTGTCATATTCAAAATCATTGATAAGAGACTTGAGTGATTGAGATCCAAATTTTTCATCTAAAGCAAATATAACTTTAACTGTTTGACCATCTCCTTTAAAATATTCATTTGGTATTTCCACTTTATCATTTTTTATAAATCTTTCTTCAAACTCTTTTAATGTTATTTTATTTTGATTTTTAACATCGTATTTTCTATCTTTGAGCATTGTGTTAAGTGTTTTATAAATTTGATATTCTTTTCTCATTTTCTTATGGGAATTTTATTATATTAACATATTTTTTACTATTTATACATATTTCAAAATATATCTTTTTTTTGTTCTTCAAACGATTCAACATGTCTGCGCCATATATTTTCATAAAAACATTTAAAATCATATTCTTTGTTGTTAAAATATCTTACATTGTTTAAATCACCAATTATATAACTATCGCCTTCTGATAAACATATATCATATACTTTATTATGAAAATATGGTAATTCGTTTGAATCATCCATTTCATAACCATTTTCTAATAAAAAAATGTCATCAAATTCTTTACAATAAAAAGGTTGTGATTGAATAAAATTGTTTATTTCTCTTCTCTCATTCTCTTCACTTTTTTCATCTTCTTTTTCTTGTTCATCTTTTTGTTCATTTTCTTCATCGTTTTCATCTTGATTTTCTTGTTCATCTTCTTCGTTTTCATCTTCTTTATCATTTTCATCTTCTTTATCATTTTCATCTTTATCGTTTTCACCTTCTTTATTGTTTTCATCTTCTTCATCGTTTTCATCTTTTTGCTCATCTTCTTTATCATTTTCATCTTTATCGTTTTCACCTTCTTTATTGTTTTCATTGTTTTCATCTTCTTCATCTTTTTGCTCATCTTCTTTATCGTTTTCATCTTTTTGCTCGTCTTCTTTATTGTTTTCATTTTTTTGCTCATCTTCTTTATTGTTTTCATCTCTTTGATCGTCTTCTTTATTGTTTTCATCAGAATGGTCAAAGTTTTGATGTGATTCGGTACTTATTGGATCTGATAATGAGGGGCGTATCAAATAATTTAATATTTTATAAAATACCATTTTAAGTATCACAAAAAATATTAAAAATTTCATTTTTTGTGTTAAGAATTCATCCATTTGCAAAAACTTTTTTCTTTGTGATTTCGAGAAATAAAAATATTTTTATATTTTTCATTGTAAAAAATATCTATATAATCCAAAGAATTATATATAATGGATAAATCTGATTTTCCAAAAAGTAATTTTGCCATAGATATATTTTTATTGATTAAAGCATGATGAAAAGGTGTTAATCCCCTTGCATCTTTCTCATTACAATTAATTATATTTAAAAGATATTTTGTTAATTCAATATTATTGTTGATTACACTTATGTGAAGTAAATTTTCACCTTTATGATTTTTAGACCCATCATATAAACTTATTAAATTTTTTATGAACCCCAGATTACCATATTTGCAAGCTATATGAAAAGATGAATTACCATTTTTGTTTTTGATGTTGCAATCTTTAATGCAACATTCAAGAATATAATTAGATCTTGCAAGATTATGAATTAACATATCACCGCGTACATTACAAATATGAGGATTAAAACCCCTATTTATTAACAATAAAGTCAATTTTTTGTTTTTATATATATAATCAAATACAGTTTCACCGTTATGATTTAAATCAAATTTCACATTGTAATTTAATAATAATTTTATAACTTTTTCGTTTGAAAGAGCACATGCTATAAATATGAGACTATTACCTTTTTTATCTTTTTTATTAACATTGAAACCCAGGTCCAACAAATGTTTCAATTTTAATACATTGTTTGATTTAACATAATTCAATAATGTCATTTAAATTAAATAGAATTTAAAAATGATTAAACCTATTAACATATTTGTAGTAAATATTTTTATTATTGTAACGCTTAAATGAAAGTTGTAACTGTTAAAATTGGAAAGGTAGAACCTACATGGGATATGGAAGTTGATGATGTGCATGAATATTTAATGTCTAACATTAACGATGGAGGCGATACGGATGAAAATGCAATTGTAACGCATAATACAAGTCAAATACTTGGAAATACAGAAGCTTTTAGACCCAAATTCAATTTAATAACAAGAAGAGTGTTATCAGGAGAATATCCAATCTTGAATCAATATCTTTTAAATGATCTCAAAAAAATAGGGTATGAAAATGGAAAATTAGAAAAATTTATAAAAGATCTTCAGGCATCACAAGGTTCAATTCAAGAAATGGACTTACCCAAATGGATGAAAGAAAAATATAAAACGCCTTGGGAAGTATTAGAAAAAGATATTACAGATATGTCTGCTGATAGGGGTCGTTTTATTTGTCAGAGCCAGAGTTTAAATAGATATATAGAAGATGATGATAAAAATGAAAAAGCTAAATTAACTTCCATGCATTTTTACGCTTGGGAAAAAGGACTCAAAACAGGTATGTATTATTTAAAACAAAGACAAGCTCAATCAGCTATTCAATTTACTGTAGAAAAAAATACTAAAAAGAAAAAAATAATATGTACAGATGAAGTTTGTGTTGTTTGTGGTGGCTAATTCATAAATATATAATATATAATATATAATATTATATATTTTCATTTAATTATTTTTCTAAATAATCTTCCGAATCATCTTCAAAATTATTTTTTTCTTTAGATGATATCAAATATTCTTTTTCTAATTCTTCTTCAAAATCATCTTCAAAATTATTTTTTTCTTTAGATGATATCAAATATTCTTTTTCTAATTCTTCTTCAAAATCATCTTCAAAATTATTGGTGTTTTTTTCTTTGTTCATAGTGTTGAAACCTTCTGTTTTGTTTAATATTTTTTTTATTTCTGTGAAAACTGGTTTAACATTTGGCGTTATTTTTCTTGTTTTTAATTCTTTATCTATGAAATTTAATAACTTTTTTTCAGTATTCTTATAAAAATATTTATGAATAGTTGCCATATGAAGTTTTACATTTTTTATATTATTTAATATGTTATTAACATCTGAATAACAAAGAATGTATGCCAAGAAAGTCAACAGGACTAGATTTGAATAAAATGATAAATAGTAAATCAAAGATCCAAAAATAAATGAAATATTGTAAATACTTGGTTTATTGAAATCTAAAATATCGTATAATAAATTGAATAACCATAAATTATAAGATTTGCTTATATATAAAACGGACCTAAAACCAGATATATCAAATGACATACCCTTCATATCATAATCAACATGAAACAATAATAATCTATTAAAAATGAAAACAAATATAAATTGTTTTAGCATGATAATAATAGGAATTTGAGTTGCAAGAATGTAAAGAATAAAAAAATCAGATATATACTTGAAAATATCATTCTCATACAAAGAGAATAAAAGCAAATTACCAGGATTGTTTTTATAATCTGATTTTTTCCAAATTAATGATTTATCTCTAAAAAACAATGTTAATAATTGAAGACCAAATATGGGTAATGTTGTTTTAAAATTCATAATTTTTAAAAAAGCGTCATCTTCCATCTTTTTAATGTTGATATATATATATAATTTTTTTTCAATTGGCTATCATAGAACAATAAATGGTTTAACACAACACGTTGATAAATTAGAAAAAATAAAAAATATACACAACAATAAATATTATTCTCATTCAAAAATGATTTCAAAAATTAAACAACTTGAGGATATTTTATTATTTAAGCTTGGTAAAAAATACAAAAAACAAACACAACATAATATTAATCTTATGACTCATATGGTTGATGAAATATCAAGACAATTAACTGAAAATGATTTGAAGACGTTAAATCAAATTGAATTAGAAGAACTTGCTGAAATGATGTTTTTAGCTCATGAAAGATCTAGGGTTCCATCTGAAGATCGTGTTGGTTTGAAATCAGGACAATATTTAGGTAATATTGCAACTCAAACTAGTCTTGATAGTAAACATGCTGCTGGTATTAAAAAAGATGTAAATATAATGAAAGCAATTGAATCGGTGGTTAATTTTACACTTAGAACTGATTCAGATATTATAGTTTATTTTGATAAAAGAAAATCAGCAAGAGATGTACTCAAAGATAGATATAAAATAAAACCAACTTATTTGGAAGATGTAATTGATAATATAGAAGGAAAAACATCAAAAGAATATTCAAAAGATACATGGGAAACGTTATTTGAGATAATATATCAACAAGAATACGACGTATCATCTAATTGGGTCTCAATAGATGTTGATCTGAGTCAAATTAAAATTAGAGGATTGTCTCTTAAATATATATCAGAAAAAATAACATCAATATTTCCCAATTATTCAGTAATTTATAATTCATTAACTGGCGAAATGAAATTATTTCATCAATTTAATGATTTAACTGAAATACAGATGAATAAATCTTTAATACCCAAATTAAAAAGAATAAAAATCAGTGGAGTGCCATTTGTTGAAAATATTTATCCTGTTAAAATAAATAGATTAAAAGCAATAACAAAAATAGCAAACGGTATAATATATATTGATGCTGATTACATGGTTAAATATAATTTGAGTTATAAATTACTTAGAGATTATATAGAAGAAAGAATAGAAGGCGAAATCATAAAAATATCATCTTCTGAATTTAAAATATTGAACTCTAAAATCAAAGAAGATGATATTATGAAAGAAATAAATAATTTCAATGTAAAATTAGAAGATATTGTTAAAAAAGGAAAAATAATGAAATACAAAGATATTATTGATCTGCCAGAAGGATATGAAATTAATGGTAATAAACTTGAAACAAAAAAAAGATCAGACATATATGTTTTTTTAAGAAAATATTATGAAAAAAGTGTAATGATTTATTTTGAAGTTGAAAGCACAGCAAGTAAAAAAAGCATTGATTTTATTCTCGAATTTGATGACGTTGATCAAGATTATACTTATGAAGATAATATCAATTACATATTAAATACTGCTGGTATTGAAGCAGCTAGATGTTATTATGTTGATAAACTTGTGCAATTATTTGGGGGTAATATAGACAAATTACATATAGAATTATTAGCAGATGTTGCCACATATAAAGGAAAAAAGATTAGTACTTTAAGGTATGGACATGAAGAGATGGCAACTAGTTGGATTGATGCTGCTACATTTGAAGAAGCTCAAAAGAATTTACTTGAAAGAGCTGCAATAGGTAATAGAGATGATTTAAAATCTTTATCAGCTCAAAGATTAACTGGTTCACTTATAAATATGAATAAATCTTTCGAATTAATGAATAAATAAATTTATATATTGTTATATAACAATATATAAAAACTATAAAACTATAGAAAATACTTATCTCTTTTTTTGACATAATCTTTTGTAACACACATTTTTCCATCTATGGCGTTTTTCTTGAGACGCATTCTTTTTTTCTTATTTTGTTTTTTTACACATAAATTTGCATATGTTACACAATGATTAGGTGGATCTCGAATGAAAAATTCATCAAAACATATGTAACCGCGGCGATGAATACTTCTGTTTGTGTTTTTACCGATTTTAATTTTTCTATTACCCAATGATTTAGGATTTACCATGTAATTTTCCATTTTTATTAAATCATATATTATATGTTTTAATTGTATTTTATTTTATTGATTATTTTTTAATTGAATTTGGTTCAACAAAATCAGATAAAAAAAAATGAACCGAGTGAACAATTACATGACTGATTATCGAAATAATCATCAAAAACCCACTACATACATTGAAAATATGGAACAATATTTATCAGATGATGAAAAAGAAAGAACTTATCATGTGACAAAAGGTAAAAAAGTTTTAATGAAAAAGTCTGCAAACAGAACACACAATGGAAGAATTACTAAATTAAATCAACCTCTGAATAGAACACCAAATAATTATCAACCACAGAGAATAAATCAAATACCAAATAGAACACCTTCACACCAATCTAGACCAATAAGACCTCAAAATGGATATCCACCCCAACACCAACCTAGACCAATGAGACCTCAAAACGAATATGCGCCCCAACATCAACCTAGATCAATGGGACCTCAAAATGAATATCCACCCAATAATAAGATGAGATCGGTTCAAAATATAAAAACACAACATATATCACAACCAAAAAATACATATCAGAACATGCAAATGTCTAATGCAAATACACAAATAACAAATAATTTAGAAGATGATGATGATATTACAGATGAAAATTTACAAAAATATGCACATCCGACTACAACTAAATGCAATTTTTATGATGGTTGTGTTATTTCTTTGGATGGTGTCAATATATAAAACCGAAAATAAAAATAGATTATTTGGTGATTTAAATGAATACTATTGTTTATAGTGACAAAGATAAATTTTCCATTTATTACAATAGTAATATTGAATATAATAATAAAATATATGAAAACATATATAGTTTGATGAATGATGAATTGTTTTTAGAAAAACATGAAAACCCAGTATTTGATGCCATGTTATTACAATATAATCAAAAACCAATATTGAGATTAAAATTAAAAGAAAGTAAAAATTATAATCTTGAAGGACTTTACGCAAAACAACTTTATGATGTCAGAGATTATATATTATTTCAAGATGGAGAAGATACTAAAGAAAGTTGGGAAAACTATATATATATGTTTAAAGATAAAGATATTCATATACCATCCATAAAATATATTAAATTTGTTAAACTTAAAGATTTTTATTTTGATGTATTTGAAAAAAATAAAAAATGTTTCATCACAGATAAATATGACACCTTGAATACAGAAAGAACATATATACATTTTATAAAGAGAGGTGTTAAATATTATTACAGAGATCAACTTTTGGCTACATCCAATAAAAAATTAGATTATAAAAAATTATAGGAAAAAGATTAAATTTATATTATATTATAATAATATAAATGGGAGTTCCAGGACTTTACACTTATCTTGTTAATCAGTATAAACCAGCTTTCAAAAAAAAAATAAATAAAAAATATAAGACATTATCACTTGATATGAATGCTATAATTCATCCCGTATCTCAAAAATTATTCAAAAAACATCCCAAAATATATTATTTAGATCTCAAAGATGAATTATTCAATATGATTTATGAAAGAATAGAATATTATGTGGATAAATTTGAACCAGAAAAACTTATACTTGCTTTTGATGGACCAGCCCCAGTGGCAAAAATACAACAACAAAGAACCAGAAGATTTCAAACAGAAGACGAAAATTTAAATGATAATAGGTGGTCTTCAACTCATTTTTCACCAGGCACACAATTGATGGAAGATTTATCTAAATTTTTAAAAGAAAGATTGTCATATATTGCACGACAATTGTCTCCAAAATTTAAAAATGTTATAGAAATTGTATATTCCAGTCATAGAGTGCCAGGTGAGGGTGAGCATAAAATTATGAATATAATAAGAAAAGAAAAAGGTCCCCATCTAATAATAGGTAATGACGCAGATTTAATTTTATTATCCATGTCAAATAGATGGGATACAGATATTTTCAGAGAATCTGAAAATAAAAATAAAGTTGAAGAAACATTTATAATATCTTCTGTATTGAAAAAATTCATTAAAAAGGATTATCAAACAATTGAAAATTTCATTCTTATTACTTTTTTTGTGGGTAATGATTTTATTCTTCCAATAGCCGGTTTTAATAGTATTCAATTTGTTTTAGAATATATGAAACAATTTCTTTTTGATGAACCATTAACCACAAACAAAGATATCAATTGGGTGTCGTTTCTTTCATTGTTAAGTAAACTTAAAATAAAAGCAGAAAAAAATGAACTTTATAACAATATACTTGAACTCAAATACGACGAAATAGGACAAAAATCTCTAATTAAAGAGAAAAATAAACACACATTACATTCATCTATATATCACACACTTCATGAAGCTTCTATTTGTTCTAAAATACGAGGAACATTTTATGACAAATCTGTTGAAGAATCTGCAAAATTATGGTTCATTATGGTTGAATGGATATATAGATATTACATGGGTTATACAATAAATTGTTCTGTACAATACACATATTCTTTTAGACCAAATATCATACAATTGTATGAATATCTTAAATTTAATATTAAAACCATACAAAATAATAAAGGATTTCAAATTAATCAGAAAATACCTCCATTTTTCACACCTGTAAAAGCTTTAATATGTATGATTCCATTTTCCAATATTAATCTTGTGGTGAAATCGGCTAGACTAATTATAAAAAACAGACTTGGTGATTTATTTCCAAATACATTTATTAAACTTTATGATGGTGTGTTAAGAGATCATCAAGTTGAAATCATTCTTCCAATTGTCTCTTACAATAGAATTATTAGTGAATTATCTGATATAGATCTTGGACCTTTAGATAAATTTGAAAAAGATATATATATCGATTAAATTATACATATATTTATATATATAATTATAAACAATTTCCAGTGAATAAAAATATGTTCATTGATAACAATAAATTTGAATCCAATAAAAATTCTTATATCAAACAAATAAAAAAAAGATCAGTCTACAAAAACATTTAAATATATCTCTAAAAATATTAAAAAAGGTAATTACAATATATTTTGATTTATCTATATCGAAAATAATGATTCCGTGTTACTAAAAGAATATAGAATTATTTGTGATAAAGACTTAAATTTATTATTCAAAGAAATAATAAAATGTCTTTTGTAATGTTTATAAAGTTATAATCAAAAATGATATATTTGGTGTATATTATTTTAATGACAGGAAACCTATAAGTTCAAAAAAAGAAACCATTGATAATTTTTTAACCAACTTTTAATAAAAATACTAAACATTTTTGTATAAAAATGTTTAGCATAATTGCCGCTTCAGATTTGAATAATGGAATTGGAAAAAATAACAAATTAGCATGGTACATAAAAAAGGATTTACAATTTTTTAAAAACAAAACATTAAACAATATTGTTATTATGGGGCGAAAAACATATGAATCTGTTGGTATGTTAAAAAATAGATTTACAATTGTTATAAGTAAACAAGAAATGCATAACCCTCCCTCATATAAAACTTTAAATGATGCTTTAACACATATAAATGATATTGACGAAATAAAAAACAAGCACATATATATTATTGGTGGTGAAATGTTATTTAAAGAAGCAATAAAAGATCCAAGATGTAAAGATATATATTTAACAAAAGTATATAAAGTATATAACTGCGATAGGTATTTTCCAGAAATTCCAAATACGTTTAAGGAAGTTGAATTTGATGAAAAAATATATAATGAAAACGATATTAATTTTTCATTTCATTTCTATAAAAAGAAACCACATCAAGAATACGAATATATTAATTTATTGAGAACTATATTATTAAATGGTAAATTATCAAAAGATAGAACTAAAATAGGAACAAAAAGGATTTTTGGACATAGAATGGAATTTAATCTTGAAAAAGAATTTCCTTTAATTACAATTAGAAAAACATTTTGGAAAGGAATTGTTGAAGAACTTTTGTTTTTTATAAAAGGAAAAACAGATACTAAAATATTAGAAGAAAAAGGTGTTAAAATTTGGAAAGGAAATACAACAAGAGAATTTTTAGATAATAGGGGTTTGACACATTTGAATGAAGGTGATATGGGTAAAGGATATGGATATCAATGGAGGAAATTTAATGATTCTGTTGATCAATTAAAACAAGTTATTCAAGATATTAAAAATAATTCAACATCACGTAGACTTATTGTATCAGCTTGGAATCCGAAACAATTGAAAGAGTGTGCACTTCCGCCTTGTCATATTTTATTTCAATTTTTTGTTCAAGATGGTAAATTATCATGTCAATTATACCAAAGATCAGCTGATGTTGTACTTGGTGTTCCTTTCAACATAGCATCTTATTCACTTTTAACTTGTATTATTGCAAAATGTTGTGATTTAAAACCAGGTAAATTCATCCATATAACAGGTGATACACATATATACAATAATCATTTGAAAAAATTAGATAAACTTATTTGCAGAAAACCTTATCCCTTCCCAAAATTAACAATTGAAAAAGATTTATCCAGTGTTAAAGATATTGAAAAATTAACATTTGAAGATTTTAAATTGACTGAATATAGGCATCATAAATTTATGAGATTTGAAATGGCTGTATAAATTTAAATAATTTTTTTTATATTTGACAACAAAAAATGAGACATAGAATGAAAAATCAACATTTTAAATCTGCTTTTATTTTTGGTAGTATTGCTTCACTTGGTTATGTACCATTATATTACAGTACTTTTAGAAAATGGCCCTGGGAAAATTCAGAATTGGATTCTAGAGGAAAATACGAATCGTTTTATAATGGTCACAATTTTCCACTGTCAAATGAAGTTTATAATTTAACATACCACACAAAACGACCATACCAATATGTTGATGATTACATTCGCAGAAAAAAAGAAAAAGATATTTTCTAATTTGTAATTTGTATATAAATATGTAATATTACATATTTATATAATCTATAACCTATATTATTTTAATTTTACAGAATGTGTTTAAAAGTTTATTTGATATATGCATTTGTTTATCTTTATAATTTGTGTAGTTTCTATTTAATAACTCTTTTTTCTTTTTGTACATTCAAAACATATGCATCAATAGATGGTCTTATTATAATGCAATAATGGATTCTGATAATTTAATTTTTGATCCGATTTTGTGTGCCTCATCAATAATAATTCTAAACCATTTGCGATTATATTTTCTTAATTTTGTATTTGTTATATACATGCATTTACCATAATTAGTTTTCAATAATGAATTTTGCACGAAATTAAGAATTGCGTCCATTTGATGTATATATTTTTTACCCATATTTTGTTAATATTTGATTTTTCTTTATTTGTATTTCAGATGTGAATATTTATGAAAAACTTCAAATAATTTTGAATATAATCTAATAATTATAAATGTATAACATTGTTCTTGATGTTGACGAAACATTATTACACACATATGACGAACACGGAGATGATACGAGTGATATATATGATCCTTTTAAAATAAAAGTAGATGGTGAAACTTTATACGGAAGTTTACGTCCAGGTTTAAAAGAATTCCTCATGAAACTCAAAAAAAATAAAAAATTTAACATTGGTATATGGAGTGCAGGCTCAGATAATTATGTAAAAGCTATTGCCAAAATGTTAGAAAAAAAATACAACATAAAATTTGATTTCGTTTGGACAAGGAAGAATTGTGAATATTCCATTTCTCATGATGGATATAAACTTCATAAAAAACCTCTTAAAAAATTATTTCAGGAATATCCTCACATGAATTACACAAATACTATTATTATAGATGATAGAGATGATGTGTGTGAAGATGATCTTTTAAATAATATTTTAATACCAAAATATGATATAGAAGATAATCCAGATATTTATAAAAATGATAAATATCTAATAAAAATATACAACATATTAAATATTCTTGATGATGAAGGTGTACGTTATTTAAACACAACTATTACATAATATTTCTATTAGTATTAAAACAAACATATAATATTATGTTTGAATTTTCATTTTATATCAATTAAATTGGATGAGGAAACAGAATATAAAGAAAAATAAATGTCGAAACCTAAATTTGTAATGTTTAAAATGGAAGGTTGTGGAGCTTGTGATATGTTTTTTAAAAGAGAATGGCAGATACTAACATCGGATCCTCAATTTTATAATACTTTTGATTGTATAGTTTATCAATTTGGAGGTAAAAACCCATTTAATGTGAGTAAATATGGTAATATGGTTAGAGAAGTTCCTTTTTTCGCAATTAAAATGCCTAATGGTAAATGGATTTCCCTGGGTACATTTAAGGAAAATAGATCAGTTCAACATATAAAAAAGACAGCAATGGGAAGATTAAATCATTAAATAATAAAAATAACATATTATTTTTATTATAATATCATCTTTTTGAACAATTTTAAGTGAGACAAAAAATAAAAAATATGCCAGTCATATAAATAGTCTCAATATGGACATTCACGAAAAATCTTCAAATTTTGTAAATGCTGTACCAAGAAATGAAAGAGAAACTTCTATATATATGTCACTCAAAGAAAAAAATCATTTATTGTCCGTGAGGGCAACTCAAATAGAATTAGGATCATATCCTAAAATTAAAACACAAGAAATAGATCCACTTTTAATAGCTGAAAAAGAACTCAAAGAGGGTAAATTATCTCACCTCATGATAAAAAGAAAATTACCTACAGGTAAAAATGAATATTGGAGTGTAGATGAACTTATAATTTAAATTATTTAAAAATAAGTTAATAAACTTGATGAAAATTGAAACATTCCATAATTTGAAAATTAAAATATTTCATATAAAAAATAAAAATGAAATATTATCCGTTGTTGATTCTTTAAATTGGAATCAGACAAATTGTATCAAAATAACTAAAGCAAATGAAGACACTATAGATGTGTTTGGATCTTTAAATGTTGGTCTTTTTTGTTATTACAAAAATTATAATGCCATTATAAATCCTTTAAACGTAAATGATATAAAAAAAATGTTGATAGATTGGTGTTAAATAAACACAAAATAAACATAAATTATGTTTATTTTATAAATGGAATTGAAAACTTTATCCTATGATACTTTTATTCATATTGTTCGTATTGTTATTAAAACGAAACAATATGAACTTTTAAATAAATTATGTCAAACTTCTAAAAAAACTAATGATGCTATAAAAATATTTACACCTGAAATATTAAAAAATATAAATATAATTATAGAGGGCGAATATTTATGTATTTTAAAAACATTATATAACAATAAAAGTATAAATTCAGACAAAAAAACATCAATTATAAATTATGCTCTAAAAAACAACAAAAAAGCCATTTTAAAATTACTATTTACTGAAGGAATAAATCCTAATTGTCTTATAGACGGTTTTTCGTTGTTACATAGAGCGGTATATTACAATAATTTTATTATGGTTGAATTTCTTCTTGAAAATGAAGTTTCACCCAATTCCAAAAATGAAGTTAAATATAATAAACTAAATAGATATGACACTCCTTTATTATTGGCAATTTATCAAAAATCATATACCATTGTTGAATTATTATTAAAATATGATGCTGATCCTAATTTGGGTGATATTGACAATTTCACACCTTTGTTTTACGCAGTTAAAAATTATATAAAAAGTTCAAACGAAAATGATTTGAATGTAATTATATCTCTTATTGAGAAAGGAGGAGATCCTTCAATAAGAGATTATGATATAGGTCTAACACCAATAAAATTAATGTTTGAATATGATAATATTAATCTTTTCCATTTATTATATAATTATAATCTGATAGATCTATCAGATGTGCCTTATGATGAAATAGACAGTGAAGGTGAAATAGCTAGTTTTTTAAATTTTGAATTGGAAGAAAATTAATTTATATATATATATAAATGGATAAAATATCTATTAAAAAACTTACTGATGAAGATATAATATTAATGAATTATAGAGAGATTGAAAAAAGAAATGAAGAAACAAAAGAAATTATGAAAAGTTGTGAAGAAATATATGAAATAACAAAATCATTGCGTGATATTGTAATTGATCAAGGAAGAGATATAGATATAATAAGTGAACATGTCGAAGATGCTTCTGTAAATATAGAAAAAGCAGATAAAAACATAAGAAAAGCATTAAAATATTCAAAAAAACATCAAGATATTTTCACATTATTTGGTTTCGGAGTTTTAGGTTTTATTGTTGGAGGTCCTGTGGGAACTCTCATGGGTATGAAATTTGCAAGTGGGTCTATCATTGGGACTGGTATTGGAGGAACTGCAGGTTACAGTTTAAATAAGATTAAAAAAATCTTAAAATAAAAGTTTATAAATATGCAAAAATCACATATTTATATATATACAATAATTATTCCCATGGTTTAACACCACGCAATAAACACACTAAAACAATTTCATGACCAAAAGGCTTAGAAGAATCATTAAATTCTTTTTTCAAATCATCAATTATTCTCCCGTCATAACCAATAATACATAAATTATAACCCTGATTTAATAAAGATTTTAATCTTTTATAAGCTTCAGTTTTAACAACATATTTAGCATATAAAGGACAATAAATACTTTTTCTTGCTTCCATATAAGATAATTTTTTACCTTTCCAATAACTAAATTCTGGAATATTCCTATTTGCTTTTTTTCCAAATTGTTTCCTTCTTTTACCTTTTTTATGTTTGCTCCATTCTACTCTCGTTTCATAATAATCTTCCCAACTTTCATTTTCATATTTTTTCATAGATTGCCAAAGAGATTCTATATTCAAAAATGTCAATTTTTTACCATCTTTAGATCCATCTTCTGTTTCACTAGTTGGTATACCCACATCATTACCCAAATACATGGGCGATAACTCTTTCCATATTCCTTTTGCCGAACTACACACATTAATATTTAAAAAACCATCATGCAAGGGATCCCTCTTATCAATTACATTTTTAGCTCGATAATGTATCTTTTTATCACATATAACTAATCCTTTTTTACCGTTTTTATTGTTTTTTAATTTTTGTCTCTCAACAGTTACTTTATGTTGTTTTCTTCTTTTCAAATTCTCTTTTTCTCTTTGTTTTTGTTTTTCATCTTTTAATTTTTTAACCTTTTCATACACAACATCTTTTTTCTTATGCATGCCGCAAGTATATTCGTTTCCATTTTTCCAACCACAAAATCTACCACAAATCTTATTTTTACTCTTCACTATATTTTGACAATAATGATTCATTTTGTAGTAATATATTTAAAATTTTAAATATATTTTTTGATGTCACATATGCATACCGGTGTCCACTTTTTCTTTTTTTTCAAATAATCCGAAAATGTTCTTCACATCATCCATTGTAAGAATATTATTATTTTTCATTTCTTTCAACTTTTCGCATGTTGTAAGATATACAAGATATGTTATTTCTGATACATCTTCATTAAAATTGTGTTCATATTCTTTAAACTGATGAATTACATAATTTTTCAATTTTTTTGGAATTATTATGTCTTTCTTTTCGAGTTTTTTTCTATATATATTATACATGTCTTCTTCCTTGAATTCATAATTAAGTTTAAAAAGATAATTATCACCCAACCTGTAATCTAATTTAAAATAAGATATAGTATGTAGAATAGGACCATATAAAATATAAATTTTATCTGCAAATTCATTATAAATTAATATTTTGTTAATTATGTTGAGTATTTTATCAATTTTTCTATCTGAATAATCTATGTATTCGATATCTATAAGTATAAAACTAAATTTTTCAAATAATTTTTTTATTTGTTTTTCTAATTCATCATAATCTTTGATTTTTAACAAATGAATAATATTGGTGTTGTTTACAATAAAATATTTTTCATTTGATGTAATGCCCAGTTTATGATATAATAACATCATGTTAAATATCAATTTCTTATTTTGAGTCAATGTATCAATTATAAAATTATAATTATCTTCCTTTCTACCAAATATATAAGACATTATAAATCCCAAAATCACTTTTTTACAATCTTCCATTCCCACCAATTCATTTATTTTTTTAATGATATCAATTGCATTCTTCAAATTTTCATTATTGAATCTTTGATAATATTCCAAATATCTATATTTATAAGCATGCAATAAATCATCTAATGTTTTAATTTTTTTTAAATGTGTCACTTTTTCCATTTTGTATATAATTTATCCATTATTTATATTATAATTTATCCATTATTTATATTATAATTTATTTTTGAGCCAATAAATCTTTGGAACGTTTTTCAAATATTTCCATAACATAATGGGTCCTCTCCATCCTACATATGTTTTTTCTGGAAATTCTTCCCAATGCATATTTATTGGTTTCCAACTTTTGGGTATTTTTTTTCCTCTATCCACAATTTCAGATTTTATAGTAACCATTTTGTTTTTAACTGGCACCCAAGTCCAATTTGTTTTCAAATGTTTTGTATTTAAATGAATAGGATGAGTAAATTTTTCTCCAAAAGCAAAATCAATATCCCATTTCAAATCACCTTTATATGTGATTTGAGCCCGATTTTCTTTAAAAAATCTTTCAACATTATATTTTTTATTGGGTTTCAATGAATCCCATATTTCATATTCCTCAAAATTCCTATCCCATAAAACAACATCTATTGTATCTCCTATTTTTAACTTTTTAAAATCAGATATATTGAAATAGAGATGTTTACAACTTTCTATAAAATCATTCATTTCCATCCTATTTATCTTTTATTATTATAGACTCAACTAATTCAAAAATTTACATATTTCATCTTATTCAATTGTAAAATAAAATATAAAATCTAATATTAGTAAAATGTCAAAAGAAGATTTAGCGTTAAGATTTTATAATACCGTATTACCACTTGTTAAAGGCGATTTGGAAAAGAAATTGGAAGAAAATTACAATGATGAAGATGATAAAAAAATTATTAAAACATTTTTGGATAAATATTTGGTAAAATCATCGGGTATACCAAATAAAAGATCATTTGTAAATAATAAAGCAAGTATCTCAAGTTCTAAATGGGGCGGTGATGGAAAATGTAAACATTTATTACAATCTGGAAAAAATAAAGGTTGTTATTGTAATAAAAATGCCAAATATAATTATGAAGGTGATAATTATTGTAAAGCTCATTTCGATAAAAGGTCGGGAGGAAAAACAACTAAAAAGAAAAATAAAAATGAAAATGTGAAAAAAGAATCAGATAAATCAAAAACAGAAAAGATTGCAGAAGAATCTAAAATACCAGAAGAACATATGCATTTGCTTGATGAAGATGAATAACTATTTAATTTCATATGAAATTAAATAATTTATAACTTTATAACTTTTTCGAAAAGACCAGTTGTTACAGAATGTGAAATTACAAAAGTAGAAACACCACTTCTATTCAAAATATTTATAACTTTATTTTGATGTTCAGTATCAAGTGAATTTAAACTTTCATCAAGTATAATCATTTTTGAATTTGCCACTTCGTTAAAAGCCATTGTAAGAGCAATGGATATTCTTGATTGTTCACCACCAGATAATTCACTTAAAGATGTATATTCATTATTTTTATAATGAATGTCCATAGAAAATTCAAATTTCAATTCTTTTTTTGATTTGGTACATCTATTAGTTTTTAATTTTATGGAAATAGGATCTTCAAATATTTTATCAAGAATTAATTCAATTTTATTATTTATGAAACTTACAGTATTTTGTAATTTTATACATACACATTCCAAACAAATATTATGCACCAATTTTGTATTATTATATTTATGTGATGCTTCTTCTAACTCTTTTTCTAAATTTTTTAAATTTTTTATTAATTTCGATATATATAAATATGATTTGTATTCTTCAAGTTTCTTTTCTATTTTTTTTATTTCAATATTGTAATTTACTATATCTTGTTCATTGATATGTCCTGATAAATCAATTGATGATAATTTTTCTTTATTTCTTTTTAACTGATCATTCAACACATCAATTTTAGTTTTATTTTTTTCATATTCTTTGACATGTTTTTTATGTTTTTCATATTCCAATTCCATTGAATTATATTCTTTTTGCGTTATATAATTTTTTGATATATTTTCTTTCAATTCTAATATGTATTTTTTTATATCAACATATTCAATATGTTCTTTGATACAATTCACATCCACATCACAACCTCCAAAAGAATTTAAAAAATCATTCAATTTCTTTATTTTCAATTTAATGTTAAATATATCTTCTCCAAGATTTTCATTGATTTTAAAATCCACTTTTTGTTTTTCCACATAATCTTCAATTTTTACAAGTTGTGAATATTTCAATTTTAAAGGTTGTGAACAATTCGGACATTTGTAAAAATTGTTATTCATTTTTTCGATATCTTCATTGCATTTAATATTTTTATTTTGTTCTTCTAATTCTTCTTGTTTTCTTTTTAATTCTTCATTATAATTATCAACTTTCTTTTTTGCATCTTTGAAACTTTTTATATCTAAAGATTCAAATTGTTTTAATAAATTCATATATATGTTAATATTATTACATATATCATCGAAAATCAGAGTTTCTGATTCTATTTTTGATAATTTATTTTGATATTCTTGTATCTCTTGTTTTACATCTTTATCTCTAATTTCACATTTCATTTGAATCTTCAATTTGGATATTTTTTCTTTCATTGAGAGTATTTGATCATCTGAAGCAATAGTAATATTGTTCATTTCTTCAATTATTTCTTTGATGTTTTGGTTTATATTTTTATATTTTTCTTTGTTGATTTCTTCTTGTTTTTTATTTTTTTCGAGTATTGAAACTGTCTCTTTTAAATTTTGTAATTCTTTAAATGTTTCATCTCTATCAAAAGATATGTAATCTTTCATTTTAAATTTTATTTTATCTAATTCTTGCTCATAATGATATTTTTCATTATTGTATTTTTTTTGTATTTCATCAACCAATATTTTATTGTTGTAAATTTTATTTTTGAGCGAGACTAGCATTTTATCTATTTTATCATAATTACTGAATGAAACTTGTTTTAATATTTCCAATTTATCATTTTTTGTGCCTTCAAATAATTTATGTTTTCCTAATTGTTTTATATATGGGAAGAGATTATAATTTGAAAATATATCATTTATAATATGTTGTGCTTCATAATCTTCATATTTTTTATTCATATAATTAACAACAAGATTATTTGGCCCTTTTGATCTAGTTATTGTTATTTTATCTTTAGATTCAACAGGTGTATAATCCAAGGTCACTGAACATTTTCTTTTTCCAAAAGTACAAGGTTTACGTATATTTCCATATAAAGCAAATATTATTGCTTGAATTATTGATGTTTTCCCTTTACCACTTTTAGCTTTTATTAAAACAGTTTTATTGAGTGGAAATGTTATTTTTTTATGTTCCCAACATTTGAAATTATTTAGATGTAAACTTATCATTTTTATTACTGCTTATTTCCGTTTCTTTTTATATATTTTTGAAATGATATAATATATTATATCATTTTATATTTAAAAACGAATACATTCGTACTTTCCAAAATCAACTAATACATCTTTATGTTTGTAAAAAATTAATTTTTTATGGCCCAGCATATTTGGTGTCAGTCTAGCACCTAAAAAATCATAAAATGGTCCTGCATATTTGGATATTTCATTTGTCACATCTGTTCCATTTTCATTTACAACGTGTGTCCAATATACTTTAGCTTCTGCCCCTGTTCTTAAAATATATGTTTTTGGGTTACGTCTTCCATATTCATACATTATGTCGATATAACCTCCAGGATAGCGTCTTGCTCTACCCATTTTTGGAGGTTTAAAAAAATCATATAAACAGAATAATGCTTTAGTTGTAAAAGCACATACAACACAAAAACTTACTCCTTTAACAATTGACCACTTTTTCATTTTCATTTTATTAAAATAAATATTTTTATTTCAATATTTATTTTATTCATTCATTGAGCATCTCTTGTAACATGGAAATTACTTCATCATCTGATAATTCTCTTCCCATGTTTTTTCTTGCACCCATGCGTCTCGATTTTCTTACTTCAGTGCATCCATTTTCATCGCAATATAATTCTACATTATCCAAATCTAACCCCAAACTATATCCGTCATCTGCAAATTTAACTTTTTTCTTTCCGTATTTGCGTGGTCGTTTCGGGGATTTTTTTCTAATTGGAGATTTTTTTTTAGGTGGAGATTTGCGTGGTCTTCCAGGAGATCTTCTTCTAACTGGAGATTTTTTAGGTGGAGATTTACGCGGTCTTCCAGGAGATCTTCCTCTAACTGGAGATTTTTTTTTAGGTGGAGATTTACGCGGTCTTCCAGGAGATCTTCTTCTAATTGGAGAAGATTTACGTGGTCTTCCAGGAGATCTTCTTCTAACTGGAGAAGATTTACGTGGTTTTCCAGGGGATTTTTTTCTGCGAGGAGATTTTCTCAAATGATTTTTTCCATTTCGACATTTCGCGCAAGATAATAAATAATTTTGTTGTTTCTTTGTTCCTTCAGACATAATTCTGTTCCATGTTGGACCATTAACTTTTATTTTTCTGCCAGTTTCTGGGTTTTCAACTTCCATTTAATTATATCAAAAAATTTTTTTATTTCATTCTTTATTCTGCAAAATCAACCCAAGTTTTTTAGCTTCTTGTTTCCAATTTTTCTTGTATTTTGGATTTTTGTCGTCTGCTTTTTCAAGTTCTTTTTTATATCTCTTTAAACAATCTTTCATGTCTTTCATGTTTCTTTCATAAGATGATTCTGCATGTTCAATAGCACTTTCTTGATTGTCTATTTGAGATTTCAATTTAATATAATATTCCATTGAATTTGGATCTAAAGATTTTATTTCAAAATCAGAATCCTTTTTAAATTGTTTTTGAGCTTCTAAAATTTCATTTTTCTCTTTTTCATCATATCTTCTTTCTGCATTAACTTTTATTTTTCGAGCTTCACTATCAAAAGTATCCATATTATTAGGATCTGTGTGAGGTGTTATATATATAGGTTGTGATTTTTCTCTAACTCTGAAATATGTAGGAGGAACTTTCTTTTTTTCCATATTTTTCATTACTTTTCTTATTTTTTCATATAAATTATTTTTCGTAGCTTCAGCCACTGTTAACATAGTACCATATAATAAAGGTTTATCAGGATCTTCCATAGTTTTTAATGTAATTTTGGGGTCCTGATAATAAAATATATCAATATAATAAACGGGATCTTCTGTGTCATCTTTCTTCAACAAAGATACATTTCTTAATTTACCCAAGGCATCTACTTTAGGTTGGTCTTTAATATATTGATCAATAATTTTATCTGGCAAATCGAAAATCTCTTCTTTTTCTTCTTTGGACATTTTTCTTTTTTGCATGTTAATAAAAAAATAACAAATATAATATAAAATTATAAAATTTACGATATATCAATCTATATTAAATATATACAATTTAACTTTTTTCACAAATACAAAATAACTTTTTCATTTTTTCATTAAATCTATAAACACGAAATATATATATATTAGCCATGCAAATGAATAGAAAAAAAGAAATACAGGCATTTCGCTGACAAAAATACACACACGTCAATAAAAAAATATCCCAAAAAATGTAAAAAAAATAAAAAATAAATGAATATCTAAAATCAGACAATGTCACAAAAAATCAGAACACAAATTCCTAATTCATTCAAAGTGAAAAGAAAGGATATCGATACTAGATATCTTCTAGTTACAGATACAAGTGGAGATTTAGTTAATATTCATTACAAAGACAATATAAATGAAACGTGGAATGATTTTTACAATGGAAAAAGACGGTTTTGTCCTTATAGTTTATTTAGGGGTTGGGTTGTAGATGTGAAAAATAATAAAGTTGTTGGGAGATCTTTCTCAAAAACAAAAGAAGTGGTGATTCCCTCAGCATCCAGTCTATTGAATAATTATCCAATGTATTACGAAGGTCTAGAAGGAACCATAATTAGAGTTTTTAAACATAATGATAAACTTTACAAAAGCACTCACAAAAAATTGAATATTGAAAATTCAAGATGGGGAAATAATAAAACTTTTTCACAACAATTTGAAGAAGCCTTGATGAATTATCCTAAATTCGACATTGAATCAACAAAGAACGGCGAATGTCATGTTTTTATTTTGGTTCATCCAGAGAATCAAATTATTAACAGAGAAAAAGTAACACCTTCACTTTATCATCTTGATACTTGGATTACGAGTAAGACAAAACGAAATGGTGTTAAAATTATGAAATCCATTTATGAAAAAACAACATTAAATATTCCAAAACCAAAAGAACTCACGCATGGGGAAGCAGTTAAAGTTCTAGAAAAAGGCGGCTTTGTTATTACACCTGGAAATACTAGAAAATTGAAAATTATGACTGATCAAACTGCAAAATCTTATGAGATTAGAGGTAACGAATTTAATTTATTTAAGCGTTGGTTTGATGTAGGAGACTTTTTGAAAGATGTAGTTTCATATGTTAACAGGGAAGTTGTTGAAGAATTTCCAAAGATGTATGAAGAATATTTGAATAAATGTATCGATTATATCTGGAAACTATATAAAGACGAATTGTCTATGGATGTTTTTAAACAATCTCCCATTTATATTGATCTTGCAATGTATTTGAAAGAGTGTAATAAACATTTATCACATTCAGATGTATCTTCTTGGGTGAAAGAATACATTTCAAAACTTGATTCATCCCAATGTTATCAATTTATCGTAGCACAAAATAAAAAAATCACAAGATTAGAAAAAATCAAACAATATAATGAAAATAAAATTGAAATTCCCAAACTTGAAATACCTGACACTCCTATGACTTGTTCTGAAGGAGTATGTCGTGTACCAAAAGATCCTTTCAGTGAAATCGATTAAAAAAAAACTTATAAATCAAAATCAAAATAAAATATAACAAATATTTGTTATATTTTCATTCTCTCTCTTTTAATACATTTATAGCTATATTTTTCATATTAGCTTGTTTTGCAGCTTTAAGATAACCTCTTTCAAAATTTACATAATATTTGGAATCTTCAAAAGGATAATAAAATTCAGCATACAGAGGCCATGACAAAACATCTATATTTGCTTCTATGTATTCTTTTGATTCACCAAAATCTATCATGTACAATATACCATTTTTATCTACTACAATTTCAGTGTCGTTTGCTGTTTGTTTACACACATATTGTATAAACCCAATAAGATAACCGAGGTTGAATATAATTTGAGACATGGTAAGTTTAAAATTTATTGTTTTAAAAAATGATGTTAATTGATTCAATCCAAAATAAATACCCCTTCCTTCCCATTCTTTTTGATAATGTTTTTCAGCAAAATAAGTTTGTATAAGTTTATGTTTATATGTGTTTATATAAGGCATCTTGAACGCACACATCACATTATTCGATAAAAAATCATATGGTTCTAATATTTTAACATATCTTTTAATTTCTTTGTCGAAGTATCTTTTGTAACAATTGTATGTTTTTTTTTGTATATTATATTCTTCTTTATATTTTTCACACTCATTAGGATGTTTCGAAAATTTAATTACTTCTTTTTTATTTTCATCAAGATATATGATGCCATATCCTCCCCTACCAATTTCTTTTAATTTCCCTTCTTCTAAATCTTGGAAGAAACTTTTCATTTTATACAAGTTATATATTTTATATAATACAAAATTTTTGTATTATATAATCAAGATAAAAAATTTATCTTTTTCTCATTGTATTTTTTTGACAAGGTATTTATCTTGTTGTTTAATTCTAATTGAAATTCTTTATCGAATTTTTCTATTTTTTTGTTGAGTTTTGAAAATAAATCAGGATTCATAACTAATGCAATGTGACGTCTGTGTTGTAATGTATTTTTATAATTAAAAACATGCCATTCGTAAATTAATTTACCATGGATCACAGGTGGCATATTATCTACTAATTTATTTAATAAATTCACATCTATTTTAGCGTAATCTTTATATATTGTATATACGGGTTTCATTCCTAATATACGATGTTGTGTTTTATTTTTCAATTTGTATTTATATTTGCATTTAAAATAATTATCCAAAACACCTAAATAAATAGGTAAATATTTATAACTGGAATTGCAATATGATTTAACATTTGATTTTTCATATCTGTAATCAAAAGCTATCATACTGGGAATATAAAGTTTTTTTCTACCCAATATATCCTTTATTTTTAATTTAGCCAAATTTATCAATTTTTCTTTAAATTCATTCATATATTTATTCAAATATGAATGACATTTTTTATTTAACACATGACATATTTTTTTCGCTTTATTTTTAGATATCATCATATCTGTTTTATTGGCAAATTTCAATCTGTTCTTCACATCTAAACATGATCTCGAAATAATCATTTATGACGTCAATTATAATTAATGTTAATTGCAATTATGATATTTAATTATATAAATATTCTTTTGTATTACATCTTTTCAATATTTTATGTATAGATATTGGAATATTTGGAGATTTATGACCCGTTATTTTTTCAAATATTGTATATCTTTCGTAATAAAATTCTAATTTATCTAAATATTTCAATATATCAACAACGTCATGTATAGTTATATATTTTGGAAGAATTTTTCTTTTTATCATTTCTTCTTTTATTTCTTTTGTTATTTCAAATAAAACAGTTTCTTTGGTATATTTTTTTGAATCATCCATTTATTATATAAAAAGAATATCGAATAAAAATTGTTTTTATTTGATATGAAAATGTCAGATTTGAATTCACAGATATCTGATTTTGAATACCATAGTTCTGAAAATGAATCCGAAGATGAAATTCCCACAAAAGAAGATTTGAATTTTATAGATGATGATAACTCTCTTCATATTATAAATGAAGACGATTTTCAATATCACAGTTCTGAAGATGAGATTGAATATTCTGATGTGGTATCTTTCTCAGACAAAATTATTATTGAAGCAGAGAAATGTAAACATTTTTACCATCATCCATTCAACAAAAAGGATTTTGAATATGATTTTTCGAAATTAAAAAATGCAGTAAACGATTTGAGAAAATTCTTGAATGATGAAGGAAACGATCATTGTGATTTTAAATTTGCAAATGATGTTCAAGATTTATTGATTATTTGTGAAGATATCATTCAGAAGAATACTGAAAGTAATTGCAAAACAATTGCTCAACTTGAAGTTATATGTTCTTGGTTAAATGTTTTGAAACAAGGTGGCAAAGGTTGAAATTTATTCTAATATTATATCATTATATTTCCATTCCAAGAATCACATCTATCAAAATAAGATAAATTTGACATAAAATTATTTCACAATAGAAATAATTTTAATTTATATATAAATGCCTATACAATGTAACAGAGTTATCAATCCTCATACTGGTCATTATATACTTTATGATGGTCCCACATGGATATCTATAATAAATAACGAATATCTGAACAATAGAAAAGCTGGTGAAAAGCTGAAAAGAAAATTATTGGCAAATTACTCATCCAAACAAATCAAATCGAATTATATATCTGAAAAAATTGATGAACAATTGTTCAATAATTTAACTCATCAAGCACAAACTGATTATTTATCTGAATTAGATTTGGAAATTAGTGAATTAGATGAAAAAGAATTAGAAGAATTAGATGAAAAAGAATTAGAAGAATTAAGTGAAAAAGAATTAGAAGAATTAAGTGAACAAGAATTAAAAGAATTGGAATATATATTAGAAAAAAAATTGTCAAAGGGAGAGTCAGATTCTTTACTTAAAATAGAAAAAGAATATTATAGTAAACCTGACACAATAAAAGAATATGATTTACCAGAAGAAGATTTACCAGAAGAAGATTTACCAGAAGAAGATTTACCAGAAGAAGATTTATCTGATGAAGAATTATCAGATGAGGAGTTATCAGATGGGGAATCCTTACTTAAAATAGAAAAAGAATATTATAGTAAACCTGACACAATAGAAGGATATAATTTACCAGAAGAAGATTTACCAGAAGAAGATTTACCAGAAGAAGAATTATCAGATGAAGATTTATCAGAAGAAGAATTATTTGATGACGAATTATCTGATGGGGAATCCTTGCTCAAAATAGAAAAAGAATATTATAACAAACCAGAAGAAATAAAAGAATATAATTTACCAGAAGAAGAATTATCAGATGAAGATTTACCAGAAGAAATGAAAATATTAAAAGAATTGGAAAAAAGAACAGAATTAGGAGAAGATTTAGAAACAGCAAGTGAGAATATCAAAAAAAATATTAAAAAGAATTTAGATATATCCGTTGTAAATTTGGATAATACACTGAATAAACTCACAGATAAATTAGATAAAAATTTAGAAAAAGAATATACATCCAAAGAAGAAACATTAAATGTATTAGATAGTATAGCTAAACTTAATGAAATAAAAAGAAATATAGAATCAAAAAATATAACAGAAAAAGATATAAATAAAATAGAACAAATAATTAAAAAACAAAAAATTAAACCAAACCCATATATAAAATCAGCTTTAGATAGTATATTAAAAGCATCAGAGTATTTAGCACAATTAAATTTGTTTGAGGATTTATAATTACGCAATTTATTAAATTGCGGGGATGAAAATAAAATGTGTATTTTCAGATATAGATGATATAAAAGCGCAGGATATATTTTTGAGCCATTTTATTTATATTTTTCAAAATATAATTAAATTTAATTTTATATATTTAATATAAAATGAGTGGGATTAACATGACAATTTACGATTTTAGAGAGGCTCCGGAAGAATTATGTTGTTTATCAGAAAATGGCGGAGATGAGGACGAAATTTTTGTATTAAGAAACAAGATTACAAAAAAAGGAAATTTTTAATAGAGAACATAGTTGAAAGATCTGCTTATTTAGGTTTTTATAAATATAAGTATAAAAAGAACAATATTGATTATGTTGTTTTTATAACAAATCATGCATAATCTGCTTTTTCAGATTTTGATAAATATAAAAAATAATATTGATTATATTATTTTTTATAACAAATCATGTATAATCTGCTTTTTCAGATTTTGATAAATATAAAAAACAATATCGATTATGTTGTTTTTATAACAAATCATGTATGATTTGTTATATTTAAATTAAGGATTAGAAGCCCAAACTTCTGATTCAATATCACAAAAATTAATACCTCTTATGATTCTAAAATATTTATCAGTGGAGGGACAATCTGGCGAAGCATATGAATTTCGACATATCCAATATGGTATATTTTCATCTATTTCTGAGACATATTCTTCACCCCAACCAATGATACATACAGCATGCCCATCAACTCCATTATCATCTTCTTTATCTCCCTCTATATTATAATATAAACCATTATTTGTAAAAGCAGAAGAACCATTTTTATTGAAACCACTGAGGTGATTTTCATATACAACATAGCCAGCAACTATTGGTCCATTTTCCATAATTTCTAATTGCATATCTCTCACATTTTGATCAATTTGTCTTTGATGTATCGGGTACATGTTGGAAATTACTGGATAAAATTCTGATGATTTATAAATAGGAACACCATTATTTACCATACACACTTTATCATTATATTCTCTATAATTATAATTTTTAAGAGGGTCATCATGTAATGTTATAACACCATGAACATTAAGATATAATTGAGCATGAGGTACATAACCGCCAGTACAACTCATGTCGCATATTTCAGATTCTGAAAAACCAATATTCATATATTTCTCGGGTATATTTTTATTAAGACTACAAAAATTACACGCTGTTAGATAATATGGAGATAAAGTATTTTTTATTGTTTTTCCTTGAAATTGTATATTTTCCATAAGATAATTCTTTTTTATACGTAGCCTATCAGAAAAAGCCTGTAATGTAGAAAATGCCCAACAAGATTCACAATTACCTTGATCCAATGGTTTTCCTATTTTTCCAGGCCATTGTATACGACAATCGAATCTATCCGGTATACTTCTATTATCATTCTTCTTTTTAGATACTTTTTTATATATAAGTTCTTTAGTTTTTTCATCAGTATTTTTGAAGAATTTTGTTCCAAATTTTCTTTTGTACATTTTATATTCAGAAAACATTTTCTCTCATTTTTAAAAAGACAAAATGGACAAAAAATGGATATGGATAATTGTTGCTGTTCTTGCACTTCTCGCTCTAGTTGCTGGTATATGGTGGTGGAGACGTTCGTCTCAATCTAAAACGGATAATAAAGGTAATAATTCCAGACGAAATGGATTAAATTCAAAAAAAAGAGGATTAAACCCTAAAAAAGGTAGATACGATGTAGTATATGCCGGAAAAGAAGGTGATTTGTGAAAAAAATTAATATTGTAATTTAAATAAATTAACACATTAATGTGTGTTAATTTACAACAAAATTATTTTATTTGTATGTCCAAGGGAAGAAATGAAATATATTTACCGCCATATTCAACAGCTAATTTGTGAGGTTCATTGGGTATGTCTTGAAATGATGTAATGTTTATTTTATATTTTTTGTAATCTTCAGGTTTGTATTCATAATTATTAACAAGATATGTATACCAATTATAAATATTAATTTTAGCTTCTTCTTTTGTATTACACACTTGAATTAGATATAATTTATCTTTATATTTATATGTGTAAGGATCACTTTCAATAGTAATCTTATTTTTTACTTGGTAATGATCTTTAGATTTGAGTATTGTTTTGAGTGCTTGCTTTTTACTATCGAATATCATATCATATTTGGAATTTTTTTGAAAATTATACAATTGAAGATAAGGAATATTGATGTTTTTGATGTTTTTAGTATTTTGATTGATGGATGTTGCATCAATAAATCTCAAAAGTTTTGGATATAAATTTTTGCTGACTATTATTTTTTCTTTTTTTGTATCAATAAAACTTGTCATATATTGTGAAAAGTATTTTAAAACGTGTATATATGTTGTAAAAATAGGTAAATTGAATGGTACCCCTTTTATTTCATACATTGCATTTCCAATTTGTAACAGATTTTTAACAAATTCTTTTCCTTTTTTGTAAACTAAAACAGATATGGTAACTTTAATTATCATAGCTATTGTTTCATTCTTTTTATTTATTTCTGATATGGTCAATTTTGGTTTTTTATAAAATTGATATTCTGTATTTTCATATGTGAATGAATGTTTATTGTATTTTCCCAAAGTTTTTGCAAATAATCGACATGTTTTTTCGTTTGCTTCTGTTGGTTTTTTTATTGGTATATCAAAAATTGGAGATGGTGGTATATTTACAGATACTCTATGTTTACTTTTTGTAAATGTAACACAAATACATTTACCTGCATTATCAATATATTGACTTTCAAAAATCCAAGGTGTACAATTTTCAATGAATTTTATAGGTTTATACATATATACTTTTGAAGGTTTCAAAGTTTGTTTAATATTATCAGTAACCGTATTGAAAGCTATAGTTTCTTCTCTATGTTTTATTATATCCAACATAGTTCTATTGAGATTGGGATGTGTGTATTGAAAATCATTATCTTTCTTTGATACAATAAGATCAAAATAATTGTCAATGTTTTTATACACTAAAACCACTGGTAATTTATTATTTCTATAATCTCTGACATGCCAAAATTTGTGATTGGGTATTTCTATTTCAATCACTTTTTCATTTGTTTTGCTTTCTTGTATTGTTTTAACACGAAAAACATAAAGATTTATTTTAAAATAATTTTCAACTATTCTGTAATATCTTGCTGGATCAAAAAATACATTTACATCTTTAATATTATTTACTATTTCGTCATTAGTCAAATCATAATTTTCTTGAGCACATAAATATGTTCTGTGTTTTGATAATTTGCTCCTGAGACTTTTTATATTACATTTTTTATTAAGAGCTTCACATACACAATAAAGAAGTGATGATTTTGATCTATTTACACCTAATCTTAATAAATCACTTTTATTTACAGCATCCATGATTTTTGTTGGAACTAATGATGTTCTTCCTGGTTGGGGATCTCTAGTCGATAAAACTCTTTTACTTGATGTTGTAATCATAGGTGGCATCATAGATATCTCCCAAGTGTTTGTGTCTATATCAAGATGTGGTTTGCTATATGTCGATAAAAAATATGGAAATTTGTCTTTCGTATCTTCATTTTTATTTTCTCGAACACCTATATATTTAGTATTTGCAGATGGCGACACATAAAAATTTGTGATCTTTGGTTTAACTTTCATTTGGATACCTCCTTTAACATTCACTGGAAATTTAACAACATCATAACCTTTGTTTAAATATCTTTTTATTTCATTTTCAGATATTCTTTTTAATTGATTCTTTTTTGATCTTGTTTCATCACTGGCATCCCAAAATTCTTTATCCCACATCTTGAGATCCCTAAGACTGTTTTTTAATCTTTTATAAGAATAATCAATATTGGTTATTTTAATGATTTTTTTATCATATATCTTAGCAATGTTATTAAATTCTTTGATATATACAGTGAAAAAATATAATATAAGATCTTTGATATCATTATAATATTTTTCATCAGGTATATCTGTTACCCTTATATTTATATATTTCCTATTGTTTTGCAATAAAAAGGGAACTCCGTTCTTTTCAAAAACTTTCGATTGTTCTGAAGAATTGTTTGTAATAACCACTTTGATGATATAGTCCAAAAATTTGATGTGAAATTTTAAATATTGTTTATCAGCATATATATCCTGACTTTCATCAATAAAGAAATATTTTTTGATCACTTTATGATTTTTTAATATATCTGCAAATACAGTTCTATCTATATTTAAATCTACTATCGCAAATGAAAATACTGATGAAATTATTTTATAACTATTTATATCTATCGGTAACACTTTTTTAAATCTGTGAATCATTTCGGAAACTGGTATATTTTTAAATGGAACATCAATTATAATTTTATTATTGTTATAATTATATGTTGCATTTGCATAGGCCGATGATTTATTAAAGAACACTGTATCTTTTTTTCTATAATTGACTTTCATTTTTATTCCATCTGTTTCTTCTAAACACCATTTAGGATCAATTTCTGTTTTCTTTTCATTATATATTTTAAAAATTTCATTATTGTAACTTGCAAATACACAATAATTTGAAAGTTTTATCATATTGAATAACTCCAGTGCCTTGTTGTATTTTATTTTGTGATACAGTCTCAATGTATATTTCTCTTCTTTAATATCTGTAACTAACCTTTTATATACTCCTTTTTTATAAGGATCAGACATAAATTCAGGTATATTTGATTCTTCAATATCTTTTATAATCATAGAATTGGATAATGTACTTTTTATTGTTTTTTCAAGTTCCATTATTTCCTCTATTTGATTTTTTAATTTTTGTTTATCTGCTGCACTTATTCTTCTTTCTACTTTTATATTATCTGATAGATTGTTTATAATCGGTATTCTATTTTCTTTTTCTCTTACTATTCTTTCATGTAAATCTAAATCATATTTTTCTTCTTTATGAACATAAAAAAATACAGTTAAAAGTGTATCCATTGGTATTTGTTCTTTTTCAATTGTATAATTATTTGATTCGTCAATAAATCTTTCCAAATTTTTTATTTTTTTCGCAATATCGCATAAATTATAAAATTTATCGTTTTTGTCTTGTACAATATAGTTTTTGCATACGTTTTGATTTGAGATATATTTAAATTTCGAAATGTTTTTCCTGAACATTTATTCTTAAACAAATTATAAATAATATTTATTATATTTGTTTAAGTTTTCAAGATAGATATTTTCAAAATATTTTGAAAATACAAATTGATGTTTCAAAAATTGAAAAAATTACAGAAAAAATTAAAAATATTCATATTTCAAAAACACTTATTTGATTTAATTTTTCGAAAAAAAAATTACTTTTTGAAACGAAAAAAATGGCACGAACAAAAGCAATCAAGAACCACAAAACTTTCGATTCTGATTTAGATGTATCTAGTTATACAAGAGATAATCTCAAATCATTTGTTGCACTGATCAACAAATTTATTGTTAAAGACAAATTAAATCAAATGACCTTGAAGGGGTTTCACTTTAACACAATTGAAAAATATTCTTCAATGAAGAAGAAAGATTTGTACAAACATATTTCTGATTTTGTTGATAACATTGATAAATTACCAAAGAAATTACAAAAAAAAGCAAAAAAAACACTAATTTTAACTGATGAAGAATTAAATAAACTCAAAACAAAAAAAGTTTCCGCTTCAAAAAAACTCACAAAAGCAGAACTAGGGCAGATTAAAAATGAAATTGAAAAAGGTGCAAATGTTTTAAATTACAATGTTAGAGATCTTAAACAACTCTTAGCCAGTGAAAAATATATTGGTTCTTCCAGTTTAACCAAACAAAATGTTTACAATGCTGTGAAAACACTCAAAGATGCAAATTGGGATTCTACAGTTGCAAATCAAAAAGAATTTGATTTTACAGATTTGGATGAAGATGTAAATGACATTATGGTTATGTATAGCGGAAGTGATTTAAAGAAAACTGCTGCTAAATATGGACTTCCTAAAAGTGTTTATATCAAAGGAAAATCAAAAGCAGCAACCAAAAAAGATATTATCACTATGTTAAGTCATTATGATTCTATGGATGATACAACAAAAGAAATTCTGAAACCAGATAAACAAGTTTTTAATCCAAAATTACCTTTCAGTGTGGATCTTACAACTTTAGATTTTGGTGTTGATGTTGTTGGAAAAAATAAAAAGAAAAAAACACGCAATACATACAATAAAGATCAACTCGTTGAATTTGCAAAAATTGTTGGTATTCAAACAGGAGGCAAAAACGTGCAAACACTCTTTAAAGAAATAAAGAAATTAGGGAAAGTTATCACTATTGAAGAACCTGATATTGAAGCTGCTCTTGAAAAATATAGAAAATATTTCGTTGATGAGGCTGGTTTCTTGAAAAAAGATATCAAACACACTGTTACAATTAAAGGTAAAAAAACCAAACGAAATATTCCTGTTAAATCTAAAAACAATAACATCACTTTAAGGAAAATCGCTTCTGAACTTGGCATTAAAAAGCATTCTAGTCTCAATAAAAAATCTTTGATTCGTAAAATACAAAAACTATATAAAAACGAATCAAAAAATATTGAAGAACATCCCATGTCTAAAATTACTGAACTCATTTCTTCTTTAGATTCCAATCAATATGATTTATTGGCTGCAGCCTTTAAATCTAATTTGACTCAAAAACAAGTATTGAATAATCTGGGAGAACATGTGAAAAAGGATAAAACAAAAAAACTGAGTCCCAAAAGTCCTAAGAAAATGAGTCCTAAGAAAAGTCCCAAAGTAAGCCCTAAGAAAAGTCCTAAAGTAAGCCCTAAGAAAAGTCCCAAAGTAAGTCCTAAGAAAAGTCCTAAGAAAAGTCCTAAAGTAAGCCCTAAGAAAAGTCCTAAGGTGAGCCCTAAAAAAAGTCCTAAGAAAATGAGTCCTAAGAAAAGTCCCAAGAAAACTATAAAAGATGTTAATGATGATTTGACAATTGAAGAAAAGGAAATGTTATTGTACAAAAGTAAATGTATGGCAGTCAGTGTTAAAGAGATGAAATCTTTGGCTAAGAAATTGCAGATTGAAGTTAGAAATAAGAAAGAAGATATATGTGAAGATTTAATGTTGGGTTATTTCGAATTAAGATTAGCAGAAGAATTGGATTCCAAAACAGCTAAAGATATTATGATTGCAAAAAATAAAAAAGAATTAGACAAAATTATCAATAAAGGTTTAAATATCAATGGTGTTTCCAATGTAATTGAAGAGTATTTTGATGAAGTTGATAAAAAAGAATATGCAGATATAATTTTGAATCTGGAAAGTGAATTGGATGATACTAAAATGGAAAAGGAAGCAATGAGTGTAACGCCATCACCAGAGACACCACAACCAGAAAACGAAGAAGAAAAAAGATATATGGAAGAGGTTGGAGAAGAAGAAGATGAAGATTATGAACCAAATGAGGAAGACGAAAAAGAATCTTTGGAAAATTTATCGGAAAATGAGGAGATTGTAGAAGAAGATGAAGTAGATGAAAAAGAATCTTTGGAAAATTTATCGGAAAGCGAGGAGATTGTTGAAGAAGATGAGGTAGACGAAGACGAGGTAAATGAGGCATTAGATACTATTCAAAATGTGTTTGGGTAAATGGTAAAAAAAAAATTTATATATAAATATGTATATAAATTTATTTTCAAAGTATATCGAAAATGTCCAATTACAATCTGGTTAATTTTACAAAAAAACATAAACCGTTTGGGTGGTTAGAATTTTTTAATGATAAGAACACACAATTATTAATTGAAAATATTGATAATCATCTCGAAAATGAAATGGAAAAAATAATGCCTCCTGTGGAATATATTTGGAATGCATTTATACACACTCCTTTTAAAAATATGGGAAGTGTAAATACGGAATATGAAGGCCTTAAAGTTGTTATATTAGGTATGGATCCTTATCCTCGAGATGGTATAGCTAATGGACTTTCTTTTTCAAGTTATGATTGTGTTAAAACACCAGCTTCACTTCAAAATATATACAAAGTTCTTGAAAAAACAATAGAAGGATTTAAAATTCCCAAACATTCAAATCTTCAAAAATGGGCATCTCAAGGTGTATTAATGTTAAATGCTTATTTAACATGTAAAGAAGGAAAACCGGGTTCACATAAATATTGGAAACCTTTCACACAAAGTTTAATAAATTATATATGTAAAAACACAGATGGAGTTATATTTTTTATATGGGGTGAAAAAGCTAAAGATATTTCTAAAATAATTAATGCAAAACAACATAAATTATTTTGTATGCATCCCTCACCACGCAATTGGAATAAATATAAACCTGAAGAACGTGAAGATCATTTTTCAAATTGTGATCATTTTGTAAGAGCAAATGAAATATTAAAAGATCAAGGCAAAAAAATTATTGATTGGACATTATAATATTTTATTAAAACATATTTTATATGTTTTAATAAATGATACGTGTATATGGTGCAACTAAAATGGAAGAAATAAATCATTCTGATTTATATTGGGCTAAAAGAAAATCGAATATTATAAATGATATCAAAAAAGAATATAATATTAAAAATCCTTTATTCGTAGATGATACAAAATTAAATATCGATCATGTAAACGTAGATTCTTTTCTTGCTGAAAAACCAATAATAGAAAATAAAAAACTACAAAATAAAATAGAAAAATGCAATAATGACGCACTTATATTTGATTTTGATTTAACGTTAACAAAAAATCATTCTGGAGGTGTGCCTTTCCTTGATAAAAATAATGTAGCCATCAAAGCAAATTTTAATGATATTGTTTGTAATAAAAAGTATATATCTTCATTGTCTTTTTTATTAAATAAGTATATAAAAAAACATAAAATATTTGTTGTGACCCGAGGATTAGAAAATGAAATACAAAAATGTATTGATTTTATATTTAATTATGAAAGATGGGAAGATTATATTAATTCTGAAAAAGTGGAAATACCAGAATATAATATGGTTTTGGACATTGATTCTGTTAAAAAATGTTGTTTGAAATTAAAATACAACGAAATTAAAACTCTTCATGATAGAGTATATGTATATTCTAAGAGAATGAAAAATTGGTATAAAATCAAAACAATATAAATATTTGATATAAATTTATTAATTTATATATTAAATATTTCACATTAAAAATATGCATATTTTTAAATATTTCATATCTAAATATTGGTTTGCATGTAATAAAATTGCAAATCTTTGTAATATATATTACAAAAAAGCAATAAACTGGTATAAATCAAAATATCAAAAAAAATGTGCTATGTGTTGTGAAAAGATAAATGATTATCTTATTTGTGAATGTTCAAATGAAATATGTTTCATTTGTATATATGACTTAACATCTTTTAATTGCCCTTTTTGTAGAGAAAAAATGTTAAATGAAAGAAAAAAGAAAAATTTTGAACAAGAATATGAAGATTTTTTAAATTTTTGTATTTAAAATTTAAAATATTTGATGTCAAAAACATGTCTATTCATAGATGTTCTGGTTTTACTAAAAGCGGTGTTAGATGCAAAAGAAAAGTTAAATCTCTGTATTGTTATCAACACAAACAAAAAGTTCAAATAAAAAGAAAATCAAAAGTTAAAACAAAAAGAAAACCAAAATCAGAAATTAAAATAAAGAGAAAACCAAAATCAGAAGTTAAAATAAAGAGAAAACCAAAATCAGAAGTTAAAATAAAAGAATGTGTTATATGTTGTGAAAATAAAAATAAATTTTTCACTTGTAAATGCTCAAATCAAGTATGTTTTACTTGTATATCTAATTTAACATCTTTTGATTGTCCTTTTTGCAGAACATGTATAAAAGATAATTTAAAAATTAATTTACAAACTAAAATAAATACAAATAGAACGAAAATGCTAAATGAAAGAATGGAAGGTGAATTAGAAAGATTAAGAAGAGAATATCGGAATACCAGTACGTCCATATCTAGAATGATAAACAGATCAGTAAGAGAAACTCAAAATCCGCATATATTTATATTTGAAGTTATAAACCGATTAAGAAGGACATAAGAACATAACAACATATAATGTATTTGTAATTAGTTTAAACTAATTACAAATGTTTTTAATTATATGATAATGTTTATTTAAACATCTGATATAATTTATAAATCATAAAGACAAATATTAATGCAATTATACCAAAATATACAAGTCTTTGTTGTGTGTTTTTAAACACACTTATCATTACATTGTTGAATGAAAACATAAGTATCATTAATGTCACAAGAATGGCTAAAATTAACATAAATATTTTTCCACTATTTTTTTGTATTTTTGATAATTTATCTTTCATTTTATCATACAAAGGTACGGCATCTTCAATGTCTTCTTTAATATTAGAAAATTCTTCAGCATAATTTTGTAAATTTTCACCAATTTCAATAGTTTTGCTTAATTTATCTTGAAATTCTTCTTTAACTGAAGAAAATTCCTCTGCATAATTTTGCAGATTTTCACCAATCTCAATAGTCTCACCCAACTTTTGATTAATTCCTTTCAAATTTTCTGAAATGTCATCGAAATCATTAAAGAAACTCATATTTGTAATGCAAAAATAATATTTCTATTGTAAAATTTAAATATGCAATATCACAACATACACATTTTCATTATAAAATGTGAAACAAAAAATAAATATGTGCAAAAACAATTCTCTAATTTTAAAAATTAAACCAATAACACTTTTCCAATAAAAATATTGCATTATATATTATTATTTTAGATACATCATTATACCAACATGGTTTTAATATATTTAAATGTAAATAAAATTACATTTAAAAAAACACAAAAATGTTGATTGTCAAAAATAATTGTATCGAAGAATATGATGAAAATAAACTTTTGAAATCTCTTAAAGAATTAAAAGATTCCGATTTTATCAAATATGATGATATATTATTACAAATCAAACAAGGATTTCCATCCAAACAATTCACTAAAAATGAATTGATTGAATTATCTTATCTGACACAATCACAAAAAAAGTTATTGTGTGGCCTTTTTCAAGATAATGAAATTTTAAATTTATCATTTATGACATTTAAAGCATTTAAAACATATGTAGCTGATATTATCGCAGCTAGAGTATCTCACAATGATTATTATATCCTAGGTGGTAAATTCCTTGAATATTGTATCTCAAAGAAAATAAAAAATTTTGAAGATCTTACAGATAAACTTTTTAAATATGAGAATGATAGAGGTAAGTCTCCTTTGATCAGAAAAGAAGTGAGAGATATAATCAAAAAAAATATAAATACTATCAACGAACTTCTCAAACATAATACATATGAAATCGATTATTTTGGACAAAAAACACTTGAAAAAGGTTATCTGAAAAAGATGAAGAATGAAATTGTGTTCACAAAAAAAGAATTATTTATTCTTGTATCTATTGGTATTAACACAAAAGAAAAAAACATGAATGATATATCTGAATTATACAAAGCTATGTGTGAAGGAAAAATTATTTTTGGATCTCCTACCCTTTTTAATTCATATACTATTTCACCTCAATGTAGTTCTTGTTTCCTCCTAGGTATTGAAGATTCCATAAAAGGTATATTCAAAACATTATCTGATACTGGTAAAATATCTGCTAAAAGTGGAGGTATTGGTGTTTCTGTTAGTGATGTTCGAGGTAAAGGTGCTTATATCAAAGGATCAGATGGTTACTCTGATGGTGTAGTTCCAATGTTCAAAGTATATAATGATACAGCAAGATATGTAAATCAAGGTGGTGGGAAAAGAAAAGGTGCATTTGCCATGTACATTGAACCTTGGCATTCTGATATATTTGATGTATTGAAAACAAGAACCAATACTGGAGATGAAGAATCAAAATCTAGAGATTTACATCAAGGTCTTTGGATTCCTGATCTTTTTATGAAAAGAGTCAAAAGTGATGAACATTGGACTCTTTTCTCACCTGATATCATTATGAAAAATAACAATAAAGGACTTACCGATGTTTATGACTCTGAATTCGATGAATTATACCAAAAATATGAAAATTTAGGATTGGGAAAACGTATAAAAGCTCGTGATCTATGGTTTGCTATCATAGATGCTCAAATTGAAACAGGTGAACCTTACATGCTTTATAAAGATGCTTGTAATAAAAAATCAAATCAAAAAAATATAGGAGTTATTAAATCAAGTAATTTGTGTACTGAGATTTTGGAATATACATCAAAAGACGAAATTGCGGTATGCAATCTATCTTCTCTTGGTTTGAAACAATTTGTTAAATATAAAAATAATAAACCTTATTTTGATTTCGAAGAATTAGGAAGAGTGACACGCATAGCAGCCAAATCTCTCGATAAAATTATAGATGTAAATATTTACCCTTGTCCAGAAGCAGAATATAGTAATAAAAAACATCGTCCAGTTGGAATTGGTGTTCAAGGTTTGGCTGATGTATTTCTTATGATGTGTCCTTCTTTTACATCTGAAGAAAGTAAGATTTTAAATGTAGATATCTTCCAAACAATTTATTATTATGCACTTAAAGAAAGTATGGAAAGAGCAAAAAAATATGGTCCATATGAAACATTTGAAGGTAGTCCTGCATCTAAAGGTATACTACAATTTGATATGTGGAATGGCGATTATACAGAAGGAAATCTTAATTATAATTGGGATTCTCTTAAAAAAGACATTATGAAATATGGACTTAGAAATTCTCTTTTATGTGCTGCCATGCCAACAGCATCTTGCGTTCCAAGTTATACTAAGATTTTAACTTCAAATGGTATAGAAACATACAGAGATATTATGAATAAAAATAATATCGATTGGAAAAAAATAGAAAAATCAAATGTGCAATCTTGGTATAAATTTGAAAAACCAATAGATGTAAAAACACGACATGGTAATAAAAAATCAAAAAGAATTTATTATAACGGATATAAACCTATATATAATATTAAACTTGAAAACGGAAAAACAATTAAATGCACTGCCAATCATAAATTTCTTGTAAATAGGAACAATAATAAAGTATGGATCAGAGCTGATGAAATAAAAGAAAACGATGACATTGTAACCATTTAAATATATGTATATATGTATATATATATAAAATAAAAAATATCAAAAACGATAAATGGACGAATTAATAGAACAATTCAGCAAATTAACATTAACTGAGAAACGAAATACATTAAAACAATAAAGAAATTAAAAATAATTAATATATTAATTATTTTTAAAATAAAATGGAAAATACAGCATCGGATTTAAAATTATTAGAAAAAACACTTGAAAAACAATTTCCTGATGAATCAGAATATATTCAATTAATGGAAAAATATAAAGGAACAAAATATTATCACGAGTTTCTAGCTTTATATATTTCTTTTCTTGTTGATAAAAAAAGAATCAATGAAATATCTTCTAAATATCTAAATGAAGATATTTGTAATTTTTTATTGTCTATTGAATCCAAAGAAGAATATCAATTCATTTTATCCGTATACGCATGTAATTGTAATGAAAAAATGAAAGAAAAGATAATCAAATATTTGGAAAAAAATGAAAGTAAATATTTATCTACAATATATCATACATTTGGTATACGGTTGTTTAAAAAAGATAAACATGATAAAGAAGCAAAATATCTATTAAAAAAAGCGTATAATATGAGAAATAAAATAGATTATCATAATGCAGCAGCAAGAACTTCTTTTGTATTAGGTTTGTTATATACAATTAACAAGAAAAAAGAAAAAGGTGAAGAATATTTAAAAAAATCGAAAAATCATTTTTCGAAATCAGATTATACCTCACATTATTGTGTGAGAGTGTACAACAAATTTATATTAAATTTATTCAATCCAGATGAAAACAAATTATCACATTTACTTGATATAATGAAAGAAAATAATTTTGATAAATTTGACAAATGTGTCAAATGTATGAGAGAGAGATTGAAAGGTAAAAACATCGAAGATTCTATTTATAATTTCTTTGATTAATAAAAAGAAATATACAAATGTATAAATATGAGATTGATTAGATATTTGAAAAAGGAAAAATTATGTGTGATTTGTGAAAGATACGTGAAAGATTACAAAAAACCATATCTTTGTTCACAATATTGTTTAGATGAATACAAATATAAAAAATCAAAATTATAAATATACCATTTGTTTTGAAGATATAAATAGTTATATAAATTTATACAGTATTTTGTATAAATTTTGTTATAAGATCAAAAATAGGATAAACAAAAAATAATGAAAATGGACAAGCCAACATTGATATTTTTTAAAGAAATTAATTGCGCGTATTGTGATGCTTTCCTGAACAACGAATGGCAAAAAATAACATCTGATGATTTTTTAAATTCATTTCTTAATTTTAAAGTTTATGTATTTGCCGATAATCCAGAATTAAATATGCCACTCCATGAAAAATATTCTTTTGTTAATATGGTTCCTTATTTCGCTTTGACATATAATGATATCACTATCAATTTAGGAGCATGTGAGAAAAGTCGCAAACCAAAAAATGTATCTAAACACATCATAATGAGTGGTTTGATACCTTTGTTTCAACATATAAAACAAAATGAATTGGCAGAAAAATTATATTATGTATGTAAAAACCGTTATAAATAATTTTTCGATTATTAAAATGATTCATTTGAGAGACATACCATATGAGTTATTATATGAGATTTTATATTATATGGATCTTAAAGATATACTCGATTTGAAATTAATAGGTGATTGGAATGATATCATATCAGATGATAAATTCTGGTGTCAAATGTTAAAATTAAAATACAATGTGAAAAAAACACAAAATTGCAATAAGGAATTTAAAAAAATTTACAAAATGAAACTTGATATATTAGATTTTTGGTTGGATGTTGAACAAGATGAGAATACGAAGGGACTATCGTTATACTACCCTGATTTCAGTAAATTAGAAAATCTTTATAAAATATATTTAGCTTACGAATTAAATTTTCTTAAATTGACAAAAGATCTAAATATAGAAAAAGAAGAATTAATTGTTTATAATAATTTTTTAATATCTTCTGGATTAAAAGTGTACAAAAAAAACATAAATTATATTGTTGAAATGATAAACAAAGATTTAATAAAAAATTTGGAAGAGGAAATACAAGATGAATTAGTTTCCATAGATGAAGAATATAAAGAGGGTGTGTATCTGCCATTTCATATTTCTATTGTAAAATTTAAATACCCCATTACGGATAAAAATGAAGGTGAAATGTTTTTAAAAGATATTTGGAATGGCTTAAATGCTACAAGTCCATATAGAGATCATCAACCTAATATGGATGATATAATAGAATATATGTTGGAAAATAAAAATAGAAAATGGTTAAATTCTAAAGGTGAAGGTGTCAAAAATTCCCTTAAAAATATAGATGTTATTATAGATGATTTCTATTATTATAATGATGATAAAATAACAAATGAAGAAGTGTTGAATTACATAGGTGACTACTATAAATATTCGATTTTATATCTGGAAGATGAAAAAGAATCTTTGGAAAATTTATCGGAAAGCGAGGAGATTGTTGAAGAAGATGAATTATTTTATTGATTATTATTTCACATTTATTAAATTTAATTATATATAATATCATATGTGATATTATATGTTTGTATTTTGATATAATTTGTTATGTTTATTTCATATGACAAATCATAGTAATTTTTAGGTAATAATAAAAAATTAACATGTGTAAATTATAATATAAATGAACTTAAAGAAGTTATTTCATAAACAACACAAACCCATACATATAGAGTCACCAGATTATGATATTTTTGATTTGAATGATATAGTAATGCGTACATTCGAAAAGGTGTCTGATGAATGTAATAAACTACAAAAAGATAAAGAAATATATAAAAAAATGTTAAATTCAGCAGATAAAGATGATAGAAAAATGGCTATAACAAAATTAAAAGAAATTGATATAATATTGGATGTAGTAGTTAATAAAGAATTAGATAAAGAGTATAAAGAAAATTCAGAAAAATATATGAATGAATATGAAAAATTAGTATCAGATGATGTATATTATTTTGGAGTTGATTCAGATGAAAAAGATGATAATTATATAAAACGAATAATACTTGTAAAAAAATATATTAAATACATATCACGTTTCATAGATATTAGAGTTTATTACAAAGATAACATTAATATATGTGTTAACTGTCAAGAAATTATAAAAAAAAATACATATTCTTCTTTGAAATGTTTTAAATGTGGTGAGAGAATTATAAATTTTGATGGTGTAATAAACAATTATAAAGAGTTAGATATTAAAAATACAGATTCATATGATAGTAAAGAAAATTTCATTGAATCTTTCAAGAGAATACAAGGTAAACACAAATATATACCTGATAAAGTTATTGAAAAAATAAAAAAAGAACTCAATATATATAATATATCAAAAAAAGAATTTACTAAACACCAACTTATAACATTTATGAAGAAATTAAAACTATCTGCATATTATTATGATAAAAATCAAATATATTATCTTATTACAGATATACCACCACCAGATTTTTCACAATATGAAGAAGGAGTTATGAAACGATATGATAAATATAAAGAAGTATATGAAATAATAAAACCAAGTGATAGATCCAATTCTCTTTATGTATTTTTTGTTATGAAAATTCTATTAGAATTGGAAGGATGTAGATGTCAAGATGAAGATTTTTTTTCTCTTGAAACTAGGGACGTAATACTTGAACATGTATATTTGATGAAACAGATATGTCATATACTTCAAGATAAATATCCAAATATGGATTGGAATGTTGACAAATTATTATAAATACCTATAAATATAAATGAAAGAAGAATGGTGTTTTGTATCTAGAGGCAAAGAAGCTTCTGTATATAGAAAAAATAATGTAGCACAAAAAATATATAATGATAATATACCCATTAAAAATATAATTTCATATTTTGATTTTCTTCGATATAATCAACATACTGGCTGTGTTCCCATTTTATTTTGTACTAGAAGGTATCTGGTACATTCAAAAATTAAAATGAAATATTTAGATAAATATATAACATTGTATAATTGGTTAAAAAATAAAAAAAATTACAGCGAAAATCAAAAAGATAAATTACTCAAGGAATTAATTTCATCGAGAATAAAGATAGGAGAAAACATAGATTATCTTGATCTTTACAATTTAAATAATATAATGGTGAAATTTAAATATAACAGGGTTTATATTAAATTTATAGATCCTGGTAAAAAAGAAATTTACCCACCTAATTCTAATATATGGATTAAATGGATCAAAGAAATTGTAAAACTTTTAAAATTGTCGAGAAACAAAACAGGTAAAATAATATTAAAAGGAAATATACATTCTTTGATCACAAATTAATTAAAATGCAAATTATTTGTATTAGAAAATAAATGCCAGAAGGACCAGAAATTAAATTGTATCTTGAAGCTTTGGAAAGTTTTTTTTGTGAAAATGATGTGCAAGATATACTTTTTTATGATTTTGGCAAATTGCCTAAAAAGTTTCAAAATCCAAAAATACTTTTTAAGAATGTACAGATCACATATATATCTCAAAAAGGAAAAATAATGATCATAGAATTCGATAATGATTATTCTATTGTTGTACATTTAGGTGTAGATGGTAATTGGAATTTTAAAAAAGGTAATGTTTTGTTTAAAACGGATAAAGGAAATATATATATTGATAATGCGAAATCATTTGGCTATATCAAAATAATGCAAACAAATGATATAAAATTAAATGTTGGTGAAGATATCAATAATTTGAATTTTAATTCTTTTGAAAAATTATTCAAAAGAAGGAGGAAGAAAATTTATAGTTTATTAACCGATCAAAAGATAATTTCTGGTATAGGAAATTATATCGCTTGTGAAGCTTTGTATGATGCAGATATATCACCACATATACCTGCAAATAAACTTAATAAAAATGAAGTAAATAATTTGTTCAATTCAATCAATAAAATCTATCAAGATATGTTGAATGTTAAACAAAAAAATCTTAAAAATATTTTAGATGTAATTGCACAATATAAAAATAGGAATCCCAAAATTTATGAACAAGAAGGAGCCATTATAGACAAAATAAATGGAAGGAAAGTTTATAAGAAAAATAAATAAATTTTAATTAAAATTAATTAAAATTTGAATTTTGTTCAATTTCATATAAATGAAATTTGCATTGTTGCAGTTTTTCAGAAATACACATGAAACTATCTGTTATTTTTTCGTCTTTTAATTCTGATAAATATTCATCAAATTTTTTTATTGTATTATCTAATTCTTTGTTTTTATTTTCTATTTTTTTCAACACACTTTTATTTTCGTTTGGGTTATAAAAATAATATATTGATACACATATTACTATCATTGTTATGTAAACCATTGAATAATATATAATAAGATACATAAATAATAATATGAACAATCCAAATATACATTTGTCTAATACTTTATTTATATCATTTTTCCTTTTAATTGAATCTATTATTTTTGTGTTCTTTTGTATGTGAGATTTAAATATATTTGATGTATTTTTTATTTTGTTTACTACAAATCTTTGTTCTTCAAATGAAGAAATAATATCCTTGTTGCACTCTTCCATGTTTTCTAATAACTTTTTTGAATTTTTAATACTATTTTCAATTCTAAAATTTGATTCAAACGATAATGACTTGTAAATACTTCTACATGTATTGTAAAAGAAGTTCATTTATTGCGTACATATTATGCATTTTTTTTCAATTTTATTATTGTTAATTGTATTTGCTAATATTATTTAAGAATTTATAAGATTATCTATTTGATCATCTGTCATTTTTTGGCTTTTTTTTTTATTGCCTTTAATTTTTGCTTCTTTTACATATGGATTATCCTCATATAAATTATTTTGTTTAATTTCATTGTGTGTTTTTTGTTTTGTTTTTTGGTTCACTGATGATAATTTATTTTGTTGTCCATTATGTTGTATGTTTGTTTGTTGTGTATTAAGTTTCACATTTGTAAATTTTTGAGTATCATGTTGTATATTTGATGGTTGTTGGTTATATTGTGGTTGATTTGAAGATTGTTGTTGATCATATCGTGATTGATTTGAAGATTGTTGTGGGTTATATTGTGATTGATTTAAAGATTGTTGTGGGTTATATTGTGATTGATTTAAAGATTGTTGTGGGTTATATTGTGATTGATTTAAAGATTGTTGTGGGTTATATTGTGATTGGTTTGAAGATGGTTGTGGATTGTATTGTTGATGAGTCATAAATTCTTGTGGATTGTATTGTTGTTGTGAGTTAGATTGTTGATGGATTACAAATCCTTGTGGATTGTATTGTTGGTTTGTGGATGGTCGAGAATTATATTGTTGTATATCATTATAATCTGTGTATTGTTTATTTTGTAATTGATGAGAGGGATTCGTATATAAGTTATCTTCAAATTCAGATAATTTTTTATCATATTTCTCTTCTATATTTTTTAATTTGTCAGTTATAATGTTGTATCTTTTTTCATTGTTTTGATATTGTTTGTATAAAAAATATAAACCTAAGGCCACAATTAATATGATAGCTATGATCGATCCAATCAATATCCAATTCCATTTAGATTTTTTGGGACTTTCAGTTTGTTTATCAGGATGTGCATTTTTTTCATCTTCTTTTGGGATTTGACGATTCATTTTTTCATCTTGTGTTTATTGTATAAAAACTTAATATTATTTCGCAATTATAAAAAAATGGTATTGGTTTTCCATAATACTAATTTAATTTCTATTGAAAAAGATGAACTTGAACCTTATTTTGTATGGGAGGAAAGATTACAATTTATAATGACACATATTGAAAAATACAATTATAAACATATAATAAAATTATCCCATTATTATGTTAATATTAAATTCTATAATATGACATATTCATCTGATATAATGGTCAAGATAGCTAAATTAAAAAATGAAAAAATAATAAACAACGAATGGTTTAAAAAGTTATATAATTTAAAAGAAAAAACAAACGTAGTCAATAAATACGAAAAATTTGAATACGTTACATATAAATATCGAAATAAACTTCAAGATTTGCTTAATTCAGTATCATTATTGAAATCAAATCAAATTTATAAAAATACAGATAAAGATATATATGAAATGATAAAGAAAAATAAAGAAAACAATCCAAACATTTTTAAATATTTTTTAAATCCCAAAATTTATGGACCTCTTATACCAACATTTGTTAGTTATATATCCGTTTTGGATGTTCTTCCTAAAAAATTTCATATAATGTATCCACATAAAGAAAAAAATATTAAACAATTAATACAAATTCTATCTGACAAAACAACAGAAGGTTCTATAATCACAATAATAGATCATGATTGTGAAACCATGGATTTCAAAAAATTTATATCATTGGGTAATTATTTTTACACTGGTCATTTACGTTTTTTACCTTTAAAATCTATGATTGAATGGAAATATTTATTTGAATTAAATAAGTTCAAATCTATTGGAGCAAAAAAATCAGAATATCATTTTGAAATGTCATTGTTACGTATATAAATAATATAATTATATTATTTATATTAACGAGAATTAATCCATGTTAGTCTTTTTTCTCATAAGTTGTATTTTTTTCTGAATATCTTTAACTGTATTGCGAGCCGTACCTGGTTTTGCATAAAAGTTATATAAAAGAACACCTACAACTCCTAATACCAATAAGATTGATAATATATTCATACCATAAGCCCACATGGAAGAATCACGACCTAATTCTTCTATATTTGAAGGATCTCTATTTCCTAATAATAATGACCTATCGTTTTTGGATTTACGTACAAAGTAAATATTAATAACCGAGAACACAGTAGATAACAACAATAAGACGACGAGTATTGCTAGCGTTTTTGCACTTAATTGACCTGCCATTTATAATATGGCAGATAATTTTTCTTATAAAATTCAATCCAAAAATATAAAATCTTATTGTGGCATTTTCACATGAAATATTATGTTGCATTTAATTTTTTCGATAAACACGAAATTTATTGTTTTGATATTTATTCGTTTTTTTCATTTAAAAATCAATAATAAATAAAAAATATCTCATTCTTGTAAATGGACATCGTTAAACATTGGCCTATAAATCATTTTGAAACGTTAGCTACGCTTAATCAATCTTTGGGTGAATCTAAAACAAAAAATTATCTGGAATTGAAAAGTGATAGGTCCATTACGAAGAAAAAATATAACAATTTAGATAAAAAATCAAAAGGAAAATATATACCTGATGGTTATTTCTATTATGATGCAACTGGTGATGAAATCATAAATGCTGATGATTTCATTTATCTTTCCAAAAATAAAAAAAATATGGCTATACCAGCCATTTATGTTATAGGTTTAAGTTCGGATATAAAAGCACATGCACTTCAATTCGCTAATGCTATACAAGGAAAAGATTATAAAATAATTCCTCCACCACCCAAAGTTCAAAAAATTATCAAAAAACATAGAAGTGAAAATCCTACTCTTGTAAAACTTGATGCTGTCATCTCGGGCGAAATATACAAAAAAGTAACACCAAAGTCACCAAAAAAGTCCTCAAAATCACCAAAAAAGTCACCAAAGTCACCAAAAAAGTCACCAAAAAAGTCACCAAAAAAGTCACCAAAATCACCAAAAAAGTCACCAAAATCACCAAAAAAGTCACCAAAATCACCAAAAAAGTCACCAAAATCACCAAAAAAGTCACCAAAATCACCACGTAAATCACCAAAAAAGTCACCAAAATCACCAAAAAAGTCACCAAAATCACCACGTAAATCACCAAAAAAGTCACCAAAAGCTTTCCCTGTTAAAGAGAAATCCAAAAAGTTTGAAAAATTTTTAAAAATGATTAAAACAAGCAAAAAAGGGAAATCACCCTATGAAAAACTTTTAAAAATTTTATCAGATCCAGGAAAAGTGGCTGAAATGTATGAACAAAAATCAGCACTGAATGTGTTAACAGGACAAAAAATATCTATTTCAAAAATATACACACACAACAATATGAGTAGATTGCCACTGGCATTTCCAACAAAAGATAAAAACAAAATTGATATTGATATTTTGAATAAATTAACACAACATTTTATTGATGTATTAAAAATACCTATAAAAAAGAGCTCTGACAAATTATCATCAGATATACCTTTGGCGAGAGAAAAAATGGTAAAAATTAAAAAACCAGTAATAACATCCATTGAAGAATCAGAAGAATTTACAAAGATGAGAGATGTAGATGTAATTGCACCACCACTTTGTAAATTTAAACAAAAAATAGATCTATCACCAATTATTAAGACACCAAAAATATTAAAATCTGAAGAAAACACAAAAAGAAAATATAAACCAGAATTAGAGGAAGAAGAGGAGATAGAATATGAATATGATACTGAACTTGATGAAGAAGAATTTGAAGAAGATGAACAAGAATTTGAATAAAAACCACATAAAAATTATATTAGAAAATACTAATATAATTTAATATTTTTGTCTTTGAGTATATAATTTATGATATATAAAATGAACTACCAAGCACTTTGCTTATCAGGTGGAAAATTAAAATTTTATGCTCATTTGGGAGCTTTAACTTTTTTATATCCACATTTGAAAAATTTGAAATGTTTCATAGGAACTTCTATAGGTTCTGTTGTTTGTTTATTAATTATCATAGGATACCACCCTTTAGATATATATATGCGGGTACGAGATATTGATCTATCGAGAATTATAAATCCATTTCATATGTTGAGAACATACGGTATGTGTGAGAAAAAGATGTCAGATATTATAAAACCTTTGTTATTAGAAAAATTGAATATAGATCATATACCAACTTTAAAAGAACTTTATAAATTAACTGGGAAATTTTTTGTTTTAACAACATATAATATTGATAATAATGAACTTATATATATATCACATTTAACATACCCTAATTTAAATTGTCTTGATGCTATAGAAATGAGTGTTAATATACCTCCTTTATTTGGTGAAATAAAAATAAATGATGAAAGAGTTATAGATGCTGGTCTTATAAATAATTTTCCAATTGAATATTTTAAAGGTAAAAAAATATTGGGTGTTAATCTATTGAGTGAAAAATCAAAAGATAAAGATCTTATGGATTATTTTTTAGATATATTAGATTCCACATCACATTACATTGAAAAAAATGAAAAAGGAAAAGATTTTATATATAAAAAACACAATGGTATGACAATTATTAATGTGCGTGTCAAAGACCCTGGTCTTATTAATATATCTGATGAAAAAAAAATAAATCTTTTTACAGAAGGTTTTTTTCAATCTTTACAACAATATGAAAAGAAAGATGTCACATTTTCAAAAAACAACAATCTTAAAACACATTTATCGAAAAAACTTGATTCAACTTTTGAATCATCAGAATTCAATTTTTTATTTTATATGATTGAAAATCATCCACAAATTGTAAAAAAGAAAATGTTAAAAAATTCAAAAAGTACAATACTTGCAAATAATATGTTAAAATTATTTGAAAATGATAATGAAACATTAGATGTAAAAATGAGTATGGATTTTCTCAAAAAGAATAATTCATTTTTATCTCAATTCAAAAAGAAATGGCATTTATAATACACTTCTATAATTGTTTAAACGTAAAAAAGATAAATAAAATAGATAAGAAAGTATATAAATTATAAATAAAATTTATAATACAGTGTATATAAAAATGACCAACCACAAAACACAAAATATTACAAGAGACGAACTAAAAAAAATTCCACGACAACAAATCAGTTTTAAAAACATTAAACAAAGTGGTTTCCATTTAGCTAAAGTTACAAGTGAACAAGAAACAAGATACTTTTTGTTGTATGAGGGAGAAAAACTTTCTGTTGTATCAGCTCCTTTGTGTCATCGTACATTTGGAGTGCAACGAAGAATGGATTACAATAAAAAAGAAAAAAAATTTACAGATACATGGACAGGTAAATGGGATGTTACTGCTATTTTACTTGATAGCACAGAAAAACCAAAAAAAGATGTAGACACATGGGAATTGCAAAAAGAATATATTCAATTTTGGAAAGATTTGAGAAAAACAGCATTTGATTTGCTTGTACAAGAGGGTGAAATTGAATCGGATGCACCCATGAAATTTGTTTTTCCTCCTGTTCTCACACAACCAATGGTTAAAGGTAAAAAAACTCCAGACAAGACTAAATCTCCACTTTTTAAAATTCAATGTTATTACAACACACCAAAAGATCAAACAAAAGAAGATTATGAAGCATTTGTTGATAGAAAATTATCTGAAGTGTTTGAAGATCCCACTGGGGAACCATTATCTTCTGAGGAAATTGAAATGAAAACAGGTGGAAAAAATGCTAAATATGTAATGAAGATGTTAAGTTGTGTTAATATCGGAAATATCAACCTTGTAAATGATAAATATTATCTTGCTAGACACTTGGGTTCTTGCGCTTGTAAATTACTCAAAAAGGAAAACTCAAGACCAACCTTAAGCAAAAAACATCTATCTTCAGTCAATTGGGGTAGCGAAGAAACCGCTAAAATTGATGAAGAACAAGAACAAGAATAAACAAATAAAAATAAAAATAAATATATAATAATTATATATTTATTTATCTCTCCTTCTGCGTCTCCTTCTACTTCTACGATTGTCATCTTCTTCTTCATCATTTCCACCCAAAAAGGAACCCATAAAATCTCCCAATATACCAAAACCAGAGTCATCACTTTCATCTGAATTCAAATTTGTTTTAACTTTATGTATAAGTTTTTGAACTTTAGCTGCTTTATCATCATTTCCTGTAAGTCTCTTAATCAAAAAGAATATAACAGTGTTTATTAAAACCCAAATACCTATTTGAGCGTATGGTGGTAATTTTTCTATAGCCGAAGGTTCATCAGATTCCATTAATGACATTTTTTCTAAAGTTGTATCATATGTCCAAAGTAAATTTATTTGAGTCATAAGAAAATTGGTAGTATCAGTTCCAAAAACTGATTTGAAAGCCCAAGCTAATCCCGCAAATATTATTCCAATTATTATATGGTATTTCTTTTTTGTTTTTTCTGTTTTCAAAGACATTTGATGAATATTTTTATGTTTTTTAGCTCTATCATGTATAAGTCTTAATTTTTCATAATCCATATCACATGGAACTTCTATACCAGGGTAAACAGTACTCCATTCATGTAAATCACTCATCATATTATTTATCACAATATCTTTATCATTTTGATATTTTTCTTTAAGCAGATCAATACTCTTCTTTTGTTCAATATTATTTATTTTATTAGATCTGGGCACAAACTTTGGAAAATTTAAATTAGATTTTTTTGATGGTGTATCTTCAAGATTAGAAAGTTTATTTATATCAAAAGATAATCCGTTAATTGTGACATTTGGTTCTTCATATTCTTGTATAGGTCTATGAGGTTGGTCGCTTTTTTTTGAAATTTTATTTCTTTTAAACGAATCAGTTATATTGTCTTTTGTGGAATTTTTAATGATTTTATTAATTTTTAATTCTTCAATAGGTTGACTTTCAACAGATATATTTGATCTTTTTCTTATTGGCGAATTAACAACAGACATATTTGACCTTTTTCTTATTGGCGAATTAACAACAGACATATTTGACTTTTTTCTTATTGATGAATTTGTGACTGATATATTTGACTTTTTTTTCATTGGTATATTAACAGATACATTTGACTTTTTTTTCATTGGTGTATTAACAGACACATTTGAATTTTTTCTTATTGGTGTATTTGTTACTGGTACATTTGATTTTCTTTTTACGGGCAAATTTTTGACTGATGAATCAGATGTTGTACTTTTTTTTGATTTTTTATATAAACCAGAACTGATCTTATTTAATTTTTCAATTGATATTTTTTTATTTCTGTTATCTATTATAGATTTATATGTTTTTTTAGCAACACTATTTATGTTTTTTTTATTTTTGTTGTAAACTATATTGCTTTTTGATTTTTTTTTTATAATTTCAGCAGAATCTTTCGAATTTACGGAAGATACTTTTAAATCCATTTATTATCATGTATTTGTTTACTTGTGAATTTGATAAAAATATAAATATATGTATTTTTCAATAGTAAAATACATATTAAATATATCAATATTATAATAATATACAATGTGTTCATAAATGATGAGAAAATATGTGGTGTGTTATAAGAAATTAAATAAATAATTAAAACATCATTATATTATATAATCGCCAAAACCTAAACTTGTAAGTGTATTTTTCATTTTTTCACTTGTCTTAGTTTTTTTATTATTTTTAGCATTCAAAGTTATTATAAGTATATTTGGAAAAAATCTTATTCTTTTTTCCATATTATTTCTTTCATTGTTGGTGTGTTTTTTATATGTTGGAACAAATATATATTTCTTCATACCTGTTTTCATATATTTATAACCCATAAAAAAAGCATAATAATCATTATTATATACTTTATATTTGTTTGTTATTTCTTTATACAAAGAGGAAATATTTTTTATTTTTGTGTTATCCATATTTTTCAATTTATGAATAATATCTTTTGGAGATCCCGTAATTAAATATTTGAAATTATCAATAAATAATTTTATATCTTTAGTAAATCTATCATCGAAATAAATTGTTTTTTGATGATTTTTTACATATGATATATTATCCCTATCTTTCATTGGAATTTCATGTTCCATTTTATAATGTGGAATTTTTTATGTTAATATAAATGATTGAAAAATGAATGCTTAGGTTGTAATGATAAATATGGGTCTTCTTTCTTGTAAAATTAAAGTATTTTCTAATTATAAACAAGCCAAAAAATATACAGAAGAATACCTCATATTTAATAAAAAAGTTCATTAAATTGAAATGATTAACATTTCAATTTTTTTATCATTTAATATCCATAAGTACCATATCCCAAATAAATGTTTTCTCCTGGATACAATCCTTGAAGTGGCCATGGATTGTGACATACATCATCACCTATACAACCTCTAGATCCACTTGGGTCGTTATCTGATACAACACATTGACTATTACACCATACTGGTCCAGTAATACCAACAGGCGGATAAATAAATTTATCGTACATACAATCAAATCCATCAGCACAAAATTGATCACCACCGCAACAAGATCCACCATCCATACACAAACATGGATTTATTTTTCCATCATAGTATTTTTTATCACGATTTGGTTCGTATGGGATTGGCATTTGATAATTGTTATTAGTTCTATTCATATTGTTAGAATTCCGATTAACAAATTTCACACCATTGTTAGAATTACCATTAACAAATTTTACACCATTGTTACTGAATTTCACACCATTGTTATTGTTATTATACATGCTGTGATTATACATACCACGTTTAATAGGTTTAGAGGTAACTTTATTACCTCTTCTTTTAAGCGGAACAACTTTTTTTGGAATCTTTTTATTCACTCGCATTTATTACATTGGGAAAAATTTTTAATGAAATATAATTTCTATTTGTGTTCACTTACAAATATGAAAAAAAATTCAATATAATATAATATATTGAATTTTATATTATATTATTTCTATATGTTTTAATGTATATGTTCTATTATTTAAGAGTTTAAACCTACACCATAATAGTATGCACCTTGTCTTTTCATTCCTTTTCTTTCCAATTCTTTTATGAAATCATCTTTTGGCATACATTTATTATTTGGGTTATTCAATTGCATCCACATTTGATATGATCTATAAACACCAGCAACTCTTACTTTATTAGCATTTTGAACTTTTTTCTTTCTTTTGTTGTATTCTTCTTCGTTTTCATCTTCTTTCTTTTCACATGTATTAATTATAATCTTTTCTTGTATGAAATTATAAATCGGATCATTTTCCAATGCATATTTCTTTGAAGCATTCATAATGTATTTTGGTACTTTCAATCCTTCTTTAGCGTATTTTTTATGATATTCCATCAAAATCCACCCCAAAGCATCCAGTTTTTGCATACATTTCTTTGGAAATTCATCATCTCTAGGAAATATATGTTTTTTCCATTGTTCTTCTTGTGTTTTAGGTGCATTAAGTAAAAAACGAGAAAATAACCACAAAATAAGTAATCTATCAGCCATGGCTTCATCTGAACCATGTATTTTAGGTACTTTATTAGTAACAAGTGTAGCTCTTCCTTTTATTTTAAAAGATTTAATTGTTTTAGCAGATTGTCTTAAATCACGACTATAAACCTTATCCAATCCACCAGAAGCAATAAGTTTAATCATACTATCATCTAGATAAATATTACCATGGTTTTTAGGTTCTTGAAACACCATACCATTTTTGTTTCTCATTACTTCTAAATGAGGTGTAGCTCCCGACCCATCACTTGAAAATTTAGATGATATGATTGTTTCTGTTGGTGGTTTACAATAAAATTCACCCATCACTTCTTCAATAGCATTCATAAGTGTAGATTTTGCACAATGAGGTGGACTAACCATAACAAGCATGAATTTTTCTTTAGCACCTTTTTGACATGTAGAGCCATAATATTTCAATACAAAATCTCTTACATCGTTATAAGGAAACATCTTTTTAAAGAAATCAGTCCAAAATACAATATCTTCGTGTTTCCAATTAAATGATGGATTAAAATTAAAATTACTTCGCATAGACATTTTATCTGATGGTAGTCCTCTTCTAATTTTACATGTTTTTGCATCGTAAACTAAATTACCTTCTTTAAAAGGCAAAACGAAATCATTAGTATCAAGATCATCTGCAAATGTTTTATCTTTAAAAAAATGAAATGATTCAGACACAATAGCTCTTTTTGGACCAGGCTCACCAAGATCTTTTTGTATTCTATTGCATTTTTTAAGTTGTTCTTCAATTGGTTTTCTAATTTCTTCGGTTGCATCTCTAACACCATCAACAGCTTTTGAAAGCTTTTTAGATTTTTCTTCAAACAGCGGTTTTACTTTTTTAACTAAAATATCAATTAGATAACCAGCATTTGGTGAATATTCCCACACACCACCATTAAAGAAATAACATTTCTCAGAACCATCATTAGTGAAAACCACATTATCACCCAACATAACTCGTAAAATGTTGGCGATGTCTCTGGAAGATCCCAATGGTGATACTGAAATATCAATCAATTTATTAATATTGTTATTACACCAATTTTTATAGCCTTCCAAATTATCGATTTTACACAAATGTTCGATATATTTGATATTTTTATCGTTAGAAGGATATCCTCTTGATAACCATAATTTCCAATATTTATCACATTCATCAACTCTTTCTTCTGCAATATATTCCCATAGATCCATCCTTTTTCCTGCTGTACAATTGAAAATTGCTGATCCCAAATCTAAAAATTCATTATCAATTTTCATTCGTTCTGTGTCAATAAGAGTACATAAATCCATTATATCTTTACCCTTCACATTCAAATTATTAATATTTTTAGCTGCTGCACTAGTTACATTTAATTTACTATTTCTAGGTTTACAAATAGGCTTATTTTCACAATTATTTGTATCAAATTCTTTATGTGTAATTTCAGGAAATTCATGTCTTAAAAATTCATTAAATCTTTTTTTATCAACAGTAAGATCGTTTTTCAAATTATTAGCATCCATTTTCAATATATAATTATAATCAGTCAAATCATTTTCTCGATAATTATAATTATCGATATCAAAAACGTCAATGTTTTTCTCTTCAAATAGATAAGATAAAGACGAATCGAATTTGCCTCCTTTATATATATCTTTATTATTGACATAACAAAAAGGAAATAAAACATTCAAAAAATGTTTTTCAATTTTGAAAGCTAACATTTTATTAGAATTTGACATATTGAAACAACTATCGGCCGTAAAATGTATACAAAAGAGACACCTATTTAATTGATGCATGTCATATTCATTTTTGATTTTAAGTTGAATAGTGAGTGGTGTAAATTCTGTTTTTTTAGACATGTTTTTTATCTCATAAATATTTAGTATATTTTTTATATTTGTTGCATAAAATAGATTTACATAAAATGTTGTTCCTTATTTTAATTTTAATGTCAAGAGTAAAATGCAGTAAAAAGATAAGGTGTTTGAATTATTCGTAAATTAAGATGATGTATCACTTTCTTCTATATATATATACTCTTGACATTCTGAAGAAACACCTATCAAGACGATAGTAAATAGACCAATTAATAAAACAACCCACCAATATTTGAATTTAAAAAAGAACATAATTAATGTTGCTAGAATTAAAACTCTACTCATACAATTTAATTTTTCAACGTGAGACATATTCTTTCGAGGTATCAATGATAAAGATTTGAATATGTTAGTTGGGTCATACAACCAAAATTCTTCTTCCATTTTATTTCATGAAAAATTGTTCAAAAGAAATGTATAAAAAAATATTTATAATTTTTGAAACAAATGGATAATCCTGATATAGCGAAAATGGTTCTTATGATCATTAAATCTGATCGAAAAAATATTAATAAAACATTAAAAACTTGTAAAAGAAAAGAATTTGTTGAAAAATCGAAAGATCCAGAATTATATATTAAATTTTTTGATTTTCTTCTTAAATATTATGTTCCTGATTCCTCATATAATAAAGAAAATTTCCTTGTTAGATGCAATTCTTTTACAGAATATAAAAACAACGGATACAAATCTTTTGAACCTAAAGTCGAAGAATATAAAGAATTTTTGTTAAATAAAGGAACCAGAATTCTTTTTAAAAAGAAAGAGAATTTAGTTGCAGTTGGTTATTTGGATAATGATGACGAATATTCAAAATTAGATTTTATGCATATTCATATTTGTGATTCCAATAAATGGTTTTGGGATATTAATTCCATTGATCAAACATGGAAAGACATTGTATCTCCTTGGTCTGTAAAATTATAAATATAATATTTTTTATATTTATAAATATAAAAAATGATAGATAAAGATTCTATGTATAATATTATAGAATATCTTGAAGATCCTTTATTGTTATATAATGTATCAAGAATTGCGAGATATACAACTGAGGATTTCATATATAATTTTAAAATTTCCAATGATACAAATATTGATGCTGTTATAAAAAATAGGAAATTGGAAGTTAAAAGTATATATGTATTATTGAATAAATACAAAAAAATATCTAACCTCTCACTCAAGGAATCAGATTTAATAAATATATTTATATATCAAAGTGTACCAGAAAATGTAATTAAATATATAATATGTAATTACAATTCCAGAATGTATAATAGAAGATATAAAAAATATTCAAACGATACATTGAATAAATGTTATCACTTAATACCAAAATATCAACAAATCAATGTATCATTGATTAGATCAATTTACAAATTAAATTCAGATATTGGTATAGAGTTACTTAAAACTTATTTTGTATCTTGTAAAAAGAATATATCATCTTTTATAACTTCTTCTGATGATTTCAATTATATAAAAGATATACTTCTTGAAAATGGTGAAAAAAAAATACTTGTATTATATTTCAAAAGATGGTATATACCCAATAAACCATTTAAATTAGAACCTCATGTAAATGCACAATATAATAAATTATTGAAATATATATTTGAATCTTATTTAAACAGACGTTTAGATATAGATATTGATATAGAAAATAATCATATGAAGTATTTTTAGAATTGTATTTTTACAAATGTTGAAAAAGAATATTATATACTTTTGTGATTAAATGCAAGATGCTACAAAAGAATTTAAAATATTAAAAAAAAAACGGATTCGCGAATTGAAACTTTTGATGGTTGAAAAAACACATTCTGATTATAAAGTGTTTATAAATTCTAACAAATATACAGTAAAATTTATAAAATTTTTAGGATGTGGATCTTTTGGAAATGTATTTAAAGTTGAGATAGATAATAAATATTTTGCTTTAAAAATACCTAAATGCGAATCAAAATTGCATTGGGAAGAATTGATTTCTGAATTTCGAATTATGAAATGTTTTTCACATGATAACATACTTCACCCCTTAAACAATCTATATTTAAATAAACCTTCTATACTTTTAGAGTTGTGCGATTGTTCATTATCTGATATTAAAAATTATAAAATGAGTTCGGAAAATATAAAAAAAATCATAAAACAAATATCAGAAGGTTTAAATCACATACATGAAAAAGGTTATATACATAGAGATTTAAAACCAGCTAACATACTTATTAAATTTGGAAATGATATACTTGTTAAAATTATTGATTTTGGAGCTTGTTCAAAATTAGGCAATACAACACCTTATGTAACATCCAGATATTATAGAGCACCGGAAATGATTTTAAGAAAAAAATATAATGCTCAAATAGATATATGGGCTCTCGGATGTATATTTTATTTTTTATTAACAGGCGAACATCTATTTGTATATAAAAATGAATTTAATTATATAAGTGATTTATCCAATATAATTGATATCAATGAAAGAATAGAATATAAAGGTATATATTTAAAAAATAAAAACGAGAAAACTCTTAAAGATCTTTTTCATAAAAAATCAATTGATAAAAGCAAAGATATTTTTGATCTTTTGAAATCAATGTTAACATTTGATTTCAATGATAGGATAAACATCAAAGATATTTTAAATCATAAATACTTAAAATTATAAATAATATTTATAATTTTGAATTTACATTAAATCAAAGATGAATTTTTTAAATTTATCACAAGATTTAATTATTAATATACTTGGATTTATACCTGGAACTTCATTATATTTGTATGCACATATACTTATTAAATATAAAGGTTTAGATTTAAATGAATTGAAATGTTATGATTGTTATAAACTTACTGAATTAAAAAAAAGAAATGAGATATATAAATCTATATATAGATTATATATTGACGGATGTGTGAAACATAATGTAAATTTATTAATAAATCTAAAATCAGTCTATATCAATCAAAAATCAAAAATCAAATATTTAGATATATTTAAAAAGGTAAAAAACTTATATGTAGATTCTTGTTGTGATGAATCATTGAAGATTTATATGGGTTATTTTAAAAATGTTGAAAAATTGAAATATAATAATTGTAAATCAATACATATACATGAAAAAGTTAAAATTTTGGAAACAACAAAATGTAATTTGAAATCTCAAAATATGCATAATCTGAGAAAATTAATTTTGAGGAAATGTTATATAGATAAAGATACATTGATATCTATAAACAAATCAAAAATATTAGAACATTTAACAATTGATCCAAGATTTGACAGAAATTATATACCAATATCTTTAAAATCGATTCATATAATAAATTCAAGTATTGGATCAAATCATTTAGCGCCTCTTAAAAATTTACAAAAATTGAAATTAGAAAAATGGTCATGTGATGATTTAAGACGATGCCCTTCAAAAATTATTTCACTTGAAATTTTTCATTGTTGTAACTATACAGGTAAGTATATAAATAAATTCAAAAAAGCAAAATATATTTGTATAAAAAATTGTGATAACTTCAATCCAAAAAAATTAAAAATAAATGAAAACACATTTTTTAGTATCTCAAATTGCAAAAAATTCAATCCTGATTCCATCAAAATAAACAATAAAGCAAATCTCATTGTTAAAAATTGTGAAAATTATAAAGCTAATTTTATAAATATATAATGTTCATATATTTATTCTGATACACACCCACACAAATCTCTCACAACCTCAGATGATATATTGGGTATCTTTATAGAATAAAGATTGTTTTTATGACATCTAACATAATATACATTTGATTTGTCAATATCATATTCTTCAAATATATCATATACAACTTCTCTTGATTTTGTGTTAATCAATTTCACATCTTTACAATTATCTTTAAAAATAACTGGAGCTATTCTTTCAAATAAATCTTCTTTTATCTTATCAAAATAAAGATAAAACACCTTTCTCTTTTTATTATACCTCATAGCTGATATAATTTTACTTATATCTTCTTCACTCATATCTTCTTTTTCCACCTTGGTCATTTCTGATAATTCGGTAAATAATGTGTTTCTTTCTTGTATCACATCATCCAGAGTGGACATGATTTTTAAACTAAAATTATTTCATCTTTTTATTATTTTATTTCACCATTTTTTTATTTGTATTTTATATATACAAATATACTCCTCTATCTTAAAATATTAAAAAACAACAAAAAACACAAATCTAAAATAAAACTATATATAATAAACAATATAAATAGAAAATGTATACTAAAAACATCCCTGGACTCCATATTATCGAAAATTTTATAAATGAAGTAGAGAGCAATAGACTTGTTAATTATATAAATAATCAAAAGTGGGATATTACATTAAGTAGACGAACCCAACAATATGGATATAAATATGATTATTTTAAAAGAAAATTATTTAATACGCAAAACATACCAAAAGAATTAAATATTGTTTGTGAGAAATTATCTCATAATGTTGATCAAATTATTGTCAATGAATATAAAACAAATCAAAGTATATCTAAACATATTGACCATAAAATGTTATTTGGTGATACTATATCTATTGTATCTTTATTAGAACCTGTTGACATGATATTCCGAAAAAATAATGAGAAAAGAATTATAACATTACACCCTAATTCTTGTGTTGTTTTAAAAAATCAATCAAGATATTTATGGACACATGAATTAAAATTTAAAGGCAAAAGAAGAATAAGTGTAACATTTAGATTTATTAAAAATTCATATTTATGAATAATCATATGTTATAACATATGATTATATTGTATCTTTTACCCTATTGGGGATGTTCCATTAGGATAAAATGGTGGGAAAGGATTATTCATATCACCAATAAGAATAAAACCTGAATCTTTCAATCGTGAATCAAGTCCGATATATTTAGCTTCATACGTGAAACCAGAAAAACAAGTAGGTGTTATTTGTATCAAATGTATATTATCGGGAAGTAATGTTCTATCAAATACTCTTTTAGGTGTATTATAAAATTCACCACTGGCATGAAACCAAGACCTGTTAGATCCGTTACCAAGTAAAAGAGATACAGGGTAATTAAAAACTAATCCTAAAATTGGTCTATATGGTATATGGATAACAGGAGGACTATATGGTCCTCCCACATTGAAAGTTTCGGTAATGTTCCAACCCTGAATTATAACATTAATTGGTATGTCAGGATTTTTATTTATTAATGTTATTGTACTCATTTTTTAATGAGCGAAAAAAATAATAAAATAAAAATTAAGATAGTTTTACTATTTTTCTCAATTATAAATGAATGCAAAAAAATTAACTAATGGTTCATCGAATGATATTCAACCTATAAAAACAAAAGTAAGTAATTTCTTTTCTGAAGTTTGGAGTTTTATGAAAAGAAATTGGTATTTGTTGTTTATATATGGTTTTATATTTATTTTATTATGGTTCATATCTCCATCATTCGTGGCTAATTATTGTCAAATACAACTTGATGGTGGAATTAAGAATACATATTGTGTAGATTATAAAAAATTATTCTTATGGTCAATGATAATTACAATAATGGTATTCACAGTATATGCACTATATAAAATATTAAATTTTAATAACAATTTGTCTAAATTAATAGAAAGAAAAATATCCCAGTGAAAATTGGAAATTTTATGATTGAATAAAAAGAAAGTTTTATAAAACTTTCTTTTTGATATATTTAAATTTCTATATACAACATTTACATCTAGCACTTCTTTCTTTATTGAAATGTCCATTAACAAAATTACTGACAAGGATGAGGGTTGATGTTGGAGCTCGGATTTGCGCTTTATATCTGCTTGTAGTTAATCCTGCAAGGGTATTACTATTTTCACCTGAATCACCTTGCAATTCTAATTGTTCCTCAACCGTAATAGTAGGTTTCGTTTCAATTTCCATCGTCAATGCTCTTACTGCTTGAGAATTTGATGCAGTGATACCTCCTGACGGTTGCAACGAATCGAGATTGAGACATTTAGACCAAACATGATATCCTGATTCTGTAGGTACAGTATTTGCATGGTGTATAGCTTCCATAAGAACGAAGTGATCAGCAGGCATTTTATAATATGCATAAGAATCACTATTGTAAATGATAGATATGTTATCAGCAGAATCATTTTCAGTGAATCCGAGAGGATCATTAGTATAATTACTCCATGACCCACATAATTGAGCTGTCACATTTTCAATATTGAAATAAAATGCTTTGATATGTCCTGGAATCTTGTCTAATTCCAAACTAACAGTAGAACCAGGAGATATATCGTCTTTAGACAAAGAAGCAATTTTTTCAATAAGGATATGTTTTCCTCTACATGCTTTTCTATGGCGCATTCTTTCAGCCATAGTAACAGTGGCAACTTTAATAAATGTTTTAGGTGGATTTACTTCAATTTTTTCTTCCAACAAGAATTCATTAGGATTCAACAATTCACCTTCAACATCATTGTTATTGTTACTTGCTCTACAAATTAATCTAAATTCATTTGTTGCACCATAAGCATCACCTACGGTATCCAATGCACCAAATGGAGCTTTAGAACTAGATGCAAGATTCACAGAAGAACCTTCTTCATATACTTCAGTTAATTGAGTCCAACTTCCAGTAGTTGCTGAGTTCAATGGGAATACATTTTCTCTTTCAAAACTTAATAATTTAGTGATATCTTTAACAGGATCAATTTGAATTTCAATATTATTACACAATAGATTCAAAAGTGGGAATGCCGTTTTATTAGCTCTCTCACAACCCTTGCAAAATTTCTCCCTGGAGAAGGAGAATGGTAAATCCAATTGTAATTCTCTGGATGGGATAAAACTGTTTGATCCACTTCCCACCGTAGCTTGTTTAGGAATAACAAGATCTGGAATATTACCAATAGCTTCTAAGTATTTAGCTTTAAAATCAAGAGGTACCTTCCATTGAAGATAATCATCTAACCATACTCTATCCAATTCTTCAGTTGATCTACCATTAATTCTCATTCTTACACAATTGTAAAAATTATGTAGTAAATTATTTGTCCAATAAACTCTTTGTCTTGGAACATATACACTAATATCAGCATCTGTTATAGCCGTAATATCATTATTTTCATTTTGATTTCCCGATGTTTTAGTTGTTCTGAAATATTTTTTACCAGTAATAGGGAATATAGTGCCCTCACCATCAACAAAAGTGAAATTATCTGGTGTATTTTTTAATTTAATTTTAGGAGTCATCCATCTTGACCAAGCATACAGCAAGAAATCGGTGGCTGAATATTGAGTAGGACTCAAGTCATAAAACAATCCATTAGATATATCACCTGTAGTTTTTAATTCCCTAGCACCAAATGCAAACCAGGTAGATTGTTGTAATACCATAGAAAATGGGGATTTTAAAACCCGACCATGGTACAATTTACCTTCAATGTTACATAATTCCAATGTGCTCATGTCAATATAAGTAGTTACTGCTTCAATCTTTCCTGCGAAATTAGACATATTTTATAAAAGCGAGATAATATTTTTATCTTCAATTATTCTTCGATATATGAATTGAAATATTTTATATCAATGATTATATTGTTTTTTATATAATAGTATTTTAGATACTATTATATACTTTTTCATATATAAATTATTGTTTTTCTTTGAAATCATTATGTGTAGAAATATAAATATTTAAAACTCCATAACTTCCTATTTTAGATTTTATATTCAAAGGAAGTGTTTTACCTGTTTTATTGCTTTTACCAGCAACTATTTGTATATTTTTTGAAAGATGTGAAAGTTTATTAAGTTTATTGATGAGTTTACCTTTAACAATACAAATAAGATTTGATTCATCATCTTCATTCCATTTTCCAAATATTTCTCTAGTTCCAACTATATTATCACTTGCTATAAATTTAATTCCATTATCCTGGTAATATATTTCTACTTTTTCGGAATCCTTGAATTCACTACACAATTCTTTAAATCTGGCAGAAGAAACATTTACAATAGGAGACATCTTGGAAAATTCTGGTGGTGGAAGAGATTTTTCAATAATTTTGGTTTTAACTTTTGTGTCATTTTCTACTTTAACTGATTTAAGTTTTTTCCAGTTGTTATTGTCACCATGAACACGATAAAAATATGTATTATCTTTATTTATATAACCCACTTCGAAATTATTACTATTTTTAATATTCTTGACATGTGATGCTGCATGTTTACAATTTAACACAAAATGATATTTAAGTTTTTCATTTTTCATTCTTAATTTAACATCATTAGATGATATATCTACTTGTAATAAGAATCCATCTTTTTTATTGATATCTTTTATACACATACCATCTCGACTTAATGTGTGATGTAATTGAGTGGTAAGTTGTTTACATGCTTCATAACATTTTTTATAAGCTACAGGTTCAGGAACTTCTATTCTGAAATCACAATTTTCTTCCGTCATTTTCTTTTCAATTTTTTTTGACTTGAAAATTGAAAATAATATTGGAATAGTTATTATCTTCAATATCTTGATTATGTATGTGTAATGAAATTTTATCTATTTCAATTTTTATTATGGTATAAATAAATGTCAGATGCATCAAGAATAAATTTGAACATGAATGAAAAAGGACCTAGTATTTGGAATACCATACATTCTTTTGCCACACAAGTTAATACTGATAAAATGTTACAAATTTATTTAGTGTTTTTAGTGAGTGTTTCTAAACTTTTGCCATGTGAAGAATGTAGAATACATTTCACAAATATGATTAATGATGCTTTAAATATGAAATCCAATATTTACATTTATAATTATATTGATAAGAAGCACGGCATATTTTATTGGAGTTGGCAGATACATAATTTAGTTAATGAACGTTTATCTAAGCCTTATTATCCATACAAAGAAGCTTATGAAAATTATTATAAAAAAAAGAATGGTATATGTGATAAAAGTTGTTCTATAACACAACACAATAATACAAATTATTATTAATTTTCATGATTATACATGTTATTTTCATGTCGAATAACTTTTTAATATTTTTATAAAAATATCAAAAATATAAATTATTTCATATTAATAAATAATGGATCTTTTAAATCCTTTTAAATACAAAATTGAAGAAAGAATAAAAAAGAATTCAAATATAGAAATAGAAGCGAAAAAAATTATAGATCAATTTTCATTTCAACTTATAAGGATTTTATTGACATCTCTAGATCAGGTTAAACTTACAAAATATTCCACATACACATATAAATTAAATTATAATTCTTCAATGAGGGAAATAGTTTCAAATAAAAATAGATTGTATGAGATAAAAAATAGGATAGGAAAATTATTTTATAATGGTACAAATATAACTATATCCGAGGAAATACCCATAAAAGCAAACCAATTTTTTGAAAAGAAACAAGAAATAAATCCAAGATATTTTAGAAGAGATATTATTCGTATAAGTTCTAAAAAATATAACATAGATATTTCTAAAGTGACAGATCATATTTGGGATAGAAATATCAAATCAATTGTGAAAAAAGATCATTACGAATTTGAAATTGAATACAATTATAATTCAAAAAATTGGCGTAGTTTTTTAGAATTAATTGATAAATATATAAGTTTAATTCATAGCAACAGACCTGTTGATTTACATTTTCCAAACCTCACATTTGAAAATCTTATTCAAAATCCGTACACATTAAGTGTTAAAGCAGATGGTATACATCGTAAACTTATTATATTTAAAAAGGATTATAAATTATTTTTAATGTTTGCAAATATAGACAATACATTGGAAAAAATAGAATTGGAGGGTGATATAAAAAAGATATTTCCTGATAATTTTGTATACGTCTTGGATGGAGAATACATGAATAAAAGAAATGAATTTCATGCTTTTGATATATTAATATATGAAAATGTAATAGTGAGTAATTTAAAATTCAAAAACAGATATAATTATCTTGTTAAATTGTTTAAAAAAATATCTAATCTGAAAATCAAATCTAATTTCAAATTAACACTCAAAGAACATATATTTGTGAAAACATCTAAAGATTTTTTTAAAAGTGTAGAAAAACTACTTCATACTGATCTTGACAACGATGGTATTATATTTACACCTGGAGATGATGTATATTTATCGAATTATATATTCAAATGGAAACCTATAGAAAAACTCACAATTGATCTCTTTTATGAGAATAGAAATTTGTATGTATATGATCCTACAACAAGACGAAATTTACCATTCAATAATACTTTTGAAATAGATACATCCGGATTGAAATATACGAATGGTAAAGTTATAGAATTTTCTATAGATTTGAAAAATAAATTACTTACGGCAAATAGAATAAGAAATGATAAAATATATCCCAATAAATATAGTGTAGTTGAAAACATATTTAAGTTACATAAAAACCCTATAACAACTGATATAATAACTGGCAAAAACACAAAATTAATGAGAAAATACCACAATAAAGTAAAATCAAAAATATATGATGATTTGAAATTGTGGGGTGTCAATACTATACTCGATATTGGGTCTGGATTGGGTGGTGATGTTCTCAAATGGAAAAAAAATGGATTTGATGTAACAGGTATAGAACCCAATCCAAATAACATACAAGAACTAGTAAGAAGATTGGATTATGCTGATTTTGATATAAATTTATTTGAAGGACGGTTTGAAGATGTAGAAATAAACAAAAAATTTGATTGTATAACTTCTTTCAATTCTTTTACATTTTTAACAAAAACAAATGAATATATGAAAAATGTAGTCAATAAGATGATGAAACATGATTCAGAATATATTGTTATAGTTGGTTTTGATGTTATGAAATTTTTTGAATTCAATAATATCAAAATAGGATCTAAAATTGCTAAATACAAAACTTCTAATTTCGATATTGAAGTCGATAAAAAAAACAACAAAGTGATTATAGAGATATTAACTGGCGCATCTGTACCCAAACAAGAAGAATATATTATTGATTTTGAATATTTAAAAACGCTTTTCAAAGGCTATAATACTATTAAAGATGAATTTTTAAATAAAGAAAAACTTATGTCGGAAGAACAATATTTTTATTCATCTTCAACAAGATTATTGATATTTAAAAAATCAAAAACAACAATAAAAAAGAAAAGACTATATCTAAATATTAAAATGTTAGAACCACAACAACAAAAATATGTGGGTAATTTATATGGTTTTGATATATATAGAATAGGGTCTATAGGTGATAATAACTGTCTCATACATTCTATTCTTGATATGTATAACTCAGAATATCAAAAACTTTCACCAAATGAAAAATCAAAAACAGTGTTACAAATTAGAAAATACATTTGTAAAAATTTCACTAGAAAAGTATGGAATAAATATATTGGATCATTGAACAATTCTTTTCTTAACAAAGAATATTCATATGAAAAGATGAAAAACGAATTATGTGATATGAATGTATGGTTAGATGATATATTTATACCGTATTTATCAGATGTATTTGAAAAGAATATTGTAATATATCAATTAGACACAAATGGTAATTTAAAATATATATCTAATTACAATATAAAACCTATTTATGAAAATGATAGAGATACAATTATATTATATTATTATCACAAAAATGGTTTAGGTCATTACGAAGGTATAGGTATCAATGAAAATAATTCTCTTATTACTGTAGTTCATAGAAATACACCATTATTCGAATACATAAAAAAACAAAATTAAATTATTGAAATAATTTAATTTTGAGATATAAATTCTAATGAAAATATTATTTTATCAAATAAAACCCATAAATCTTTTCTTTCTTTATCGTTAAATCCTTTGGAATCTTCATTTAACCACATTACTTTTAAAAACTCTAAATGTTCATCTTTTAAATGTTTATTAAATATGTTAAAATTTTCAATAAAAAATTTCTCATTTCTATTTTTGACTTGTCTTTTAACATCTTCTCTTAATAATTTATCAGATACAATATCATGTAATTTATTTTCACTGAGTCTGTCGTAAACACTGGTGAACAATTTAAATAATATTTTTTCTTTTTTGTTATTTCTATATTTTATCTTATCTTCAAGAAAATTAATAAAAGTATCCAATCCTTCAGAGAAAAAATCCATTGCTTCTTTTTTATTATCGAATGTTACTGTGGTGACTTCTCTCATTTTATAAAATTATAAAATTATAAACTAAATAACAATAATTTATAACAATTTACATTTGTTTTCGCATATATTTTGGTAGGTGTTTCATTATTTTTTTAACATCTTTATTTGACATACCAGATAAAGAACCTTGTATATCTTTAATTGCCGATTCATTATTTTTTAATTCTGTTAAAATTTCTATCAATTTATCCAATATATCGCCAAAACTTCCATTTTGAAGTGAATCCAAATTTAAATTTTTATCTTTTACCACTTTTTCCATAAGTTTGATTATTTTTTGAAGACCACTACCTGAATTTTTTACAGATTCATTTAATTCAGATACTAAAAGAACAAATTCATCTAATTCTTTTTTTTCAACTACATATTTTGTATTGTTTTTAATGTAATAATCTTTATTTTTATGTAAACATATTAACGATTGAAATATACAACCTACAAATAAATCTTCAAATTTATCTGAAATCATTTGATCTTTAGATGCTTCTTTATATATTTTGGCTACAGGGTAAGATATATTTGAATTGTTATAAATCAATGGTTCTATTGTTAACAAAAAATCAAAATCAAATTCATCAATTTGATCATAGTATTTATTGTAATAATTATAGAACAATTCTGCTATTTCTCTTTCTATTTTCAATTTTTTATTTTTCTTATTTTCACCCATTTTACATACTTTTTTCAATAAAGAATTGAAATTTTTAATTCTTTCACCTTGAACAGATACAGTATTAGCAAATTGTATCAATTCTCTAGTTTTATTCAATAAAGTTGATGAATTTTGGTCATTGTTTTCCTCATTTGACATTTTAACATTTAAAAATATTTAATCAATTATCATAATTATATATTAATAATTGAAATTTTAAGATGGTTTTATTATCTTCATATCTCATTTTTCACACAATAAAATATATACAAATTCTGATGATTGAGAATTAAATGTAAATGTGATATAAAATTATAAAATAAATTAATACTATACAACTAACAAAATGTATCTTAAACCTTTTGTTTGGGAAAAGCGAGATGAGAAGATAGAAGGCAAAACTAAATTTTTTATATATGCATTTGGTCATAATCAAAATAATGAAGTTACTTCTGTCAAAATACCATACAATCCATGGTGTTATATTGCTTTACCTGAAGAAACAATAAAAAAACACATTTTAGAAAATTTTAAAACAATGGAAACTAAAAAAGATAAGTTTTTAAGATTTTTAAAAGATAGAAATGAAGATGTTGATTTAAAGAAAAATAACATCTGGAAATTCATGAAAGAAAAAATAAATCAAGATGAAGAATTGAAGGAATTCTTATATACATCTAAAAAGAATAAGAAGAAATCAACATTGGATAATAAAATTAAATTATTTATTGATTCACATTCTGAATTTATGCGTCTCTACACTTTGATAAAAGGAGTAAACATTGTATACATTAATAAAATATTTCCATTGAAAGAACACAAACGATTTTATTATTTTTTGAGAAATATAACTTCTTTTTCAAAAAATATAGAAGAATGCAATCTTTCAAGTGAAGATATTGAAAATTTTCAAAAATTATATGACGAATTGTATGAATATTTATTTAATTATTGTAAAGAACTTTGTGAATACAATATAAATGATTTTTATGGCATTCATGATTATGTATATGTGGAGAAAAAATGTGTGTGGCATTACAATGCAAATAAGATAAAAGGTTTTAAAGTTAGATTCAAAAATAATGTATCTTTGTTCACTCTGAGAAAAAAAATGAATAATGTAAATGGCATTAAATTTGAATTTCCTGAATCTTCTGAAGATCAAGATTTGAAATTCAGAATAGAAAAAGATATAGAAGCATGTAAACCTATTTATATTTCTAAATATAAAGAAGATTGTTCATCAACGTGTGATAATTGTGTTATCACAAAACCTGAATATGTGAGGTGTACAAATGATGAAGAATTAAAAGAAATGAATTTTGATCTTATTGTTCCTTCCATTTTATCATTTGATGCTGAAGTTTATGCAGAAAATTCTAAACAGATGCCTAAATCATTTAACATGAAAGATGAAGTGTCATCTATAGGTTTTACATTTGTAAATGAAAAGAAAGAAAAAACATATTATTGTGCTTATATTGGTGACAATCATGAAAATGAGGTTAAGAAATCATTAAATGATGAAAACGAAAGAACAATACAAAAGTACCTGAAAGATAACGAAGAATCTAAAAATAATATTGAAAAAATGAATGTACGTCTTATAAAATGTGATAATGAACTTGATTTATTGAGAAAATTTGAAGATTTAATAATAGAACTTGATCCAACAATTATCATGGGTCATAACATATTTGGATTTGATATTCCTTATTTTGACGCTAGACTCACAACAATTTATAATGAAACTTGGAGAAACATGTCTAGATTTCAAGATTATCAGGTCGCAACAAAAAAGTTCGAATGGAATTCAAAAGCATATGGTGATCAAAGTATGTTTACATTTAATCTGCCTGGGCGTATTTTTATCGATACACTTCCATATTTTACAAGAGAATTTTATTTTCCTATTAACACATTAGATTATTTATCTAAATCTATATTGAAAAAAGGCAAAGTTGATCTTCCTATTAAAACTATGCATCTTCTTAGGAGAATGGGTATTATTATGCAAGAATTATATTATGTAACTATAGATAGTGAATTACCATATGATCTATTTAACGCCACTGATGCTTGGGAGGCACTTCAACAATTATCAAATTTAGTGGGTGTAAACATGATTGATTTTATATCTAGAGGTCAAGGAAGAAGAGGATTTCCTCCTATTTATGCAGATTTGTTTAAAAAAGGATATATATATACACCATCACCAATGAAAACAGATAAAGATTTTGAAGGTGGTTTTGTATTTAAAAATAAACCCGGTGTATATGATTTTTTATTTACAAATGATTTTAAATCTTTGTACCCTAGTATTATGATCGCTTATAGTCTTTGTTTCACAAACTTGATACAAGATGATTGTGGAAATAATATAGATTTGTTAGTGGACGATAAAGAATGTCATGTGTTTGATTGGACTAGTAAAAAAAGTGGCAATAGAAAGTATTATCGTTTTAATAAAAATCAAGAAGGTCTACTTACAGAAAAATTAAAAGCTCTTTCCGATGCACGTCAACAAATTAAAAAGGAAATGGGAAGGATATATAAAATTTTAGATAAACATAAATATAAACTCAATGAGGAAGAATTAAAACATTGCACATCCCTGCTTCAATCCAAAGATAAAAATGAAGTTGAAAAAATTAAAGAACAAATTGAAAAACATAAATTTCGTTTATCAGATGAACAGATTAAAAATTATAAAGTCAAATTGGCCGTTCTTAACGCACGCCAATTAGGTATAAAAAAAATTATGAATTCTATTTACGGTTTGACTGGCGCCCAATCTAAATTAAAATGTTTTGAAATTGGATTATGCACCACTTATAACGGGAGAACAAAAAATCAAGAAATGGCCATCAAATATGATGAATATATAAAAGGTAATACGATATATGGAGACACAGATTCATTTATGAATGAAATACCTTGGTTAGTAAATTACATAAAAAAGGTACCAAAAGAGAAACAACATAAACTTCTGATGAAAGTGGGCAACTACGCTGTCGATCATATAAACAAAAAATATCTTTTATACCCGATGGAAGTTGAATTAGAGGAGATAAAAAGGAAATTTTTATATTTGAAACAAAAAAATTATGTTTATATCACTCTTGACAAGAATGACCCCATGAATGTTAATATAAATAATTACCATTGTAAAGGTCTACCCCCCGTAAAAAGAAATTATCCAACATATCTCAAAAAAGTATACAAACAAATAACAATCATGATTATTCTTGAAAAATCACTTGATGAAATTGTAAATTATTATTGCGATAGGATGTACGATTTAATGAGTGGAGCTGTGAGTTACAAAGATTTAATTATTATTCTAAAAAGTATAAAAAGCACATATAAAAATAATAGTCATCAAAATGCTATATTTTGGAATTATCTTGTTAACGTGAAAGGACAAAATTATCAAAGTGGTGATAGTGTTGAATATGTATTTGTTGAAAGAGAAGGGGCTACTAAAGTTGGAGAAAAAATGCAAAGTGTTTATTTACATGAAAGTGAAAAAACTAAACTTGATTTGATGCATTATCTTGAAAAAACATTTTCTCCTAATTTCGATCGTCTTTTACATGCTATATATCCTAACAGATACCCAAAACAATACAGTAAAAAGACTATTGTTGGTAGACATAAAAATATGAAATTATTAATGCAAGAATTAACCAATTATCATGTAAAAAAAAATAATAAAGTATATATCTCAATTTGCAATAAATTGTTAGATAAATTAGAAATTAATAAAGACCCAATTTATTCTAAAATCTGTTCCATGTTTATTAACATCAAAAAAGAATCTAAATTGAACAAACAAGTATTATTGAGATACAAAAAAATATCAAAAGACATCACACATATTAGTTTGAACCCTAATATACAAATTTGTTTCAAAAATCACAAAATAGAATTGGGCAAATCTGAAAAATATGTTGTAAGTTTTTTGAAGAATTTAGAAATGTATGATGAACGCTTGGTTAAAAATTATGTAGATATATCAAATAAAATTACCAATTTTGAAAAATCTAATCTAAAAATTCACATAAGATCAGATAAATATGAAATACAATCTTTTAAATTCTTCAATAATAAATTATCATCAGAATTGAAAAATATGAACACCACATTAAAAATAGAATAAAGGCTTAAATCAATTTATATGTTAAACATATAAATTAAAACGTAAAATCACCACCTGAAATACAATTATATATATACCAACCCATTACTATATTTTTATTTATATCGTATTTTTTTGTTACAAATTGACCCAAACCATAATATATCAAAGCTTCTTTTGTATCTTGAGATATATTTTCAATATTTATATCATTATATAAACCTTCTCTATTCAAAATATTTAAAATATAATCATGATTATTTTGATATATTTCAGAAAAATCAAATAATGCGATATCAGATATTTGTGGTGGCATTTTAAAATCAGATTGATTTATCATGACATTCAAATTTTTAAGATATTTAATTTTTATAAAATGAATATAAATGGTTGAAGATATATCATCTTTGTTAAAAATTTTATCTGATGAGGAATTATTGTTTCTTAAAAATATAATGACAAACGAAACTGTTATAGATCCTGAATTTATTGCTCAAATAAATTCAACAATTGTAAATGCTATATCTAAAGAATACAATTATACAATTGGTAGTTTAAAATTACCTAAATTATATGTGGCTTTTGTTATAATAGCAATATTAAGTCCTTTATCAAGTAAATTATTAGATATTGTGAAAATATTTTTAAAGAAAATAGCATCCCTTGCTTCTGGTTGTTTTAGAAAGAAAAAAGGAATAACAAAAGAACAATTAGATATAATGTGTGAAAGTAGGAATAGAGAACATGTATAATTATATTTGTAATTTTACAAATATAATTGAATTTATCTATAATAAATTGCATTTTTTTCTTTTAACACTTTAAATATACTTTCTTTAAGATCAGATTTATGGTTGAAATACCAACTGTGTATTGTTCTTTTTTCTTCATCACTCATTTTCGATTTATAAAGCATTTTCTTTGATTTTAAATCATTGGTTATTGTTTTTATATCATCATCAGATATTTTTTTTGGTTTCATGCCTAACCTATATGTATATGTCGCTGTTTTTTCTAATTCTTTAACTATTTTAAAACCGCGACAAGCTGTTCTTTTATCTTTTGTTCCGTTCACTTTAAGTTTACATTTAACACTTGCATCTCTTAATCGTAGTGTATTATCAATTATAGTGTATATACCATATATATTGTGTTTTTTACTAATTTTTCTTTCTTCTTCAACTAATTTTTTATTTATTGTAACAAGATAACTCAGTTTAATTTCATTTTCTATGTTATTCCATTTAGGATTTTCTTGATTGTAATATAAAATTCTTAATGTGGCTTTATCAGATAATTCTGTAACATTACCCGTATAAGGGTAATTTTCTTTATTTTTAGATAAAATATGAATTATGATATCATCTTCAGGGAAATGAAACCAACTATTTTTTGTTATTTTTAGAAGAGCATTGATGAATTTACTATCTTCACCCAAAAGATACATATTTTCGAAAACTATAACTTTTTCCATCATAGAAAGTTTCATAAATTTATGTATAAATCCTTCAATACTTTCTTTTTCTATACTTTTAATGAATTTTTTTGCTGAATTTTGTTGCTTTGGTATATTATATGTATCGAGAGATATTTTCGATTGAGATATAAGATATTTCGAATAATTATAAACATTGCCATAATCATTTATTCCAATTACATTATCAGATTGTAAATAATAAATATCTGATTCATTTCTAAGATACATACTCTTTCCAAATCTATTTTTAAATATTTCGTTTGATGTTATGAGTTTATTCAGTGTATAAATTATCATTTCTTTATTTTCTTTTGGCATCAAATTAAAAATATTGTGTGTTGTGAGTTTACTGTTATAAAGAAATAATATTTTTATGTCATTTACTATTTCTTTATATTTTTCTTTGTCATATTTACCTATATATGTTGTGTAATCAAGTTCCCTATCTTCCAGTTTTTTATATTTGTAATCTGGATTATTTATATATCTATCAAATGAAGATTGTATAATTATATCTTGTACTACATTTATTTCTAAATCTTTTGCGTTCTGCATCGCATACAAATATATATCAATTGAATCTTCCAATGAGTTTTCATCTGTACCTTGAACTGCTGCATTTCTAAATATTTTTATATATCTTTCATCTTTAGGAAAATTAAGTTGACTATCTGCTCTTTCAGCTCTTCCTAACGTTTGTATCTCACTACCCATATTCCAACCAGCAGATAACATTACAGTTCTCACATTTCTAAATGACAAACTTTCTTTTGATGCATCAGAACCTATAATAACATGAAGATATTCGCCGTATTTATTTTCAGGCATATTGGAACTATTTATAATATTTTCTAAAGCATTATCAGTAGTTTCAGAATCAATTATAGAAAACCTTTTTGTTTTCATTGTACCAATAAAATTAGTTGATAATGTAGATTCATTTCCTGTATAATATTCATATCCATATAATTTCATGAATAAACCAAATAATTTTATACCAGGTCCTCTCACAAACATATTATAAATATATGTGCATTCTTTTTTTCCTTCATTTGATAATAAATATTGAATGCAATTGTAATACACTATACTGCATTTTTTGAAATTTTCTTTCTTTTTGAAAAACAATTTAGCTTTTGTATTAAATTCATATTTGTTCTTATCCAATAAATCTTCATATTTGGCTCTTTTATAATCATGTCCTATATAATCTGCATCTGCTTGAAAATCTCCATTTTCGTCTATATATGGAAAAGAAAACAGAGATCTCAATCGCGGTTTTAAATAAAATTGTGTATTCTTTTTTTCGTTGTTTGACCCCCTAGTTCCTTCTTCTGCTTCCATATAAGATTCTCTTTGAAATTCACTCATAATATTAATTTTGATATTCATTTTCATATTAAAAACATTGATGTCTTTACCCATATATATTCTTTTGGGTACCGATCCTTTTTTGGGTATATAAGAAACTATACCTTTGAATTTAGGATTAAGGTAATTGTAAAGATCTTGGTTAAATGCTCCAATTTCTGTATCTTCGTTAATGTCTGTTTTCATTAAATTTTGTAATTTTTTAATATCTATTTGGTCATCCCAATCAAGCAACAGATTTATTATGCTGGCTATCTCTAACGGGTCATTAACCATGGGAGTTGCTGTTAAGAGAACAATATAAACATTATCTAGGCTGTGAAGAAATCTATTTATAACGCTATAAATTTTTTTTGAATCTTTTTGTCCCCTTCCTTTTTTAATAGTTCTTAAATTATGTGCTTCATCAACTATAATTAACCTATTACTGTATTTTTTATTCCATTCTTCTGCTGTCATTTTTTCTAATTTATTTGAAAATTCCACAAAATTATGCATTTCATAGAATTTATCAAACTTTTTTGTTTCTGCAATGTGTCTCCCATGAGCAGAAGAATATTTAACAACAACTCCTTCTTTTTTCGCAAGACTAGGAAGATATTTTTTAAATTCTGTTTTAAAAGCCATTTGATTGTTTTTACTTTTTGTCAAAATCAGTGTTTTCCCGAAATTTTTATTTTGTAAGAAATTTTCACTTATTCTAAACGCACTTCTTGTTTTACCTGTACCTACATCATGATTCAACAATATTCTATTATAATTTGTACCTACATTTATCATTGAATCTTCTGATACACCATCAGGTGTTATATATCTTCCCATAACTTCTTGATGTTTAAATAATTTATCAGAATATGAATTCTTTAAATTTATCAATTCATAAAATTCTTTTTTATGCATTAAATAATCTATGAAATTAGATTTGCTTTTTTTTGGGTAAAAATCAAAAAAATCTTCCAAAGTTCGAGACATTTATTATTCAATATCTTTTTTTTATATTAATTTTATATTTTTATTCAATATTTTTTTCAATTATGAAAAAAGTATTCTATATTTTTATATTTTAAGTTGTTTCAATACCTCTCAAACTATTGAGAATAGTTGATTCAACATCAATATAATCAGAAATATTATAAGAATTCGGAAAATCCTTTTTAATTGTGTTTTGTGTTAAATTAGTTTTCTTTATTTTGTAAAGACGATGATTAAACACATAAAATACACCTTGATATTCGTTTCTGTGATCCACTTTCATCAAATAAATTTCATCGTTTTTGATCAAAATTAAACAAGCTTCACACTCCCATTTCTCACATTCTGTAAAATCTTGAGAGATATCAAACTCATCAATATTATGGCATACTTTACCATCATCCAAAAGAAAATAATGATGGTTCATCGCATTTAAAAATATATTTCCAATCACAAAATCACCAATCTTCTTGCCAAACCACTTTTTATTGAATGTTTTCAAAAAATGTTCACAATACTCTTCAGTTGTTTCATAATCAACTCTTTTTAATTCTGAATTCATATAATTTAAAAGCGATCCGAAATCTCTTGTTTTCAATTGTTTAATATCTTTTTTTGGTAAATTTTCTGTTTCTACTCTGAAATCTTCTGATTTAAATAAAATTTTGCTTGACATTTTTTCCTTTATGCAATATTTATAACATCTAAATATTTTATATATTTTATATATAAAATATTGTTTAATATGCAGATTTGTGTTTACCTGCTCTAAACCCTTGAAGTGATTGTTGCTGCATTTGCATTTGTCTAAATGCAGGTCCAGCTTCGTTTTGAACACTGTATTGTTTTCCTGATAATTCACCAAGTCCCATATCAGTGTTGACAACTTGCCAATCGCCAGTTACATATTTAACTTTTCTTTTTTCTACTTTATACAAATCATTTCCACATTCATCAACCCCGATTTCTGCGATTTCTACTGGTCCTCTTTCAACATTTACTCTTCTTTCAAATTCTACTTCAATATCTTTAATTTCACAAACAGGAGCTACTTCCTCTCTTGGTACAACAGTTTCTTTTGGTCCGTTTTGGAAATTTCTGTTATTTTGAAAGTTATTTCCAGCAAGTTCTTCATCATCTCTGACAAGAACAAGAGCTTCAGTTCCAGTTGGTTCATTGTTTTGGTTGAGAATTTCGAATCTTCCACCATCAAATCCTGTCTGTTCGTCACCACCTTGTTCTCTGTCAGTTGATTCTAAAATAAATGCGGTTTCGGGATCTCTTTCTTGTAGAGTTCGCACATCTCCATTCAATGCGTTTGTATCGTATTCATAAAAATCGCCATTAGCATTATTGACAACTAAATTATTTCTTCCATTGTTATTAAGACTATTCATTTCATTTACACCTAGTCTTCGTACTAATTGATTTCTTCTATAACCTCCAACTCGTGTTATAGGTTCAGATCTTCTATTTTTGCCTCTTCTCAGATTAGGAAATCTTGGTCTCGGATGTTGCATTTTCAATAGTGAAGAAAATTATTTCAAATTTTTGCATTAATATTGTTAATATTAATAATGCGATAAAAATAAATTATTGATATTTTCTTATCTTATTTTTATTGAATATTCAATAAAAATTAATTATGTTTTTGTCCTTTTGATAGATATCCGTATTTAAAATCATTTATTTTCTTAGATACTATATTACCATGTTTATCTGAATAATAAACTTTTTTCACATTAAATAATTTCATATATCTAACACAGTTATCACATGGCATAGAATTACATAATTTATTGAAACTATTTTGTCTGATGACTAGAATTTCAATATTTGGTAATCCCTTTTATATGGCGTTTTGATTTAACCAATCTTTTATCTGTTATTAAATTATTGAAATCAAACAAGTTTTGTAAATCTTTTCTTCCTATATTACGCAAATAATTCATTATTGCATTTTGTTCAGCATGACACGATAAATTTCTACAACTTTTATTATACCCCATACTTTTTATTTTTCCACCACTCAATACAACAGCTGTATGTTTAGATTGCATATCACTTTTATTACAACCACTTTTATTACAATGACAGAGTCTATCAATATATCTTGAATATCTCATTTATATGTTCAAATATTATTATTATTATTTCAAATAAAATCAAATTAAACTTGATACCAAACATTATCACTTCCGCTGTATCTAAACGTTGCAGACGCATCCGCCGCTATAGTTACAGCAGTTGGCGTGTCAACATCTAAAGCAGCTGCTGAATTATTTGTTACTGTCACAAATTTAGTATCTCTATTGTCTTCATCTACAGGAAGAATTATTGCATTATTAGCAGTGTCTACTGTATCTACTATATACCAATCAAATAATACATTGAAATTAGCTAATGTTATATTAGCATCAGGTACAGTAACACCATCAATAACAGTTTGTATATCTTGAGATGTTCTATCGTTTATTACAATTGAAGATATATGAATTACAGGCCCACTTGTAACTGAGAGAGTTGGTTCGAATTTTATATCACATTCAGTTTCATCTATTTCAATCATATCACAACAACTGTATATACGAGAATTGACATCCTCAACTCTATAAACTGAACAATTAGCATTTGCTTCTGGACTTGTTATTTTAACGAGATTTTGATTAGAGTGAATCACAGAAAGATTTGCTCCAGCTGTTCTTGTAGCAGATAAACATGCAAATATTTCATTGGCGCCATCATTTCCATAATCCAATTCAAAATAACAACATTTAACAACAACATCAGCATCATTATCAACACTGATACATTTATATTGAAGTTGGAGCGTGTCATCTTGATCATGAATGAAATCGCATTTACTTACATATACAGGTTTATTTGTACTATCGTCAATAGATAAAGTTATGGATTCTTGAGTATTTAAAGCAACAGTATCTGTAGTTTCAGATCCAATTGTACTTGTGAATTTACAAGATGTGAAACTTAAATTATTTTGTGCACTATTAACCTCAACCAAATTTAGATTTGTGAAATCAGAATTGTTCATGGTTCTTTCGAAACAACAATTGATAATATTGATGTCAAAATTAGTTGCAACTGTTTGATTAATATTCAAACAAGTAAGATCATTAACATTGTTATTTCTAATTATTATATTTTCAAGAGTACAACCAGTGTTAATTGTGACTTGCCCATTAATGATGACTTTACCACATCCAATTATTTTTTGTCCTGTTAGAGGCACAATATTTTCATTATAAGTACCTGGGTATACTTTTATAACTTTCATAACATTAGGATCCGAACCTAATCTTTTAATTGCAAGACTAATACTTGTAACATCAACATCAAATTTATTGTTAGGACCTACAGTAATTGTCCTTCCTATATTCTGTACTTGTTTAACAAATTCTAATTTTTTGGTAGATGTTTTTTTTATTATACGATTTACACCACCTCTTCCTCTTAAATAGTTACCATTTATTATAGTATTATTGACCATTTTTAATATAAGAATTTTATTTTTCAAAATTCTTTTTGATATCTTAAAATGACAAAACTCAAATACCCAATATTTGAAGAATCTGCTAAATATACTTTCAATAAAAATTATAAAATTCAATTAAATAAATTTTCAAAAGGTATATTTCCCAAATATATCAGTATAGTTGATAATAACTTTACAATAAAAATAAATAACAAAAGTTATAGTATATCTTTGAATTCGGATTCATATGATATTTTACAATTTTACATTACACATTTCAAGATGAAAGGTAAATCAAAAAAACATAATAAATTATTTGCTTTTCCTGATGAAACTTTATTAAAAGATTTAAACACCCATTATTGTAATAGTCTTTTAATAAATTATTGTGAAGAAAAAAAAAATGAATGGAATTTAAAGCATGAACAATATAAACAATTATTAGCTTTTATACATAAAAACTTATTATCGGGCAAAATAAAAAAAGATAAAATAAAAGTTATTAATTCAAAAATAGATAATATACCCATAAAATATAAAAATAATACATATTTTATTAAATAAATAACATATGTTATTTATTTAATGAAATCATTGGATATCCAATCAATTATCTTACTCTTCTCTTTCGTTTAAAACCATGTTTTCCTAATTTTGAAAGATGTTTTTTATTCAAATTAGGAGCAACATTTCTCATACCATTAATCTGATTTCTAGCGTTATTTATTAATTCACTTCCTGCATTTAATATCATATCTGCATCATTCATGGTTAATTTATTATCTCCATCAACATCAAGCATATTTTGCAATTTATTAAATGAGTTTACATCTCCATTTCCATTAAAGTTTTTTACACCATTATTTCCATTATTAAAAACGCCGTTATTTCCGTTGTTAAAAACTCCGTTGTTGGAAGTTTCATAATCATCATAATATTCATCATAGCAAAATTTCTCCATAGCTTCCAAACCATATAACATTTCTGCTATATCATGAAGAGATTCACCAGCTTCTAGAGCCATAGATACTATTTCTAATACAACAACATCTCTAATATACATTTTGTTATCATTTTTATTGTATTTATTTTCGTGATTCATTTTAAGCAATGTACTATCCATCAATTGATCATTACTTTTATTTTGACCGTAGTAACTGTAATAAAAAGGCCAATACCAATAATATAATCTATCGTAATAATAAGGATTCCAATACCAAGAAGACCAATATGCCATTTTATAATTCCAGGAAAATTTTGTTAAAGATTATCAATTTTTTAATAATACATTATTTAATCATCATATATTTCCATATGTCATATCATATGAAAATATTTATATTCGTTATTTATTTTAAATAAATAAAAAATATACAGATAAAATGATTAAATATAATATAGTGGGCATTTCTGGTAAATTGGGTTCAGGTAAAGATACAGTGGCAGATGGATTATCAAAATATGGATATATGAATAAAAAATATGCTTCAAAATTATATGAAGTAGTTAGTATCATAACTGGTGTTTCCGTAAATCAACTCAAAGATAGAAAATACAAAAATTCAATTACAAATATAAAAATGAATGATAAATATATTACATATGGAGAATTATTACAACAAATTGGAACTAAATTAAGAGAAATAGATTCAGATATTTGGGTAAAAGCTTTATTTGCTGATTATAAAAAAGGAGATAAATGGGCAATTTCAGATGTGAGATTTCCAAATGAAGTTAATTATATTGAAAAAAATAAAGGAAAAGTCATAAGATTAGAAGGTGATCCAATGGATATCAACAAAAATACAAAAAGAGATAAAAACCATATTTCTGAAACGGCTTTAGATCATTATTTTGATGAAAAAGATGTAATCCTAAATAGTGATAGTATTGGAGAATTGAACAGAAGAGTGATTAAAAAATTAAAATAATATATAAATTAAATATTTAATTTATATTAGAACAAAATAGAAGAAATACAATAGCAAAAATGTATACAATTGCGCAAATTTTAAATTTCAATGATAGTCAAATAAAAGAGTTGTGTGATAGCCATTTTATTACATTTGAGTTTATTTTTAAAAATAAAAAATTATTATCAAAAATCCCTTTAAATTATGTTAAATTAGAAAGTCAAAATGATTTTTTCCAATTATATGAAATAAATAGGGTGTTAAAACCTCCAAAAAGTATTTATAGTAATGTAAATTTCCCACAAACAACAACAAAATTTGTTCAAAAATTGTTGGATGATAATCTCATTCATAAAAATTTAAAAATGTTCATAAATAAAAAATACATAAAAGATTTCAATGAAACTTTCTTTCTTAAAAATTATAAAAAGATATTAACATCTGACAATGGCGATTTAACGCATTATAAAAAATATGCCGGCGATGATTGTATTTTAAGTTATAAATTCATTGATAAACATAAAAAATTAATTCCGCACATATATTTTGATAATTTACAGATTTTAGATGAAAAAGACTTTAAAATAGCATTGAAATATTATAAACTTGGCAAAAGTAAACATTATCCTTTGATTGGTTTTTTAAAAGAAAATTTCACTCATTATTTTTTGGATAAATATATAAAAGTTTTATTGAATGATTGTCGCCATTACGAATATCCTTGGAATTTATTTACGAAAGAAATGCTTTATAGATATAAAAAAATATTTAAAAAAGAACATTGGTCTCGCCTAATCACACAAAATAATAATGTGGATTTATATTTATTCAAAACATATTGCGATATAATAGATTTTCCATATTGGATAAATAGTCAAAAAATATCAAATTTGTTAAATTATAATAGATATAATATGATTGATTTAATAAATTTAATTACAAAATATACAAATATACAATTTATTAACCAATGTTATATTACAAAAACAGCAACAAGTACAACAACACATTATAGATATAAATTAGAATTTAAAGATAATATAATTTTATATAAACCTACTTATGTTCAATCCGAATTTGCAAAAATTATAAAAAATGGATATGATGATAAAAATTATTATAAACACTCATTACAAGCTTTAATTATATATATAATCAAAAATAACAATTTTAATTATAATTTATATGACAGAAAAGAAAAATATGTGCTTAGAAAACATTTCAATATATATCCAAATATATACAAAGATAGTAAATGTCTCAATAAAAAAGACAGATTATTTTTGTTAAATATTTTAAATCATTATGATGTCCATTCCAATTGTAATTTTGATAAAATGTACATGAATTATAAAAGCAAACATAAAAGAAATATAATTAAATATTATAAGTTATTAGCGCAAATATATAAAAAAAATTTGTATGTTGATAGTCATAATAATATAATCAAATGTAAATAAATTATTATTTCAATTTTGAAATAATAATTACCAATTTAGTATTTTGTCAACCAACGATTTATCTATTTTATTTTTATGTGCATAGGCATATACCCTATCTTTTATAAAAAGTAAATTATTATTTTTCTTCTTATAATAATTGAATCTGCTTTTTATTTTTCTTTTTATTGTGGAGTCTATTTTATTTTTATTTTTTTGTTCAATGGAATGCCATAAAAGTTTGATGCCATTTGAAGTTTGTTTCCAACCTTCAATAAATATTTTATTATGGTGGACATCATTATGACATTTTTTACAAAGAGGTATTAAATTATGTTTTCTATTTTTATGAAAATGATCAATATGATTATTAATGTCTGCTTTATGTTGTTCATTAATATGATGTGTATCTACAGCTTTTTCATTACAAATACCACATAAATCAATATAAACTTTAGAGTTATATTTAGATTTTTTTGTAGAAATGATCTCATCAGGTTGATTCAATAATTTTTTACGAACATCATATGCATCTTGAATAATTTCATCATTTATTCCCATATATTTTGCGACTTCAACACCATAAAGAGTATCTCCTGATCCTTTAATTATTTTTCTATCATATATCACTTCATTTCCATTGCATTGTGTTTTCATGTGATAAAATCCAAGGTTTTCACATTGTTTTATAATATCAAGATTCGTCAATTCATGAAGATGTGTTGTAAATATAAATTGAGTTTTATTTTTAAGAAGATATTTAGTAAGAGCTCCAACTATAGATATAGCTGAAATATTTTCTGTTCCTCGGCAAACTTCATCACCTAGAACTAAAGAGTGATCTTTACATGTATTTGTTATAATTCTAGTTTCACTCATTTCCACGCCATAAGAACTTAATTTCCTATGTATATCATCTGTGCCAGCTATTCTGGTCATCAATCTCCTATAAGGATAATATATCATTTTTTTACATGGAACATAATGACCTATTTGTGCAAGTAATAACGAAAGTCCAATGGAAGTCATATATGTGGACTTTCCGCTGGCATTAGAACCATATATAAACATGCCTCTATTATTTTCAAATATTGAAGATAATTCAATATCTATTTTGTTAGGTTTATGACCCAGAGATATATCATTAGGTGTGTATTCTATATCTTCATGTATTCTTTCGATAATAGGATGTCTTATATTTGAAGCACATAAAAATGAATCATCAGATTTGACTATTGAAGGTTTTGAATAATTAAAATTGATGCTATTTTTTGCAAAAGATTTCATCACATCTATTTGCGATACAAAAGAAACTATATAATTCATCATTTCTTTATGATTAGAATAAAGATCAATTGTATAATTTTTGAATTCTGTTGATATTATACTTTTCATTTTACTTTCAAATTCAAATATTTCTTTTGATAGAAGTTTCATTTCTTTACTACATAATTGCATTGATGTTTTTAATTCTTTTTTGTCTGTTATTTTGCCTATAACTGATTCTATTTTTTTTAAACCTTTTTTAATTAATTTGTTTTTATCACCTTTAGATTCTACAGCTCCTAATCTTTCTAATCTTTTGTTTGTGATTTTTATAATATAATCAGATGTTTTTCTTTCAAGTTGAGCATAGCCATTTTTCAAATCTTTTTTTGTGTTATCTGCTTCCATTATCATTTTGGAAATAATTGAAGTGTATTCTCCAAGTTTTTCTTTTGCAACAATAACTGATTTTTTCATAGTTTCTATTTTAGTATTTACACCAGGTAAATAAAATGAAATATGTGCATTTTTATTTGTTTCTATATATCTGCTCATTATTTCGAAATTAAATATTTTTTCAATATCTTTGACAAAAGATATTAATTCTTTATTCAAATCATTTTGTGATAAATTTTTAAGAAGAGGATATTCATCAAGTATATCAAACAATTTAATAATTTCTTTATAAGAATAATATAATGCAGCAAAACAATATGGTTTGATTCTATTTAGAGATAAAAGTCTATGGTATTTTTCAATATCTTTTATTTTACATAATGTATCTTCTAATCTTTTGTAATTGTTATCTATAATACATTGCGTTATATTATATCTTTTTTTTAATTCTATTTCATCGAATATAGGATTCATCATATAATTATTAAATAATCTTTTACCCATAGGTGTACTTGTATTTCTGAGAATTTCGAGGAGTGATTTTTTATTTTTATCATTGTTGATAACATTGAGCTGTTCTAAACAATTATGACTCAAAGTGACATATTTTTCATTTTCTTGTATTTCTGGTTTTTTTATTTCTTTGATTATTGATTCATCATGTTTGTATGCATATGATAAAACGAGCATATAACTGAGTATACCTATATGTTTGCGTTGTAAACATAAATATTCTGTTATATTAGACATTGTGTTATTTGTAAATATTTTATTTAAAAACATATCTTGATATATAGGTTTTTCAAGTTCTTTATCATATTTATCAAATATTTTCACATTGTATTTATCCAAATAAAGCACATATTTTATCTCATTGTTGAAATATTTTTTTGGTATATTTTTGCTGTATATAAGTATTTCTTTTGGTTTGTTACATTGTATAATTTTATAAATGTTATTCAAAAGTGATTTATTGTCTTTTTCAATATTTAAAAATTCATGAACTTTATTTTTGCCAGTTGAAACGTCTATTATACTTACACCACAATCAATAATGATCTTATCGTTGTGATCGTTTTCCATATAGATACACATCAAATTTGATTCATCATGATATTCTTCATCAATAAAGGTACCTGCTGTATATATACCCATGAGAGGTCTTGCGATAACTTTTGATGTATATGTACCTGTTTTTTCATTTTTAATTAATTCTTTTTTCTGATCATGCACAATAACAACATATCCTTTTTTCATAGCAAGATCTGTATATTTTTTTAATTTATGAACTGGAACACCCGCATTTCTATGTCCAAATTTAATCGTATCTCTTATACTAACGGCATATGCAAAATCTTTAACATAATCTTCATCCATTCTACAGAAAGTTTCATAAAAATCACCCAATTGATAATATAATACAGTTTTGTCACCATATTTTTTTCTATAATTATCAATTAAATCCATATATTCTTCAATAGGTTTTTTATCTTTTATGATCATTTTACTTTTCAATTATTTTGTATTTGATTTCTTGAATATTGTAATAACTCAAAGGAAAATATAAATCATTTACAAAAATTTTACTTATTTTGATTTATTATTAAATGAGTGAATTTGAATTATATAACATTCCCGATGAAATGCTGCGAGAAATAATATATGATATGACTCTTGAAGAAATTGTTAATTTAAGATTGGTTTCAAAAAGATGGAATGATATTATATCAGACGATAGATTTTGGTGTGCTCTTTTGAAATATACATATGATTTGGAAAAAAATACGCAATGTATCATTGAATATAAAAAGCTCTATAAAATTGAAAATGATATATATGAATTTTGGGATATAATAAATACTGAAAAAACAAAATCATATGATTTAATAACCACATCTAAACCAGAATATAATACAATATTTGAATCAATGCTTCACAATTTGGATAAACTTGAAAGAATGTATAAAGTATATCTTGCATTTGAAACTTTCTTCTTAAAGTTAATGAAAGATTCATATATGAATGAAGAAACGTTGATTTCTTTTCACAAATATATTGTCTCTCTTGGTTCCAAAACATATATACAGATGATAAAAAATATATTGAAAGATCCACAAGAAACATTTAAAGATATTCAAAAGATAGTGTCAGGTTTTGCTTATAATCAAAATTTAATATATTTACCTTTTTCTGTAAATATAACAAAATTCGATTTGCCAATTAAAAATAAAGAAACAGCTAAAAAATATCTTAAGATTTTGTGGCGAGATTTAAAATCTATATCAACACCCAACATAACACCTAATCCAGACAATCTTAATACTATTTTGTTCGAAAAAAATAATAAAAAATGGTTGGAATCTAAAGGTGATATTATGAAAAATGTCTTATATGATGTGGATAATTTCAATAATTTATTAAATATACCTTACGATGCATATAATAAAGAAAATGTATATGATTATTTGGGTGATTATTACGATTTTGTTGTCGATTATATAGAAATGAATTAATATTAAACAAATATTTGTTTAATATTTAATATTGATTTAATAATTCAGATATTTTTTTCAATTCGACGGGGTCCTTTTCTTTTTCATATATTCTAATCTCAATTTCTTGATTATTTTTATTTTTAAGTGATACACTGTTTAAATTGATTTTTATTTTTTTTTCTTTTGAATAAAATTTTATATAGTTCAAAGGATCTTCATCACCCTTACAAAAATTATAGACATATTCCGTAATTATATAATTCTTAAATTTTTGATTTTTCAATTTATTTAGCAATTTATAATCTTTTCTAAGTATTCTATCATCATTTATTTGTTTATAATGTTTTCTCTCATGCCATTTCTTTTTCAAATCTTTATTATTCAACATCAACATGTATAAAATTCTATCATCTATTTGAATAAAATTTTCAACATCTAATACATCATCCAATATATCATTCCATATGTTTGATGTCATGAGCATTTCAGAAAGTAAAATTTCATATGAACCAGATGTTTTATGTTGATATAAATACCTATGTAAAGTATATCTAGATCTATATATATTTTCAAGCGAATATGCTATTTTCTTGTCAAAACAGATTTCATTATCTATAATTTTACTATTGTAAATAATTCTGTTTGGTTCAAAATCTATACCTATACCACTGTAATATGAATCTCTACAAAGATAATCAAATTTATCAACATCAATCCCAGTATCAGCATTTGAAACAATTTGATATAAATATTTTCGATCATCCCAATCAGGAATTTTACCTTGTATCATACATTTTATCATTTCTATATCTCTATCTGAATAATTAAAATTATACTTTTTGAAAATATGATCTATAATTTTAATACTCATATTTTCATGTTTCCAATGTATATTTTTCAATTCTAAACATTTCTCAAATGTGTGACTGAAGGGTCCATGTCCAATATCATGAAATAATCCTGCTAAAGTCACTAATTCAAGATCTTTTGGGTTTAATTTTATATTAGATTTTTTTGTTAATTTTTTCAACCATTTAGATGCTAGATGAGAAACACCTATACTGTGTTCAAATCTTGTATGTTGACAAGAAGGATACACCAAATGAGTAAGACCCAATTGTTTCAAATATCTGGTTCTTTGAAATTCAACAATATCTATAAACCTCCATACATTTTTATCAAATTCTATTGTTTTATAGATGACATCATGTATTTTTTTCATTTAAAATCACCAATAAATTTTATTTTAAATGCAAAACAGATTTGAAAATCAAACATTCAAAGAATTAATTTTCAATAAAAAAGATTTTGATGATATTATGAAATATGGACAAGATTATTTATTTTATTGTATAGAGGTATGGTATGAAGATTATAAAAAAATTTATCAAAATAAGGAAATATCTTTTAAAAAGTTTTTTTATAATGTGTTGAAATATTTCAATCCAGAACAACTTTATAAAAAATATGATAAATACAGAATATTCAAGGAATATAGAATGAAATTTTATGAAATACAGGATGATATATGCAATGAAAATTATTTCATAAAAAAAATGGATAATGATATTATGAATTTAATTGTATCATTGGATAATATAGATGAAAATAAAGATTTAAGGAGATTTTATATTGTTAAACTACAAAAAATGTTGAAAATATTAGATTTGATGAATGAAATAAATAATGAAAAATTCGAAATGAGATAAAAAATATTTGGACATATTAAATAATTCTCAATGCAAAGATTAAAACAAAGGAGAAAAAAAGTTTTATCAACACGCAAAAAACGCCCCATCAAAAAGCCAAAACCTACAACTAAAAAAAGAGTTAATGAAAAACTTTTAAAATATTTGGAAGAAAAAGGTTTAAATGATAAAAAATTTCAACAGCTTTCGAAAGAAGATTTATATTTGAAATTATTGAGTTTAGAATCACCACAGAAGGATGAACCTGTTATTGATTTCGAGATAAATAATATACTTAAAACAGATATAGAGAGAGAAAGTTTTATACCATGTCCTATCTGTGGATCAAAATTAACTGATATTAAAATTAGAAGATCTACATCAACTGATGAAGGTGATTTTCAAGTTATTATTTGTAGGGAATGTAAAAAAACATCAACTAAGAGATAATATTATTTTAATTGTTATAATAATAACAATTAAAATTAACTAGCTTTAATTGTTATAATAATAACAACTAAAATTAACTAGATTTAGACATGACTTCGATAGCTCTTTGAACATCGGAAGCCATAATAGTTTTTCTATTGGCTGCCTCAGCATAAGAACGTGCCAGATCTACTAAATCATGAGCAGTTTTCCCGAAATGAGTTCTCAAAACTGGATAAGTATTTCTAGAAACACGTTTAATTCCAGTGTTATGTTTTATCAATCTTTGAATGGCTGGATCAGTAATACCTTCAAGAGTAGATTTTTTTCGTCTTCGTGTAGATTTTTTAGGTGATTTTCTAGCAGAGCTTGGTGATTTTCTAGCGGACTTTCTTCTTGGCATTTTTTATAAACTGGGAATTATTTTTTTAATTCAACTATTTTTATTATCCTTAATATAGAATATATATTGCGTATACAAATACCATATCGAATTATAACTTTTAAAACGGAAAATCAACCCAGGGTATCCGGTGTATATATCATGTAATATATATTATAAATAACAATTAAACAGAATTAAATCTTCAAAAATAAAATAGATAATATATATGTGATTAATTGTAAATTTCACTCAATTCTTTAATGTATTTTTTGAATAAAACAATTGATCTATCGCTTTTACATTTTATATTAAAAGAATCAAAACAGTCAAGAGATTGATAATAATTGTTTAATATTTCGAAACCTATATCTAATATAGCATCCGATATATCATATAAATTTTTATTGTAAAGTTGTTTTTTGTGTCGTATTCTTTTTAAAAAATAATAGACATCCAAGGGTGGTATTTCAATATAAACACGACTATCAATTATAATATAAGGATATATGTATGTTATTTTTCGTCCAATTTTTTGTTCAACAATTTTGGTATTCATTTTAACATTATAAAATATTAAAACAGTTCTGGTATTAAAAATATTTTTGAAACAAATAAATGATTAAAATATTTCTATCAGTTGCTATTTTATTGTTAATAATTTTACTAGCTTACACAATTTATATTAAATATAAACAAATTACATCTAAATATAAAAACGAATTAGAAGATGTAAATATAATATCATTTGCGGCAAGTAGCAGTAATGAAGATTGTCCCATTTCATTTGGAGCAATAGATGAAAATAATAAAAAAGCATGGTGTGCTGCAGATATAACTTCAAACGAGTATTTACAATCTAATTTCGACAAAAATTATAAAATAACAGATATATTGACTCAGGGTAGAGGTGATGATAATCAATATGTGAAAAAATACAAAATAGAATATTATGATTCAAAGAATAATGAATGGAAAAAACTTAACAAAGAATTTATGGGAAATGACAATAATATAAATATAAAAATAAACAAAGTTAACATTGAAACCAATAAAATACGTATATATCCCACTGATTTCCATGAATGGATATCTATGAAAGTAGCATTCAGAGGTTATCCTGAAAAAGAAGACTAATCTATTAAAATTAAAATATTTTAATTTTAATGTATAAGCTTTTAATAAGATTCGAACTTATAACCTTACACTCTTCAGGCGTATGCTCTACCATTGAGCTATAAAATCAATAGGGTTGAATGAGAATCGAACTCATATCTTCGGATTTGGAATCCGAAATTCTACCATTAAACTACCAACCCATTTCTATAATAAGATAATATTTTAAATTTTAAAAAATTCTATAAATATTGTGTAAAATTAAATGGAATCCAAATATACTAATAATCAATTTGAATATGTTAAAGAAGATTGGGCTGATGAATTGAAAGAACCGAGAGAAGGTGATGTTGGTTACGATTTGTATATCTATAAACTTTCAAAAATTACTGAAAACGGTGTAAGATTATATGATACAGGTGTTAAAGTTAAACCTCCCGATGGTTATTACATTGATTTTGTGATCCGTTCGTCATTCCCTTTGAAAACTGGGTATATGCAAGCTAATAGTTTTGGTGTTATAGATCCAAATTATAGAGAAAATATCAAATTGGCTGTTGTACCTATCTTTAATCCTCAAACAACACCCGCACTGAAAACAAATGAGAAATTATATATTTCTGGTGATATGAAAGGATTAGAAAATGATATTATGATTAACAAAAAAAAATATAATGTGAAAAATATCAGTGTGAATTTTAAAGGAAATGGTAGATGTATAATGCAAAATGAAGTATATTATAAAAGAGGATTATTTGATGTACAAGGTATTTACGACTTTAAATTATATTTCGAATTGAATGGAGAAAAAAAAGTTTTGAATTCAAAGGAAGTGGATATGAGATTGCATAATATGAAATTTGTGGATGGTGTGTTAGTGTCGAATGTGTCGGTCTATTTCAAATCAAATTTTTTTGAAAACAATGTTGAAAGTGAAATTGAATATAGAAGTGATTTTATTGGTACTTTTGAATGTGATATTAGTAATATACGATCAATGTTAAAAATCATACCACCAGAGCCAATTAAATTACCTTTGAAAGCAGCTCAAATGATATTCAGACCCATTGTAAAACCAAAATTAAAAATGGTAAAATCTTTGAATAATACAAATAGATGTGGTGGTTTCGGAAGCACAGATAATACTGAAAATTAATTAATTTTCATTAGATGTATATTTCACATTAAAAACTTCTTAAATTAAAATTAAAAACAAATAAATAGACATTCAATCTCATATAGAAAATATATATATATTTTCTATAGTTTCGACATACAAATGATATGTTAAATGATTTATATGATGTAAAGATGCAATAAATTGTAAAATTAAAAAAATTTTGATGCTTTATAAAAAATGAGCACAAGATCACGAAAAAGAAAAAACAATTTTTATTTTCCAGAAAAATCAGTTTCTAATTTACTTAGAAAACATGCAGGTAGCGATATGAGATTTGGAGCAGATGCTCTTGTATTGATGCAGGGTTATTTAGAAGATGGTATGGTTTCACGTGCTAAAAAATTACAAAGTGTGGTTAGACACAGTGGAAGTAAAACTCTCATGCCTCAACATGTGAAATTACTTTTGAGTATGGATTCAGAAGATTTGAATCTTAATGCAGTTTATCAACATCCACTTCCAAAAGCTCCCATCAAAAGATTGGTGAAAAAACAATCTGGTCTCAATTTGGGAAGTGATGCTTTGAATGAAATACATAAATATCTTCAAGCAGATTTGTTGCGTGTAATCAGAATGGCAAATCAACCAAGAGAATCAATTAACAGAAAAACTTTAAATTCGGAAGATGTTCATCTTGCTATTGAAGTTCAATAAATAAATTTATATTATCAATTAATATAAATTATATTAAACCAGAAGCTAATTTAGCCATCTGACCAACATCTACTTTACCAACCAATTCTTTTTGCGATTCACTTAAACCTCTCATCAATTCTTCTTGTCCTCGTGCGATACTAGAAGCTATAGGACTTCTAATAAAAAAATAATACATAACGACAATACCAATAATAAGAACAACAGCTATTATTCCTATGATAATCCAATATTTAGATAGAAAATTAGTAAATGTTTGAAGTGGACTTTCAAATTCTGTTTTTTTTGTTTCTTGATTATCGATTCTATCTTGTATATCTGAAGCAATATCAGATTCTGCTAGATTTTTAGAAAAATTATTAACCATCTTATTTGCAAGCATTGTTATTTGAAGATTTTGACCAACTTTCAAACCATCTATTTCACTTCCGTTTACAACTAATTCAAAACTTTGAGAAGCATCTAATTCATTTAAACTTTTATCAACATTTTCTTTTGTTATTGTTGTATTTGCTACTTTTCTTATTTCACTTTCTATATTAGATATTATATTTGTTTCATTACTGTCTGGGAATAAGAGTGCTAAATCTTTTTTATGTTCATCCAAAACATTACTTAATTGTGTGTCTATAGCATTTTTAATATCATCTGTTAATTCAGTGGTATCTGCATTTTCAATAGCTTCATTCACATTAAGTATACCCACCATATCTTGCAATATTTGTATATTTTTACCTTTTACATTATTAAATGTTATATTCATAGCTTGTGATAATTTAATATTATTTGTAAAGTTACTGAGATTTCTGTTAGTTATATCAATAATTGATTGGATATCCAATAACTTTTTTATATTCTGTTCATTTATTCTTTTTGTGCCTTTGGTGAAAACATTCCCCATTTATTCTACTCAGGATTTTTATTGAAATTTTTGTAATTTCAATAAGTTATTTATTTTTCTATTGAATTTTATTTTTCCATTGAATTTCCTTTTTGTAAAAATTTATTAAACATTTTTCCACCAAAATACATAACTAACACAGATAAAACAAAGAATACACCAATATGCATTAAATAACTAACCCAACTTGGTCCTTCAAAACTTACTTCTTCAACTTTTTGTCCAGTTAATTTAGCAGTCAATTTATATAATTTATTTGAAGAAATAATGGCAAATAACAACGCAAGAATCAATGAATAAATTAAACTTTTTTTTATAGTCATGTCCATTTTAACCAGATGAAAAAATATTTCAACATTGACAATTTCTTTTAAATAAATTAAACATTTATTCATCAAATATATATTCGCATCATATCAAAAATTATGACATTTATTGAAATATATAATTCAATAAATTGTTAAATAAATGAGTATTATATGTGCTTATGATTCAGAAGGAAATATGATACATATAAATGAATATACTGATGAATATAAAGATAATATTTATTGTAGACATGGTCATAAACTCTTAGCTAAAAAAGGTGACAAAAGACTTCATCATTATTGTCATGCAAAAAATGTAGAAAATGCACCTAAATGTAATGGTTTAGGTGAATGGCATAAATCTTCACAAGATAGAATTAAAGATGAAAATTTGGAAGTTAGAATATTTCATAATAATAAGCTTCATATTGCTGATATAGTCAATAAAAATAATATAGTTATTGAACTTCAAAAAAGTGTTATTGGTAAAAATACAATAACAGAAAGAGAAACGTTTTATCCAAAGTATATGAATGATATGATATGGGTCATATATTCTAAATACATGGATTTTTCAATTGAAAAACAAATTGGCAGATATGTTAAATTAAAACAATTGAAAGGTTCAACATATTATCTCAATGCAAATAAACCAATATTTCTTGATCAAGATAAACAAGGTTATATAGAAATTATACATAAAAACACGGGCAAAAAATCAAAAAAAGATATGATTGGTAAAATTTGGACATATAAAGAATTTGATAAATATTATTATAAAGATATAATTAAAGATAACGCAGATATGAGAAAAAAAAGACATAAATATAAATTTGAAGATAATAATATATCCAAACAAGAAGCAATTAAATTATTATTAAATAAATAATATTGATAATTTAAACAAGTATAATATAGATAAAATAAGTTAAATAAAAGATAAATAAAATGCTCACTTTCCTTTGTATTGGAGATCCTCATTTCAAAAACGACAATCAAAAACAAATTGATGATCTTATAGATCAAACATTAGAATTGGCCAGAAAAAAATGTCCAAATTTCATTTTAATTATGGGTGATACATTAGATAATCATAACACACTTAATTCTAGATTAGTAGCAAAAGCTGTAAAATTTTTTGAAAGTTTAGCCAATATAACATATACTTTTGTAATTATTGGTAACCACGATTATCCAAATAATAAACCTAATTATTATAACGATCATATACATGCTTTCACATCATTGAGACATCATAAAAATCCACAATTAATAATTGTAGATCAACCAAAATCAATTAATGTTGTAGACAAAATATCAGGGAAAAATCATCGAATTATTGTTGCACCTTATACTTCTAATGGTAAATTTAAAGACAATCTTAATCGATTATCTCCTTCAATTGAAGAGGATCCTCCATGTCTTATTTTTTGTCATCAGGAATTTAAAGGCGTTTCTTTTGGTAAAAAAGCTAATGGAGAGTCTATAACAAGTGAAGATGGAGATGTTTGGAATAAAAATGATCCTTTTATTGTAAGTGGACATATACATAAAAGGCAAATGTTACAAGATAATATATTTTATGTCGGTACACCTTATCCCACCAATTTTGGTGAAGATAATGATAAAACAATATCTACTATTGTATATGATGACAAAAAGAAAAATCCTATATCTATAATTAATGAAAAATTATCAATCCGATATAAAAAATCAATATCTTGTGATATTAAGGATGTTGATGAATTCGAATTAAAAAAAGAGAAAAATGTTGATTATCGTTTAATTATAAAAGGATCCTCTCAAGAAATAAAATCAAGAAAAAAATATATAGAAAAAAAATTCAAAGGAAAAAACATAAAACTTCATTTTCTTCCACACAAAGAAGTTTATGTGCCTTCTAAAAATATTGATTTTGAAGAATTGGTTGCAGAAAGACTTAAAGATTCTTCATGTATTGAAATATTCAATCAGATATTAAAAGAACATATTTAATTATATAATTTTATATAATTAAAACATCATTATATTAGATTTAACTTTATTTCGGTTTTGATTATGTAAATAACCAAATCTATCATCAATTAATTGTCTATTGTATTGATTTAACACCCTTCTCTGTTGTGCCATTTGTTGTCTTATTTGATTATTGATATGGTTACTTTCTATTCTTGGATTGGATTCCAATCTTTGTTGTATCATTTCGTTTTCCATTTTTTTTCTATATCCCATACGGTTATATTGTTCATTTGGATTCATTTCATGTTGTATATTATTATATTGAGGATTTGCATATGTTTTGTTCGTTAATTCTTCCGTGTACAATCCATACATATCACTCTCTTTATTTTGCATTTTACCATATCGTGAATTATGTTGTTGATTAGATTGTATATGTTGCATACCATATTGGTTTTGTGGATGAGGTTGCGCATTATGTTGCATACCATATTGGTTTTGTAGATGAGGTTGCGCATTATGTTGTATACCATATTGGTTTTGTAGATGAGGTTGCGCATTATGTTGTATACCATATTGGTTTTGTAGATGAGGTTGCGCATTATGTCGTATACCATATTGGTTTTGTAGATGAGGTTGTATACCATATTGGTTTTGTAGATGAGGTTGTGCATTATGTTGCGTGCCATATTGGTTTTGCAGATGATGTTGTGCGTTATATGGTGTTTGATTATTTTGCGGATGATGTTGTATGTTGTATTGTGTCAAATAGTTTTGCGGTTGATTTTGCATACTATATTGTGTTCTGCCATACCTTGAATGAAACATATTATTTCGAGTTTGATCATATTGTATTTTTTTATGAAGCGAGCCAGACTTTTTAAATTTCAATCTTCTTTTGAAATTATCAAAAGGTTTTTTATTTATAAATTGAGGATGCTGTAAATATAAATTTCCATCTGGTTGAGTTATAAAATTATTTTTATTTTGATTCATATATGGCATTTTATATATTCAACATTATAATTTGAACTTTTACAAATATACACTACAAAATAAAAGATAACACATAATATATTATGGCCTTAAATTCATTTATTTAATAATATTGTAATTAGATATGTAAACAATATGATTGCATATTTTAAATATACAATCATTAAAATGGATAAATACATAAATACAATTTTGGATGAATATTGTGTGGTGAACAGAAAATATATCAAAATGACTAATTTGCGCAAAGACTTAAAATGCAAATTAAAAAAATTCACAGAAGACATGGAATACAAAAAAAACGATAGAATACCTGAAGATATATTAAAAGAAGATATTAAGAAATTGTCTTTAAGTATCATTAAAATATCATCAGGTGTGGATCCAATATATGTAGAAAAAGGGTCCTTAATAGAACCTATAAATTTGGGCATAGGAGATTTAGATAAATCACTTGAAAAATTTATTGTTAAATATATGAAATTTAAAATAATATAAATTATAAATGATATGTATGTATAATTCTAATATATCTCTTTATGAAAATTTTAAACAATTGATTGAGAAGGATATATCAGAAGAATATTTTATTTATAATTTTGTATATTTAGTGAAATTAGGCTTTGATATTAATACATACATAGATAATGAACATTTATTATATTATTTATGTGATTTCATAGAAGTAAAGAAACTTCCGATTTTTTTTATATTGGATTTGAATTGGGAAAATAGTATAACAAAAGAATCTGATATATCTCTGAAAAATTATTTTAAATATGATTATACGTTCATCAAAAAATGCAAATCCATGCAATTTCTTATATATAATTTTGATTCTGAAATTGTTAAAAATACTTTAATAATATTGGATAATATAGATGTATCACTAACTAACAACACAGATGTTATTTTTTCCATTAAATGGAAATCTGATAATTTATGGAGAAAATCAAATTGTGCCATGTCAGAAAAACAGCTTTTTAAATATGGAGTTATTTATAATAACTTAACTGTAGTATCAGATTTATTTTCTTATGATTATGTCGAAAATCATATGATACCCGATGTAATTCTTAATAACAAAATAAAAATTCTTATTTTTTTCATATATAAAGGTATAATCTTATCTAAATATGATTTAGAAAATATAGATGAGAAATATAAAAATTACATCAAACAAATTTACACAATGAAAAGAATATTAAAAGATGCAAATTATTATTATTATTTACAAAGTATCATAGACCCATATATATTGAACAACCCACACCTTATAAATAAAGAATATATAAAAAATTTCAGAAAGATACAAAAAAAAGAAATTGAAAATAGATATGAGGATAAAGTTAATATAATGAATAATAAAAACTTTTTAGGTGATAATATATTTAACTATACAGCAAATAATATTATTACTTATGAGGAAGAATCTAATGTATGGTGTTTTAATTATTACGAATATATGAAAATGGAAAATGATGTGAACCCCTATACAGGTAAAAAATTTGAAAAAGAATTATTTATACCAAATAAACCCAAATATAATGTTAATATAAGTGAAGTAAAAAAAGAATTAACAGATGGGATTAAATTTGAAGATCAAGATATAAATGACATACGAAGATATAAAGAAGAATTAAATAATACACAAGAAGAATTAAATAATTTGATATTATTAGTGATGGAATAAATAATGGAATAATCCATTATTTATTTTTTATATCTTATTTTAATTATTGATGTTTCAGGCATATTATTTTTAATATATTCAACAATATCTCCTATGGTGTTATAATATTTAATATGATCTTTTTGTATTTTAGTGTAATCTATATCACAATTGAAATTTTTTTCTGCTGTTTTGTACTCTTTTAACTTTTTTTTAAATTTGTCATGATTTTGACAAATCGATTGATAATTTTCATATTTATCTAGTAATTTAAGTAATTTCACTGGCCCAAACCCTTTTACTCTGGGTGTATAATCGTTACCACACATTAAACACAAATTAAAAAATGTTTGGAAATCCATATCAATCACATTCAAAATATCTTCTAACTTTACACACTCGTATGTATGTTTTCTGCTAAAATTTTTGATTTTTTTAATTATGATGGGACATCCGTATACATACAAATCAGTATCATTAGAAACAACAGCATCTACTTTTTTATTTTTACATAAAAAACTACATAATTTCTCAGCTTCTCCATTTGCTAGATAACATTCACAATCCATTTCAAGTATAATATTTTTCGCTACATCCCATTCTCCACTTGTTGGTTTATTGTATTCGGATAATGATTTTTTATATATGTGTAAATTTTCTTTATCTTTTTCATACTTGGATACTTTCTCTTTTGATTTATTTCTAGCCTTTTCTCTTTCCTCGAGAATATAACTTTTTTCTTTGGGTGGTGCACCATCAAATACAAAAATAATTTGAGCACCTGTTTTCATCACATCATGTATATAATTAATTAACAATTCATAAAATCTAAAACTACAAAAATATGGATTATATCCTTCCCATTTTGATTTATTTTCATTATACGTAAAAGTCATATCATGTCTGATTGCTTTTGATGTAGCTATTGCTTTTAATCTAAATATAAGATTAGCAGCATCAATAGCTATTTTTTTATTTTTCAATTCGCTTAAATCTTTTTCTTTTTGAATTGGATCTAAATTTTTCTTTTTCGAACATCTTTTTATGAAATCGCTGATACCTTTAATGCCCATTAGATGAGATTATTTATTATGGTCTTTTTTTTGTATTTTTATTAATTTTTAAAATTTGTGTTTAAATTGTTTTTATCAAAATTTCACGATAAAATAAAGTTTATTGATATTGCAATAAATTTTAACATGGGTTCATACACCCAATTACCTTATGAATGTATATCTCATATATTATGTTATATGAATATTAAATATATACCTTATATAATAGATACTTTTTATAGGGATTCTATGATTTATAATCAAGAAAAAAAAATAAATAAAGCAATCTATCATGCACACCCTTCACATAAAATTATATTATACTTTTTAGAACATAATTTAAACAAGAAAATACAATTTTATATTGATAATTATATATTTCATCTTGATATCAAAACGCTTTTAATATTGTTAAAATGGTCAATAAAACAAAATGATCATAGATTTCAAATTATATATTCCAAAATACCAAAAAACACTATTTTATTTAAAGATGATTCAGATGATATTGATCTTTTTAAAAAGATTTTAAATACTGAAAATTACCATTTTTTAATTGATGAATTATTTGATGGTGTGTCATGTGATGAAAAATTGAAAAATGTTGTTATACAATTATTATACACGGGTGATTTAAATATTGTAAAAAAATTATGTGAAACAAATAATTTGATAAAGGAAATATTTTCCAAATACGTTTTATATTTTAATTTTTTCAATTTACCTGAAAATGTTTTTATATATTTATGGAAAAAATTTAATTGTGTTTTAGATCACACAGCAATATATTTTTTAATTCAAAATATCAAAATACAAAGTTTATTATTCTTATTAACAGAAAATGAATATAAAATATCAAAAAATGATGTTTCTAAAGTATTAAACACTATTCATACAAACCAAAACAGTGATAAAGTGAAAAAGTTGTATAAAATATATAACACAGTTGACATATCAACTTTATTGAAGAAAATAAGTAATGAATTATTATATATGCAAAAATAATAAATTACAAATAGTTATAACTATTTATAATTCTTTTTTATATTTTTTAATGAAATCTTCGTTTATATTGTGTTTTACATCTTTTAAATTTCCGTTTTTAAATTTATATATAGATGGATAGCCTTTTAAATTACCTTTTTGTCCGTTATATGATAAATTTGATAAATATGTGTTGAGTTCAGGATCCATTTCTTTCTCATTTACAAAAAGAAAACTATCGGTATCAACTATGTTATTTATGGAACATTTATTTTTTATTTTGTTCAAAAGTGACTGACAATGACCACACCAATCAGCATGAAATATCACATAACATACATTACTATTTGATGTGAAACAATCCAAAGCCATGGAACCAATTTTATGTTTTTTTAAATCTTTAAAATTTTTAGGACAATTAGAATGATGTCCCACTCTAACTAATTTAAAATTTTTAGAAAAAATAACCATCTTTTATTACAACATTAAAATTTATTTATCATTTCAAAATATGAATATGTGTTTTAATTTTAATAATATTGATAATCTTGGTTATATGACATGTGTGAATTGTTTTGATAAATTAATTTATTTGGGTGCTCATATTGTGGTTTTTGATGAGTTTCACGATATTGGAAATCTTGATAAATATTTTGGTGTTGTGGTTCCTGATATATGTGTTCTTGATTGTTTTTACCATATCTATATATCTGATTGCTTTTATAATTTTTTCTATATTGTGATTGATCACTTTGATAACTTTCTTGATATTGAGGTTGTTTGAATCTTTGGTCATTTTGATAATTTCTTTGGTATTGGGATTGCCCAAGTGGTTGGTTATTTTGATATTGGGGTTGTTCGAGTTGTTGATTATTCTGATAACTTTCTTGATATTGGGGTTGCGTAAATTGTTGATTATTTTGATAAGTTTCGCGATATTGGGGTTGCGCAAATTGTTGATTATTTTGATAAGTTTCACGATATTGGGGTTGTGCAAATTGTTGATTATTTTCTTGGTATTGGGTTTGTTCAAATTGTGGATTTTTTTCAGTGTTTTTATTGATTTTTCGTTTTAATTTTTCATATTCTTTTTTTAATTCATTATGTTCTATTTGTAATTTATTTGAGTCAATAGAATTTTTAATTCTTTTATTTCTAGAAACTATATTATCCTTCGCTTTTAAACATTTAACTTTATATTTAGCTCCAATTCGTTTTTTATTTCCAGGCATAGAATGTTCTGAAAATACATTCAATTTTTCTAATTGATTAATATTAAGATGTTTATATTTTTGATCGGATATTTGAAGTTCAGATATTTCTTTTGTATCAATATCTTCATAATAATGACATTCCACTATTTCTTCAACAATTTCTATTGGAAGATTATATCTTTTGAGCAATTTGATATCCGGTTCAACTTTAAAATATATAACTTTTCCATTTAATATATTTTCAACTTCTTCCATCATTGATATATTGTTTTTTAGCACATCTATTTGTTTATTAAATGTTTTTACTTGTTGTTTCATTCTTTCCAAATCAATAAAAAATCTTTTTTCATTAGATGCATTTACCATATGTTTCTTATTTATTTTTGTTCCTTTTTTTGATCTATCTAACATTGGAGTGTTATTTGTTCCGTTCAAAAAATTGTTTTCATTTGGGACATTCATTTTATCTCAAATCATTATAAATTATAATAATTCACAGATTAAAAATTAATATATAATTTTTTATATATTAATCTAATTGAGTACAGTGAAAAAGATTTTTACAGTTGAATTTAGAGCTGCTGACCCTCCGTTTCCTAATACAACTACAAAACTTCCATTAGATGTACTTTTAACAAATGCATGAGGTATACTATTAAATGCGCCATCATATCCAACAACAGTTAATGAAATTAATGATGTAGATCTAATTTTATCATTGTTTACTGTGAATTCATCAGTTCCATTTGCTTCAGTATTTGCAGAAACAGTCGTAATAACACCGGTCACACTATTAAGGCTAACAGCAGTATTAATATCAGTTTGTTGTGTAACAGCGTTATTATTATAAAATGAAAGTTTTTTCAATTTTATATCTGTAAATTCAGGTTTTTGTGTAAAATTAACAACACTTCCATCTGAAAAAAAGACACCATTTCGTTTCAGATTATTAGGTAATTTTAGTCCGTGAAATTCTTTTGACATTTTATGTATAACAAAAATATTTTAAAATATTCAGATTTTATCTTATGGTGTGATTAAAATACAAATAAAATCATTTGTATTTTTTATTGTATTTAGTTAAAGAGCTTCTAATTCTTCTTCTGTTATATTTTCAGATGTCATTTGTTGTTTTGGTTCATTTGTTATTTCATCAATCAATTTATCTTTTTTCTTTTCAAGTCTGAATTGTATACTTCTTGTTTTTGTATTTTTTACTCTTGGTTCCATTCTGTTTTTATGTTTTATTTTATATTTTCTTTCTTCTTTCATTAATCTTTTTGCTTGTTCATTCATTTCAACACTATCTGTAACTTCATAATCTATAACACCACCCATTACTTTTGTATATTGATCAATCATTAAAAGTCTGAATGGTACTTTAACTCTTCTAATATGTTCTCTACATTTGATCATACATTCACTTGCATCATCGCATAATTTTTTACATTTTTGACATATTAGTGTGTTTACTTGATCAGATACATCTCTTAATCTTTCATTTCTAAAATAATCAGCACCGTGAGCATCAGCAACATCTACCATCATTCTTCCCATTTTAGTACCGCCTTGTCTATCTCTATCAGAAAAAGGTTGGTTATTAATGAAAGATTTAACTCCGGTATTCCTTGCATGTGGTTTTTTATTTGCCACATGTTTCAATCTCATTATTTGAGCCACACCTATATATATTTTATTAGGCATTATTTCGCCAGTGAAAGGATTGAGCATACTTTCAACACCTTTTACATTAAATCCGGACATTTTCAGAATAGATTCTATGTCTTGTTTATTATGTTTTTCAAACATAGAACTATCACACATTTTGGATTTCATTTTTTCAATATCTTTCCCGCTCTTCATTTTAATTTTTAATATATTTTGATTGAGTTTATTTGATTTTATTTCTTCAAGAATAACAGATGATTCTTCTTCTAAAATACCTTTTACATTTGCATCATTTTCTTTTTCTATCTTATTTTTTTTCTTTTCATACTTTTGATTGAGAGATGTTATGGATTTTTCTAATTCATAAATCTTGTTTAAATATTCTTTTTTCTTTTGAGGATCTATTGTATTTCCTTCGTAATTTAATTTATTGTATGCGACTTGTTCTCTAAGTGGTAATCTCAATCTGTCGACTACCGTTTGATTTTTCAATTGTTTCAAATGAAATTTTCTATTGAGTATACTTTCAGGTATACTAAAATTTAAACCTTTTTCCAATTTGTTTTGTATTTCAATAAGATCAGATATTTTAACACCAGACAATTCAGACATTTTTTGTAGGTCTTCTTCTTGTGTGAGTTTTTTGAAAAACAATCTTTTAATACCTGTGTGTATCATTTCTTTTGGTTCTACCTTATAACCATATAAAGCATTGAAAATTTCTTTTTGAAGTTTATTTAGGTCATTATATTTATTTGTTTTTACATCACCAAGAATGGGTTTATTTTTGATGAAATCGGATATATTTTTATTTATATAGCCTTCATGTTCTTTCATTGGAGCTACAGCTGCTTTACCTGTTAACATCTCTAGAAAAACACCCATGGTCATTCTACTTGGGAAATTAGTTGTGTTAATAATAATATCAGGTGTAATACCATCAGGATATGTTGATGGCATATTTTCTTGTGATTCAATAACACCAATCAACCCTTTTTGGCCATATGGAAAACAGATTTTATCACCCACTTTAGTTTGCAAATCAGATCGAATTCTGATTTTAACACTTGATATTTCTTTATCATCTAACATACTTTTTTCAACAAAAATTTTATCAATGACTCCGCTGAATGTTTTGCATTTTTCTTTTGAACGACTGATTATTTCACCATCTATTTTTGTTTCCACAACAGCAAGAACATCGCCTTTTTTAACTCTTTTTGGTTTTTTTATTTTTGGATTTTTCAAGTTTTCTGTCCTAATAAAACTATAACCTATTATTTCATGTTTTGGATTTGTTAATTTTTTATATACATAGAGAGCTGATGGTTTCTTTTCTTTTATTACCCATTTTTTATCTTTACTTCTCTTTTTCTTTGCAAGATATAATGTATCTTTGGTTTTTATTTCTGGGTTGTCTATTTGATCAATTTTACTTTTAATTTTATATTCACTGCCGTCATCCAAATTAAATATCATGTAATATGTAGTGTTCAAATAAGTAAAATTATCCCCATCTATAATATTTTCTCTTTTCAATTTTTTTACATCAAATCCTTTATCTTTAAGTCTTTTCACACTCCAAAATCGTCTTGCTGATTCGCCAGGTACTAAATCATATTCTTTTATCAATTCAGTTATGTATTCATCTGTTTTGACATCAATAGATACAGTTTCAAACATTGTTATATTCAAAGCACCTCTTTCAATAGATGCTTTATTTAATTTGAAGGCATCTTCTTGATTATTACTACCATCGGTGATAACTCCCACAATTAAACTTTGAGAAGATGGTATTTCTGTTAATCTTAACCTATCATACATTCGAGACTTAACCAAAGGTTTTTGAGGATATGATAACATTTTTGTATTAACATCAAAACGAGATCTATAAGCTAACGTAGCTACACCTACAGCTTGTTTATTTTGTTTTGAAACAAGCATGGCTCTGCCTGGTGGATTATGACCAGCAAAACTCATAAGATTAGTTTCAATGCTAGAATACCAAGTTTTTGATATAACCATATAATCATATTTGGTATTTGGGTTTTTTCTAAGTGTTTTCTCATCGAGGGCTATAGTGGAAACTGTATCTTTACAAGGATCAATATATTCAATGATACCTTTATTCAAAAGATCTTTAAATGTTATTTTATTATTTATAATATCATCTAAATAATTAACATATACTGGTTCACCATTTTCTATAACGAAATATGGCTTCATAACTCTTCCTTCATTTGTAAAAATTCTTATTTGTCTTCTTTTGACAGGTGCATCAAGTGTTTTATCAAGTATGGTTACAGATGTTTCATAATGAAGTTTACCTTTTCTTTTCATTTTTACAATTTTATCAACCAAAGAAATATCATACTCTCCACTATACATATTGTTGATGTAAAGAGGCAATCCATTTTTATTTTTATATTTTTTGATAATCTTTATGATTTCATCTGTTGATCTTTCGTTGCTCACTATTGTAGGAATTGTAAGATATCCTGTTAACCCACATTTATCATTATCTGCTGTTGAAGATGGACATTTAAATCCAATACTTGATGGATGAACCCATCGACTTTCATTTTGTTTTACAGATTGGTTGAAAGGAGCACTAGTTTTTTTTGTAAGTGTGACTTTACCCAAATATGTTTCTGAGGGTGTTAATTCCATTACACCTGTTCTTTGACTTTTACCTTTAATACCCCAAGATGATTGAGTGAAAGAATTTATGATGTTGGTTGATATTAATGTATGTACATTATTGAATCTCGATGTAACATATCTTATTATTTTATCCAATGATGCTGGTTTCAATTTTGGTTGTATGATTGATTTTATGGCTAAATTTAAAATTTTGGAATACAAATTACGAATGAGAATGCCGGGTGTTTCAAATAATTTGAAAACATACATATTTTTATCCGTGTATTCATATGTGAGTAATTCAGCAATCATTTCAAAAAGAGTATATACTTTTCTCTTTACATTTTTGATATGAGGCAAAAAGAATTCTTTTACAATTAATCTAAATAATTCCTTATTATCATATTCACCAGTATTCAATTCGTTCGATATTTGGAAATTATCAATAAATGAATCGAAATTAGGTGTTATTTGCATTGTAGATCGAATAAGATCATAAGATCCTTTAGGGAAATTATTAGATTCTTGTAAAAACATATTCATAAGATATTTACCAACACCAATTTGTTGAGCATCAGGAAAAACTTCAGGATAAGATTCAATGAGAAAATATAAAAATTCATAAAGATTTGGGTTTTTCTCATCAGGCACTTTTTTTATATTTTTAATATATATGGCCAGATATGGTTTTCTTTTTTGAATGGTTTTTATATACACTTTTGTATAATAAGATGATGGTCCTTTTATAGATAGTAATTCAGATGTAACACCTAAATTGTTATCTTTAACAACTCTATTCAAATTGATAGCTAATTTTTCTTGGGTAATGACCATTTTACTTTTACCATTGATTATAAAATCACCAAAATAATCATTCAAACATTCGCCAACTAACGGATAAAATTTCTTATCTAATTTAGACAAATAATCAGCATCAGATCCTAACATAATAGGTATTTCTCCCAATTCGAAACTTTTCTTTGATTCTTTCACAAAAACTGGTCCATTTTTGTCCACTTTATATATTTGATAACCCACACGAATATTCATGGTATAAGTGCCGGATGTTGCTCTGTAATGTTGAGGTAGAAGAGGGTAATCACTTTCAGATATAAATTTACCACTTGTTGTTTTGGTGAAAGGAACAATAGATTCTAATATATTCACTGTTTTTCCCTCATATAATCCTTTTTTATCTTTCAGATAATTGTCGTGGTCGCGAGGTAGACTATAATATTTCAAAATTAATTTTAAAATATAACTATCGCCATTTTCATCATTAAAATAGATTTGATTATCATCTAAAGCTTGTTGTATACCATATTTCAACATATAATTGTAACTATCTATAGGTATGTTAGCGAATGATTTCCATTCATGATACATTTTCTCTACAGCATTAGTAAGTTCAGATAATTGTTCTTTTTTATTTAAAGAACTTCTATAATTGACTAAAAAATCATCAAAGTCTCTTGTTGTTTCAGTCATTTATAGATTGAAATAAAAAATATATTATTTTTATTTTAAATTGAAATTTCTGTAAAAAATATACAATAAAAATTTTAAATATCTGTATATAATAATAAATCATATTCATGAATATATTTTTTCTTTCTATTTGCCCCAAAATATGTGCTCAATATCATTGTGATAAACATGTGGTTAAAATGATATTAGAAACAACACAATTATTATCATCTGTTCACCACATATATGAATCAAAATCAAAATATCTTTTGAAACTTACACACAAAAACCACCCTTGTTCTATATGGGCAAGACATTCTATAAGTAATTATAAATGGTTATCTAATTTGGGTTTAGAATTATGTAGAGAATATACACATAGATATAATAAAAAACATCGTCTTGAAGATAACATTGTATGGTTATCAAAAAACACACCAAAAATAAAAAATGTTGATTTTTGTTACCCCCCTGCATGTATGGATGATGAATACAAAAAAAATAATGTAATAGAAAGTTATAAAAATTATTATCTCAAATGTAAATATAAATTTTGTTGGTGGACCAAAAGAGATATACCTGATTGGTTTTTAGGTGATCGATCTATAATTGATTGTATAACAACAGTCAAAGCAATGAAAGAATATATAAGAAACCACAATATAAACATAAAAATCAACAATGTAAAAAAATATAATTTTGAAGAAATCAGATATATAATATTAAATTTATGATCACAAAATCATCAATAAACATATATATGTTTATTGATAAATAATATCATTTATATGAAAAACCATAAATGAACAAACTTATTCATATGAATGCTGATAAAAATTCATCAAATATCAAAATGAAATGGGACAATAAAATATTGCATGTTAAAGATATAAAAGGAAATATAATTTTTGGTGATGAAAATCTCATGATCAGAACAAGAGTTCAAAATCTAGGATCTTTAAAAGGTTCAATAGGTGATTTAAAATTTTATAACAATAAAGGCATACGAAACATAAAATATAAAGAGATATTAATCTTTGATATTAAAGGTAATATATATGCAGATAACTTCAAATATTTTTGTGATGGTCAAACAATAATTTCATTTTAGATACAATTATGCAGTCAATTTTTAATTTTGAAAATTAAAAATCATATATCTTTTGTTGTGTTATTTTAGTGCAACATTTAAATAACGAAATAGATTCCTTATTTATTTACCCAATAATATTTATACTTTGTTCATTATATATCATAATGTTTAAAATTCAAAATAAAAAATATGAAAATGTAAAATATAAGAAAAACAGTGCAAAAATTTTCTGAATGTTATAAATGGCAACAAAGAGTTTTACATTAGTGAACAACGCAGCTGATTTAACAAGTATTAAATCTAATGATGATAGGGTAGTCGTTACTATAAACGGGTCTCTCAATGCTAATGGCACACAGCAATTATCAGGTAGTCAACAATTAGTTATTAATTACACAGAAGGAAATACTGTTAATTTAATATTTAAACCATACTGTGATTCTTCAAATATCTTAAATAATTATAATACCACTGTATTTGGTCCTAATATTTTTGGATCAGCATTAGGTGCATTTAACGGTTACAATCCTTTTTTTCCTAACTCACAAACTACAAATAAAGAAAGATGTGAAAACGATGCGATATCTATGACGATTTTAAAAGACGGTGCGCAATTTTTTACCACAGGAGGATATATTGATAATCCAACTGTGTCAATAAACGAAGAAGGAACTTATTCTATAACTTCATTTCAAACTAAAGATGATGATTTTGATAATGGTGGTCTTATTCCGCCATTTCCTCTTCCTATTGGGGGTCCATTTTTGGGCTTTCCAGGATTTGGAGGATATGGAGATGTAGATGGCGATGGAGATATAGATGGCTATCCAGGATATGGAGGTTATTCAGGATATGGAGGTTACCCAGGATATGGAGGTTATGGCGGTTATTCAAATTACGGTGGAAAACCTGACTATGATGAAGATCAAAATAATATATGTGATTATGGAGATTTAAGTGAATTAGCAAATGATTTAGCGGATTTGAAATATAAAAATAGGGAGCAATTAGATGATTTTGATCAATGGTTCGAAATAGTGTTGGAAGACGAAGATTGTGAATTGGGGATTGATACTCCTATTTATATAAATAAATACAAAAGAAAAATGACATTAATTGAATTATCACTTCATAAATTATTTCCAGATATTGTTTCCTTTCTTTTGTCTAAAAACGTTTTGTCACCATCAAGAATACAACAATTATATGATTATTTGGAGAGAAAAAAACCATCAAATACATCTGAAAGTAGAAGAAAAGAAGAAATACTCAACATGTTAAAAGATGCTGGTGATGGTTATTTTAGAGATTATTATCCTGATTATCCTAATTATATTTCAGGAGATTGGTTAGAATGGGATTTATCTGATTTTGATGATGAATTAGAATGGGATGGTTATTGGGGTGGATATGGTTGGTCAAATTATTGGAGAAGACCTTGGAGATCAAGATACAGATATTATTAAATCAGAAATATATTATTTTTATAATATATTTCTTCTTTATAAAATAACAATGAATGATATTTTGTATGAATGGCCATTTAAACATTTTGCAACATTAATATCGTTAAATGCGAATAAAAAACAATATATAAATAAATCAAATAAAATAATAACTGAGAAGATTTATTCTAAACTTTCAAATGAAGAAAAAAAAGATTATATACTTAAAGAAGCTTTATATTATAATGCATCATCTGATAAAATAATAAATGATAAAAAATTTATGAATTTATCTAAAAACAAATCATATATAGCTATTCCTGCTCTTTTTCTTATTGGAAAAAAAAAACATATCATCAAAAACATAATAGAATTTAATGAATATTTAAAAGGAAATGAAATATATGATATTGATATACCTGATGATATAAAACGTATAATTGAAAAACATGTAAATGAGAATCCAACATTAAAAAAATTATATAATTTGGAAGTAGATAAAAGTCTCGAAATCCTCAGAAACACTAAAAAAGCTGATTTTATACATGGTGCTATATCTCATATGTATATAACTATTTTAAAATCTGGTTTTGAACCTTTTCAATTTTTTAAAACTAAAAAATATGTTATAAGAAATTTAGATAAAAGGTTTTTAGCTGATACATATCTTGCTGTAGCCATAATTAATGAAATACTTAATTACACAAATAATTATACTTTTGAAAAATTATATAATATGGCTATTAAAGATTTTGATAAAATATATGAAATTGTGGATGATATAAATAATAATAAACTCGAAGAAGAAATAAAAGCGATAAATGAAGATTATGGAATAGTAATGAGTATATTTGAAGATGATAAACTTGAAAAATTAGTTAATCAAAAAGATTTGGAACCTCCTTATACAATAGTAGATAAATATGGTGACAAAAAATCATTATTTAAATTTGAATAATAATAATGATTTATTTATTTAAATTATGTGATGTAAAATAAAATATACTTATCAATACACCAATAGATATAATTCCTATAAGCACACCATATAATATAAAATTTTCATTTTTGTAATGATAGGTGTGTAATCCAAATAGAACATAAGTCGTAAGTAAAAATAAATAAGCAATTATATTATATCCAGTTATCAATCCCATAAAAGTTTCAAATTTTTTGGTCATTTATAATAACACACATTTTATTTATTTTATAAATCATTTTAAACAAATTTATATAAATTTGTTTAAATATTTTTGCATAATCTATAAGTAGGATTAACAAGACATATCTTTTTATTTTTTAACGCTGATACATTTATTTTATTTTCAATTGATATTTTTCTATTTTCATTTGACCCTGTTAATTTAATTATCATTATGTATGGTTTCGGTATTGAATTTTGATAAAAATAATATCCATTAGGATCTATTTCCATAACATAAAGATATCTGCCGTTTGGAAGAGACCTCACATCTATCACCGCGTTATCTATGAAAGAACAAATATCAACAGAATTCGGAACTGTACAATTAAATGGTTCTGTATAAGCAAATCTATAATTATTATCTTTAACTATATCTCCTTTGAAAAAATTGTTCATTGATGTTAAGCAAAGAGGTGTTTTTGTTCCAACTCTAAGTACATTTATGATTTCATTCTTATTGTTTATATTATACAAAGAATAAAGAATAGAAAGAGAACCACATAATTCACCCGGTGCTGGTGCCGTGCCTGAATTCAAAATTATACTTTTAAATCCCAATTTTCCATCAATTATATTGCCTTCTGTAAGATCCAGGATTTCCAGATTAACTTTTTTTCCATCTTTTTTATAAAGTTGCTGTTGTTGGTAATTGTTTTTCATTATTATTCCTTCTATTTTTCTGATCATACAATTATCTGTGTCTGCCAGCCATATATCGAATACCCCTTTTTCTTTTTCTTGCAATTCCATATCCATCACTCTATTAAAATCAACTTGTAATGGATTGTTATTATTTAGTGAATTATTTTTATTACCTATATACCTAAATCCCACATCTGAAGTGTTACCGCCCACATTATATATTAAGCCACAGGATTCTATCACTCTTATTCTGTGATTATCTGAATCAAAAAACCATAATCTACCAGAACTATCTACTCTAGGACAAGAAGGCCAAAATATATGAGCATCTATAGCTCTTATTCCGTTTTCATCATCAACATTATGATTTATATTATAAGAATTTATATATTCTTCTTTTGATGGTAAATCCATTAGATCAAATCCAATGTATTCAGGTCCTACCCCAGCTATCGTATTTATTGTATTTGGAAGAATAGCTACACCACATATAAGTTGTGGTTGATCAGACATATTAACTGCTCTTATTCTGTTATTAAGACCATCTGCAATAACAAGTACATTATTTTCATTGACATCAATATCAACAGGATAATTAAGTTCCGCTTCTAAAGGATCTTTATTATCACCATAAAACCCTTGATCTCCTGATCCAACAACAATTTGGATATTTTCTGTTTTTATATTGTATTCCAAAATTCTATGATTACCAGAATCACAAATATAAAGTAAATCTTTATTATAATTACCAAATCTACATGCTGTTGGGTTTTTAAGTATATCATCAAATAAAATAAATGTCTCTCCTTCATTTGTTAAGAGAATTACATTATTATCTTCGAAACAAGGTATATATAAGTTATCATCTATATCAAAATCCATTATCATGGGACATCCTAAATCATCAATAACATGATTTATTGTATTGTCATTATTTAATTTAGCTACAAACCCTTGATCGACAGAATTGTAATATAATTGACCTTTTTTATTTAAACACACACCCCAAGAACGGCCACCTAACGATTGCAATCTATTTTGTCCATTTTGTGATGTATATTGAAAAGTGCCGTCACCTACAATATCATTTGTTCTTCCATAATTTTTTATTGTGTTTGTGTTGTGTGTATCTTTTATATTCAGAGACCAAGATTTTACTATTGTGTTTTTATATTTTTTTTCTTTTGGCATAATTTCTATCTCCCATATACCATTTACTCCTAATCCTTTGAAAGATTCAAGATCATTTTCATTTTGTATTTTTTCTTTTTGAAGGGAAGGTGATGTCAAATAAATATCATAATTGGATAAATCTTCATCAGATAATTCTACATGAAATTCTAAATCATCTAAAATTAAACCAGGATACAACATTATATATGTATAATCAATAAATATATCATCAATATTTTTGTTCATGTTTTTCACAATGGATCTATTTGATTGATTCATTTTATATTCTTTGATATAATTTTTAGAATACAAAACAATATGAATTTTTATTTATTAATCAAAAAGATATAATATATTATATCTTTTTAGATTGTTTTATAATTTTTCTTCAATCTCTATATTATCTTTTTTATTAACATCGTAACCACATTCTTGTATTTGTTTAATATCAATTCCTATTAATTGGGATTTTTCAACTTTAACAACATTTTGCATACATGATACACCTTCACAACTACCATATATATTTCTTGTGTCAGAATTTTTACATATATCAGAATAGCATCTTATTGGCATTGTTGTTTGTGAAAATAATTTTATTGTGTCAGGTTTAAATTTTTTATATAAATCCTTTTTATACATATTTCTAGCTTCTTCATATCCTTTGTTTCTCTCAGTTGTATCGTAAAAACAACCATATGTTTTTACAATGTTGTTTATGAGTGTTTTACCATTAACCAATTGTGATCCATTTTCTTCAAATTTCTTGTCTGATATATCTTTTAAAAGCATATAAAAACACTATTTTGAGGTGTGTATATGTATCCAATTATATTTTTATATTTGTTTTATGTCAATTGGCATAGATCTTAAAGGGTATTTTATTTTCATACAATAATTTTGCTAACTCACTTATTTATACAATCAAAATAAAAATATAAAAGATTCTTTCCACATCAATAAAACATCGAATTATAAAATGTTGATATAAATATATCATTAATATAAATGAAAGATAATGTTGGTGAATTGTCAATGTCGATGATGATCGAAGGAGATAATAATAATAAAGATGCTGAGATGGATGATATTTTAAAAATTATAAAAAATATAATAAGGAGGAGGCCACTGATGAGATGGAAAAAAGATGAAGATTCAATAAAGTGCCATCATTGTAAAATTAAATTTACTAATATGGTAAGACAACATCATTGTAGAAGATGTGGACAAATATTTTGTTTTGAATGTGCCCAAAATAGAGAAAAAATACCTGAAGAAATTGAAGAATATTCTAAAAGTCCCGAGTCATTGAAAACTGGTTTTTTTAATAAAATAATGAAAAGTCAATATAAAAGAGTATGTCGTATTTGTCAAAAAGAATTATTAAATTTTAAAAAACATTCACGTGAAATAAAAAAATATGATCTTTGCAAGACCAAACTTCCAATATTATATGATGCCATATTAAAAAATCAAGAAAAAAGTTTTCTTACTATTTGTGGTTTTATATTATCTAATTTTAGATATATACAATATAAACTTCCATTTGAAAAACCCACAAAAAGAGAAATAGAAGTTTTATGGAATAATAATATATATTTAGCATCACACAATATGTATATGATTCAACTAATAAAATTTAATGATTGGAGTGACCCAGATAGATCAAAAAAAATTATATCTCTATTACACAAACCAAAAATATACAGTTGTAAAAAATTAATGTGTTCCAGCAGATGTAAAGAAAAATTAAATCTATTTGACGTGCTTGAACTTTTAAAAATACCAAATGAAGAAATGAAAAAATACATATATGACATCATATTAAATGCAGCAAAGAATGATATAAAAAATATTATATATTGTCTTGATATTCTTCTAAATAATTTAAAATACAATCATTATATCGGAAAGGCTTTAATTCTGTTATCAACAAAATCTGAAAAATTAATATTTGTATTATTTTGGAAATTCAATATTATTAATTCAGATCCTATAATCAATAACATTTATATAGAATGGTTAAATAATACGAAACAACATAATAAAGATTATATTGTCAAATTAGAAACACAAAAAGAATTTATGGAACTTTTAAAAGATAAAAATTTAAACAAAAATGATTTGAATAATTATATATCAAATAAGAATTTGTATATTTTTGATGAACTTATTGTAAAAATTGCTAAAATAAAAACATTTAAAAGCGCAAATAAACCTCTGAAAATATCTTTTGTAACAAAAAATCAAAAAATTATAGATATATTGTATAAAAATGATGATTTGAGAAAAGATGAATTAATAATGAATATAATAAAAGTTTCAGAATATCTTTTGGGTGAACATGATATGAATTGTAATATAATAAAATTTGATGTTATACCCATTGAAAATAGTATAGGTATTATAAGACTTATACCAAATGCAAAGACAATATTAGAAATTAAAAAAGAAGGTTTTAATATACAAAATTATATTATAGAAAACAATAAAAATATGCAATTAAAAACAATTAGAAATAAATATATAAGATCAATGGCTTTTTATTCAGTTATGACATATATATTAGGTATTGGTGATAGACATTTAGATAATATAATGATAAAAAATACAGGCGAATTATTTCATATAGATTTTGAGTATATATTAGACAAAAAACCTAAATTTATAGAACCAGAAATAAGAATAACAAATGAAATGCTTGATACTCTTGGGGGCAAAAATAGTAAAGATTATAAAAGTTTTGTTAATATAAGTACAAAGATATTCAATATTTTACGAAAATATACCAATTTATTTTCTGTGTTATTATCACCTCTTTATGAATCAAATCCAAAAATATCGAATTTTACTACAGATGATATAACAAAACAAATTAAAAAAAGAATGATGCCTGGATCAACAAATAAAGAAGCTTCTAGAAATCTCAAAATTAAAATATGCAATAAAAGTCAATATTCACAAGATTTATATGATGTAATTAATTATTATAATAAAGGAAGTCCTTTCCAATCGAGTTTATCAGGTATAATGTCTTTTTTTCAACTATCTTGACAAAATAAAATTATATTCTTGTTTAATATAAATGGGTATAAAACAAGTTTTTATTCAAGAAAATATTTTACTCGTTGAGGTCAGTTTTTTAAACAACATTATATATACTACTTATGGAGATAATATAATTAATCACTTTAAAGAAATATATGATGTTTATGAAACTCCAAATAAAATGAACGCAGTATACGATTTAAATAAGTCTTTATTATATTTGGGTTTATATGTTGATCAAAATAAAATTAAAAAGTTTAGAGAAAATCCTTTGGAATATTTCACAGATAAAAATAATATTATTAGTACACTTATAGTTTTTTACACACCTCTTTCAAACAAAAAAATACTTGGTGAAATGTATGATTTCAAAACTGTAAAGAATCAAAGAAGTAAAGGTTTTGGTGGTAAAATGTTACAAAGTTTATTAAATGTTGATATTAACATTTTATTTGATGATAATGACCTTACCATGGGTGCATACTGGACTGGCCTATTATTTAAAAACTCAAATTATGATAGTTTGATGAAGTTTTATATAGATAAAGGCTTTTTGCCTGTTGATGCAATAGGTTATTTAACACCTACAAACAAACTTATAATAAAAGATAAAATAGAATCTTTGACATGGAATGATCCATTGGATGGTAAAACTAAAATGAATACAAATCTTAAAGGTCATTGTATGGGTGGTAGTATTATAACTCCTTTCTTATCTCTTTATCATATGTATGACAAAAAAAGAGATTTACCCTCCATTGAAAAAAGTTTAGATACGGGTTTGTTTTTAAAGAATGTATATGATAAATTAATGAAAAACGGAAATCTTTGTGTTTGTGTAACTCCTCAAACTTTGCAAATATGATAATTACAAATATAAATTTGTAATTATTGAAGAATGTGAAGATTTTTTATATAAATATAAATGGTGTATGTTGATGCCACACCCGACATTGGATATATAGAAAACGATTTAATATATATGAAAAACGTACCTGGTACTATACCACATAATGTAAAAAATACAACAGCTTTATTTATTGCTTTTTTAAAATCAAATCATAATATAAAATGTAGTGTTGCCTTTTTTGATTTTGGTGATTATTATCTAGCTGAAATGTATGATATAGCTGATGGTGCATCTGAAGAATTAAAATCAATATTAGTGGGTAATATAACAAATTTAACGTTAATTGGTAAACCGGTAATTTATTGGGTGGGCGTGAGAGTTGGACTTGCCCAATATCAAAACATAGTAAATTTTTATGTCAGGAGTGGATTTTTTCTAATTGGCAAAAAAAGTACTTATATAACTCCTGGAGGTGAAATGCTTAAATTCCCTGTTTTATCATTTTACAAATTACCATATGATTTACAAGGCGATGATCAATTAGATTTGTCCAAAATGAATGGTTTAAATGGGTATATAAATAAATATACTGATTATAATGATATTTTTAATATATCCAATCAAATAAACTTGGCATTCAATTTGAAAATATATAAATATTCTTTTAAAATAACATTTGAACTTGTAAAAGAATTAAAAAAACTTCTTGATTATGATGGTGAATCTTCAGGTAGTTTTCTTGTAGTTCCTGGTACAAATAATCTTCAAATAGATAAGAAAACATTAAATTATAATGATAATTGTTCGGTTCATACAATAGTAAACAAAATAAATTTTCACACACATCCTCATTATTGTTATAACAAATATTCGAGTAAATTAGGTTGGCCTTCATCATTAGATATCAAATATACATTTCAAAATTACATAAACGGAAATTTTTGCCATCTTGTAATTACAAGAGAAGGAATTTATGTGATGCAATTAACTTTAAATACTCAATATATGTTGAAGAAATTATCTAAAAATGGAACAAAAAATGATGAAATGATAATTGAAGTCATAAGTAAAACTATATTAGAATATTTCGGAAAATATGAAATATTAAGAATATTTCAAGATAGTCAATATTTCGATTTTTTTATAACAAAAATAAATTCAACTACTTTAATTGATTTATTTTATCAATTCAAATCAAATCAATTAAAAAAAATACATGATCATCTGTTAAATATAGGTGTAATATCCATGAATTTTAAAATGTTTGATGTCAATTTTTTGAATGTTAATTCAGAAAATTATATCAATTTGCAATTTATGGATCCCAAATAAATACATACATATGTATTTATTTACCAAATAAATTGGATATATCATTTGACGGAATATAATTTTTATCTTCATCATCTGAAGATGGAAGTGTTTGATTTAAGAAAGACTTGTTATGGGTGTTATTCACAACAGATGATCCAAATACAAATTTCTTATTTTCTTGATTATTGAAAGTTGGTGTTGATCCAAATACAAATTTCTTATTTTCTTGATTATTGGGAGTTGGTTTTGTTTTCCCAAATGTCCAATCATATTGATTATTAGAACTTGATGTTGATTCGAATTTGAATCCCTTGTTTTCTTGATTATTGTATGTTGGTGCTGTTGATTCGAATTTGAATTCTTTGTTTTCTGGATTATTAAATGTTGGTGCTGTTGATTCAAATTTGAATTCTTTGTTTTCTGGATTATTAAAAGTTGGTGCTATTGATCCAAATACAAATTTTTTATTTTCTTGATTATTGAAAGTTGGCGCTGTTGATTCTAATCCTTTATTTTCTTGATTATTGAAAGTTGGTGTTGTTGATCCAAATATGAATTTCTTATCTTTTTGGTTGTTATTGTGATTTATAGGTTTAAATGTAAATTTTTCTTGATTATTTTCTGATAGAAAGTGGTTATTTTGTAATTCATTAGTATTTTTATGATTGACAATATTGAAAGATTCATCAAATTGTAAAAAAATGAGTTTTTCAGTAAAATTACCACGTAATGAATCTCCAATTAAAGTTTTTTTTGCGTTATATTGAACGTGCTGTGAAAATAATTTATTTTCTTGTTGACAATAAGAAAAATGATATACAGCAATTTTAAAACCAATATTATTGACAATTTTGTAATTAATACCTGAATTTTTTATTGTGTTTACAATATATGAAATTATAACCTTAAGATCATTTTCAAAATTATTAACAGTCATTTGAACTACACATGCGATATTCATCAAAATATCTAATCTATATACAGATTTGTTTTTTACAATAAGAGTTTTATTATCTTTGTGTGACTCATTTAATTTAAATTTAAATCCCACCATTTTATAAATTTTATTTAACCAATAATCATCAAATATCAATTTATTATTTAAAAAGGATGTCAATTCGCCTTCTTCACACTTGTAATGTGTTTTCATTTTTTTGATATATTTATAATTTTTTTTATATATATATTCATATCCATGTTTCATGTATTTGAGATTCAATTGATGTAAACCATTTTTCAGATTGATCCCAGTGTCTTCTAAAAGTCGAACAATCATCAACAAAATAAAGACAAAGTGGGTTTAATGATCTAAATGCACGTCCGAAATATTGTTCTGGTTTTTTTAATGGAATTCCTAAAATAATAAGACTGATTCTACGACCATTGAAATTTTTAACAACATTTTTTTCATCAAATCCTCTCCCAGCTTTTGAGAATGTTGTGAGAACAATATCACAATCATCATATGTTTTCATATTTCCAGTGTAAACAACTGATTTTAATCCCATTTTCTCAATTTCTTTCTGCATTAATTGACAATGTTCAACATATTTACTCATAAATAACATTTTTACATTTCTATACATGTATATAAATTTAGCTATCATTTCATTTCTTTTTTCATTTCGTATGAATGGGAGACATGTGGCATTCCAATCCACAGTAACACCACCCCACCCTCTTGTGAGTTCTATTTTGGGTTTAAATTCAGTATTTATTTTTATCACAGAAGAACTTCCATCATATTTTTTTATAATAAAATTAGTTTTAGGTCCAAAGAAATATTCTAGAGCTCTGTCAAACCCATCATATCTTCCTTCAAAATCTGCACATAGTCCTACAAAATATGAAGGTTTGAATCTGAGAATTTGAAATACAGCTAATTGCGTGCAATATTCAATGGCTTCATCAAGAATTACAATCCCATATCTATCATATTCTAATTGAAAATTAGATTTTTCCAATGTTTGAATACTGATGATGTGTATGGGTTTTTTAGATGTTTTTTTTCTGGATGACAATATATCAAAATTAACATTGGTATGGTTTTTTATTTCATTGGACCAACTTATTTTATGAGTGTTTCTGTTCACAATAACAAGAGCCTCTAAACCTAAATCAACAATGATTTTCATAGACATCATTGTTTTTCCATATCCACATCTTAATGCCAAAAAAACAGATTTTTGTTTTAAAAGTGTGTCCATTATTTTTTTGTATATTTTTTCTTGGTGTGGGTATAGTTTAATTTTGTGACTCATATTGATTTTTTTATGTTCCTCACTTTGACATTTTAATTTATTTATACCATAATAATGTGGTACATTGTTTTTTTGGAATAATTTTAACTTTGGTTTTGTTGTTCTTCCAAAAGGAATTTTTCCTTCAATTGTTAATTCATTTTTATCAAAGTTATCACAATATACTGACATTTTAACTTTGATTTATTTTTTGTATAATTTAATATTATACAAAAGTAAGTCGATTTTATATAGATATAATTTTTAATATATTTGAAATTAAATGAATACAATAATTTCTTGGAATGTCGCAGGATTGAAAGCCAGATATAAAAAACATAAAAATATGATACAAAATCTTACTAAAGATAATCCTGTCGCCATATGTTTCCAAGAAACTAAATTACAAGATATATACGAACAAGAATATAAAAATATATATAATGATTATGTACCTTATTTTTCAAGTTCAACTATTAAAAAAGGGTATTCAGGTGTTGTAATTTATTCACATAAAGATAAGAAAGTTTTATCTGTCGATACAAAAGTAAAACTTAATGAATTTAAAAATGAAGGAAGAATGATGTGTTTAGAATATGAAGATTTTTATTTAATTAACACTTATGTTCCTAATAGTGGGAGTGGTAGATTGAAAGAACGTATAGAATGGGATAATTTTATGATTGATTATATAAGAAAATTAAAAAAATGTGTTGTGTGGACTGGAGATTTCAATTGTGCACCTTGTAAATATCGGGATGTGTGGAAAACAACTATTCAATGTGCTGGATGCACACCTGAAGAAAGAAATTCATTTAAGAATATAAAATTAACATGTGATCTGATTGATTCTTATAGATCATTGTATCCTGAAAAAAATGAATTTACATATTGGTCATTTAAAAGAAAAGCTAGAGAATTTAATAAAGGAATGAGATTAGATTATTTTTTAATTTCAAAAGAGTTTAAATACAAAGATTCAATCATAATGGGTGATGTAAAAGGATCAGATCATTGTCCAATAAAACTTATATTTTGAATATAAAATCAATGTTTATATTTCGTACCCAAATTTGCAAAATAAATTTTGAATATTATATATTTATAAAAACAAATTATCTAATTCATGAATTTAATTAGTGTTAGAAAACAATTTTTTGATTATTGCAATAAATTTGAAAAAGATTTAACATTGTTTAAAAATAAAGATAAACTTATTAAAAAATTACAATTAAAAGATCCTAATAATATGACTGAAGATGATATTTTTATTATCAATAATACAAATATCATCGAATATTTATTGGGTGTATATGGTGGTGCTGACATTAATAATTTTGTTTTTCCTTTGATGAAATATATCAAATCAGAAAAAAAGAAAAACCAAATAATGAGAATGTGTTTATATTCTGAACATGAAGATAAAGTTGAATCAGGTAATTTTGATAAGATGTATGTTTATTATAAAGAATTATACAAAAAATATGAATCTGTCATTGATAAAAAACACGTTGATGAAATGTTAAAAAGATGTAAAAAAGATAAAATCATCCGTGAAGAATTATACAAATATATTTGGACTTTTGATAAATAAATATCACATATATAAGAAAAAAGAATATAAGAACAAAGAACAAAGAAAAATATTTAAGATTAAATAATTCAAATGTTTGAATTATTTATTAATTTTTAAATCAATTGTATCTTTATTTTGTAAATAGTAATTTTTATATTGATGAAAGGGAATATTTGGGTTTAAATGATGAATTATATGGTAATTTTGATTAGCCATGATAATAGAAGTGAAAAATTCAGATACATATTTCAATTTTATAATTGAACTAGTTTTATATTTATCTTTATAACCCATATTCTTATGTGGTAAATATGTCAACATTAAAGATAACAAAGGTATTGATATTAAACTTGGCAAAAACATATAATAATATATTATATAAAGTGAGTAATTGAAATTAAATACATAAAATGTCATATATGTAAATATTAAAATTATGATTTGATATATAGATTGGAAAAAAGTTTTGATATCAATTTCACCATATAAATATATTTTAAATATATAAAACCAATAATATGGTATCTGCAATACACATTTATGTATTATATGATTAGATGAATGAGAAATCCAATAATCAGGATCTTTTTTAGTATTAACATATAAATGATGTTTTTTATGTATATATTTAAAAGCATTATAAGATGAGATAGGAGATAATATAATTGAAGATGTTGAACCAATAAAATCATTAAAAATTTTATTCGATGATATAGAATTGTGAACAGCATCATGCATAACTGTAAAAGAAAAATAAGAATTCATTGTCAATAATAAAAAAGCAAATTTATAATTTACAATACCTTTTTCAGACAAAAAGACGGATGATGCTAATAAAAATATTATTACACATGTATAATAATATTGTCAACATTTGTTATATTTTTATTTTCTTATATAATTTTAATTAAATGCAATCTTTGAATTATAATAAAAAAAACAAATATGTATTTTGAAATAAACACTTAAATACCAAACAACATATATGTTGCTTCTACCGGAATTATGGGCTCATATATTAGAATACATACCACAAAAACTACACAATAGTATATATGGTAGTCTATCATTGACATCGCTAAAAATATACACAGATATACAACATCAATACTGCATGCAAGTATTAGTAGTTCATCTTGGAAATACAAAACATTTACATCAAATACCATCATCCATTGAAAAATTGGTTATGGTTAATTGCTATATTAACACACAGCATTGTAAATATTTGGCGAACCTGAAACAACTCCGACATTTAAATGTATCTGATAATGAGATTCAATATAAAGGATACAAATACTTGGAAAACTTTAAACAACTCCAAGAATTAAATGTGTCTGGGAATGATATTGGACCTCAAGGGTGTAAATACTTAATAAATATGACACAACTTATTAAATTAAATGTGTCTGAGAATGATATTGGACCTCAAGGATGTAAATACTTGGCAAAATTGACACAACTCCAAGAATTAAATGTGTTTGGAAATAATATTGGACCTCAAGGATGTAAATACTTGGCAAATTTGACTCAACTCCAAAAATTATATGTGTATGGGTATGAGATTGGATCTGAAGGATATGAACATTTGACTAAAATAAATCATTGCCGCATTGAAATTTGAATATGTCTCAGAATAAGATTGGACCTGATGGATGTGAATATTTGCCAAATATTTTAATATATAAAATATTTAAAATATATAAAATAATTGAAAATATAAATGACAAGATTAGCAATTGTTGATGAAAATAGATGCAAACCAAAAAAGTGCAATAAAGAATGTATTTCAAAATGTCCAGTTGTGAGAATAGGGAAGAAATGTATTGTTTTAAAAGAAAAAAACATTAATATTGCTGAAAATTTATGTGTGGGATGTGGTATTTGTGTTAAAACTTGTCCGTTTAAAGCAATTAAAATTATTAATTTACCTGATAATTTAGATGATCAGGTTTCACATAATTATGGAAAAAACAATTTTAAATTGTATAGATTACCATTACCAAGAAAAAGTAAAATTTTAGGATTAGTGGGTGAAAACGGCATTGGAAAATCTACAACAATAAAAATTCTTGCAGGAAAAATAAAACCAAACCTTGGCACACTTGTAAATAGTCCAAATTGGGATGATATTATCAAATATTATAGAGGGAGTGAACTTCAAAATTATTTTAACAATCTCAAAGAAAATAAAATTTCAATTGCAATAAAGCCGCAATTTATAGGTGCCATACCAAAATTAATCAAAGGAAAAGTAAAAGATTATATTAACAACCATGATTTATTGGATATGAGTGCATTATTAGATAAAGATATTTCTAAATTATCTGGGGGTGAACTTCAAAGATTTGCAATAATTTATGTTTTACAAAAAGAAGCTGATGTATATATATTTGATGAACCAAGTTCTTATCTTGATATAACACAACGTATTAAAATGGGAAAAATCATATCATCTCTTGCCAAAAAAAATAAATATGTAATTGTCATAGAACACGATTTAATGCTTCTCGATTACATATCCGATTATATATGTTGTTTTTACGGAAATCCTGGAGCTTATGGTGTATGTTCTAAACCTTATACAAATAAAGAAGGTATAAATATATTTCTCAATGGATATATACCTTCAGAAAATATGAAATTTAGAGAAACACCATTATCATTTAGATTTAATATTGAAGAAGATGAAATTAATGAAAAAATAGAATTTCATTACCCAACATTGAAGAAAACATTTTCAACAGAATTCGAATTAAATGTTCCAGCTGGCATTTTTTCTTCAAGTGAAATTGTGGTACTTCTCGGTAAAAATGGGACAGGTAAAAGTACATTTGTTAAAATGCTAGCAGGAAAAATAAAACCAGATAATTTCATTAAAGATTTAAATTATATTATATCTTACAAACCTCAAATCATAATACCCAAATTTAAAGGAACTGTCAAAGAATTATTAAATATTAAATTGGGTGCCAGATTAAATAATATTGTATTTAGAAATGCCGTTTATAAACCTATGAATATTTCTCATCTTCTTGATTCGAAAGTGAAAAAATTGTCAGGTGGGGAGTTAGAAAAAATTGCTCTTATTTTATGTTTGGGTAAACCAGCTGATTTATATCTGATAGATGAACCAAGTTCACACCTTGATAGCAAAATGAGAATTGAAGTTGCAAAAATTATAAGATCATTTATAAGAAAGTCAGGTAAATCAGCTTTTGTTATAGAACATGATTTTATGATGGCTACATATATGGCCGACAAAACTATATTATTTGATGGGGTCCCTGGTAAAAAATCAAAAGCTACTGAACCAATGTCTTTACATCAAGGAATGAATAATTTTTTAAAAAATCTAGATATAACAATTAGAAATGATTCTAATAGACCCAGAATAAATAAACATAAATCGCAAAATGATCAAAAACAAAAGAAATTGAATAAATATTTCACATGAATCAACAAATAAATCAATTAATATATTTTTCTATACTTTTTAACTATTTATCAACATAAATAAATTAAAGTGTGAATATTTCATTATTCAATTAAACTTCAATATTTAAAATTAGTATAAACTAATTTTAAATATAATAACATATTATAAATCAATATGTATGACACATTCTTTTTTTTTATCTCCAATCTCATCTTGTAATTCGTTTTCAATATGTACAATACATTCTTTTTTATCTTTATTCTCATCTTGCAATTCGTTTTCAATATGTACAATACATTCTTTTTTATCTTTATTCTCATCTTGTAATTTATTTTCAATGGTTTGAGATTTTGTTTTTTTTTAATATTGATTTATATATAATAACGATAGATACTAAAATTATAATAATCAAAACAGGTATTGAAATTATAAAACAAACCATAAGAAATACACTTAAATCGCTTGCTTGAGTATTTTGAATTCCATTTAAAATTGTGATACTAAAAAATGTCATTGTTTACTTTTGTTGAATTTGTTGAATACACTCAATAAAAAATATTTTATATATATAAAATATTTTAATCTTTGTGGATATCCTACAAGTTAAATATATCCCATGCAAAAGTATAGTTTTTACAGACAAAAAGATAATTAATTTAAAAATAATTCATAACCATAACAAGATCCCAATACCTCCAATTTGACCTTCTATTTGGAGGTATTATATTATACAATATTTTATTTTTGATGCAAAATTTTTCGGCCAATGCAATATCATTATCATTTATATCATTTAAAGTAAATATATTACCATCATAAGATAAAACATCATTATATGATTTTAAATCCATAAGAGCATTGATTTCATTTGTTATAAAATCGTTTTTAGGTTGATTATGTTCTAATACGGAACCACCCAAAAATGCAAAAAAATTACACACATTAAATTTTTTTAATATTTGCGAAAGGAGTGTTGCTTTCCCCAATGAAATGATGGAGCTATCATTAAAATTTATGTACTTGTAATTATACAAATTATTGTCACAACAAAATGAATATTGTTTTAAAATAAAATTACAATAATCTACCTCATCTCTCCATTCTTGAGGTACATCAACTTTACTCAAATCACCATAATATAATTGCGTATTTAATCCTAAATAATTTACAAGTAAAATTATATTCGATATACTTACATTTATATCTGGAACACCAGATTCTATTATTATGCCATTAATTTCTATTTTTTTAGAAAGATAAAATATAGCTTGAATATCGTCAATATTACCATCGGTCAATATATAATATTTCATTTATTTTATATAGATTAATATAAATAATGCTTACATATTATTAAAATTTTTTTTTCAATGAATATAAAATTATAAAACGCATGCTGGTAAATTTAAAATGTATTATTTTATATTGACAACCAATCGTAATAAAAAAGAAAACAATTCAATAATTTTAAGATGTAGAGAAACAGACATAAAATATAAACTTGAAGAATTCTAAACGCAATGAAGAAAAATATAAATGTGATTTTTATGTTATGGCTAACGAAATATATAAAATATTAAAAACATATATAAAATAACACATCTAACAAATGAAAATAATCGAAAGATTACCCGATATTGGAAAAATTCCAACACGTTATTTTAGATACAGAAATTCCTAAATGGAATCGTAATCCTGACGCCATTAAAATAGACATTTTAACTTTTGAATATGAATATAAAGTCGACGAATATATTTCAAACATTTCAAATGAAACATATTTTGGATTTAGACATACAAAAGTTTTAGATTCCGGTATTGTAGTTTTCACATGTTATGATGATGATGATGATTATGTAAGAAAATTATACCTGTACAGCAATAATAAATTCTATTATAACCTATTTAAGACTTAAATTCTATTAAAATAAATCAATAAATCAATATATTGATTTATTTTAGATATATACTCGATAATCTTTTTTTGAATTTTTTTAAATTTCTTTTTGGGTTCGTATATTTTTAGTGTTCTTGCTAGATATTTCAAGTAAAAGATTTATTTCTGTTTTCTAATTCTTTGGGGTAGATAACATCAATATTACCATTAGCCAATATATAATATTTCATTTATTTTATATAGATTTTAAATTTATAAGAGCACAGTTTTCATTTGTTATAAAATAATAATTTTTCAATAAATATAAAATGCAATCTTTAAAAAGAAAGATAAATTATCTGATCAAAATAAAAAAGAAAATATCAATTTTGAATTATAAAGATGATAAAAGAGGCGATTTAAAAGGTTATTATATATATATAGTTGATCATTATAATGATGATATAAAAAAAATAGGTTTAACAACTAATTTATACAAAAGATTTAAAAATTATAAAACACATGCAGGCAAATTTAAAATGTATTATTTTACATTAACAAACGATTGCAATAAAAAAGAAAACAATTCAACAATTTTAAGATGTAGAGAAACAGACATAAAACATAAACTTGAAAATTATAAATTGAAAAATTCTAAACGTAACGAAGAAAAATACAAATGTGATTTTTATATTATGGTCAATGAAATATATAAAATATTAGAAACATATATAAAATAACACATCCAACAAATGAAAATAATTGAATATATAAACAAGAAACAAAATATCAATAATCAATTCCACGATATACAGTCATTTCCACAACCTTTATCTGAATTGGAAAAGTGTATTTTGGCAGAAAAGGATTGGGCTGAAGCGAATGTTAAAGAATATTATAAAGAACAAGACCTTATAACTCTGAGAAAGATTGTTTGTGGTTTCAAACGTGTTATTTCATTTTATGAAGATTGGTATAGCAAAAAACATATTTATGAATCAGTTGGTCTAGAAAGAAAAACAAAGTAAATCAATTAAAGATAACAAAAAATGTTATTTTATTAATAACTTCTATTTATATTCGACTCAAACTATTAATTCTATGAAAAAATGAAACATTAAAAACATATATAAAATAATATATCTAACAAATGAAAATAATTGAAAGATTATCCAATATTGGAAAAAAATTTTTATATGTTATTTTAGATGTAGAGATACACAATAAAAATCAAGATCCTGACGACATTGAAATAGATATGCTCACTTTTGAAAATGAAAATGAAGTTCAGGATTTTTTATTATTCAATGATTACAAAGATTCTGGAATAAAATTTATAACTGTTGATGATTACGGCATTATAATTTTTGCATATAAGGAAGAAAATTATACAAGAAAATTATACCTGTACAGCAAAAATAAAAATATATATAATAAAATATACAATGAGACATATAATTAAATTCTATCATAAAAATAAATCAATACATTGATTTATTTTTGATATATACTCGGTAATCTTTTTTTGAAAATTCTTTTCATTGCCAAATTACTGAGTTCGGTTCTTTTAATTCTTTTTAATTTCTTCTTCTTCTTGGGTTTATATATTTTTTTTAATTTTGTGCTTTTTAATTTAGTGTTTGTATTTTTACGAGATATTTTGGGCAGAAAATATTTATTTCTGTTTTCCAATTCTTTGGGATAGATAACATAAATATTTTCTGATCCTCTTATACCTCTAAAACTTTGATTTTTTATTTTATTTATGATTACATTATTTTTTATATCTTCGTATGTATCCAAATTTTTTTTAATATCTTCACTAATTATTATTTGTCCGCCTTCAGCTTTATTTTCTATTCTAGATGCTTTATTAACAATTGGACCGAAATAATCCATTCGACCAGTCGTGGGGTCAATTTCAGAAATAGTGTTGCCAGAATTTATACCAATGCGAATTCGAATGCCATTAAAAATCAATTTATCTCCATAATATACTTTTTTTACTTCTGGTATTTCAAGTAATTTTTCTGGCCAATTTACATTCATAAGTTCTAATTGTATTTTTATTGCAAATTGTATACATTTTTTTAAATCTTCAAATACACACATGAATGAATCACCATCTGTTTTAACTTCATATCCTTTATATTTTTTTAAAAGATTTCTAATGATGTTATTATGTTTTTTAATAACATTTAACATTAAATTACTATCTTTCTCCCATAATGTGGTAGAGTTTTCAATATCTGTGAATATAACACTTATATAACCAGTGGGGGGTTTAGTAGAATAATCAGTGTCACCATTTTTTTCATAAAAAGATAATCTTTTTTTCAATACCTTCAATTTATTATTCATTTTTTGATATTCTTGTTTCGTTTTTTCATATTTTTTATCAAGTATAAGTGCCTCTTCTTCACTGAGTTGGTTTATATCTTTATATAAATTTTTCATGAATTTGCAATCTTTTTTAATTTTGACAATTACATCTTCCAATTTATTTAATTCCAAAACCTTCACGGCCCATTCTGTTTTAGATTTATTTCTATTTTCGTCTAATTTACGAAATTCGTCATACAAATTATCACAACTTTTTAAGAGATCATTTAAAGAAGTACCATGTTTTGTTTTCACGTTCATATTTTGGAATATTTCTTTAATGGTTTCCATATGTTTATCACGCAAAATATTAAACGCGTCTAATTCGAAATTATCTTTTTTTGTTGCATTTTCCTTTTCAACAATTTTATTAAAATGCTTCTTGTTCATAATTTTTGATTTATAATTAACACCATGAAGTTTACATTTTTTTTCGATTAACATCTCTAATATTTCATTCAAATGTGAATCTATTTCAGTTAAATTAATTTTAGATTTTATATTTTTCATTTTTGCACTTACATATTGTATAAGTTTTATTATATCATTGAATTCTTCTTTTATATTTTTCATATCATCATTTTGGTCTTTATATGTGTAGTCTGAAGCCGGGCATTTACCTAAAAGATATTTATTTAAATCATTATGTTGTTTCATTGTTTTTTTCACAAGATGGTTTACTTTCATCTTGCTCCAATCTATATCCATTTATTTATCTAGAAAAAAACAAGGATATAACATATAATTTTTTGAATTCATCTTACATGTCACATCCTTATTTCTTGCACCTCATATTATTACACAAATAAAGATATTTATAGTGTTATAAAATGGTTAAACCTATAAAACCCTGTTTAAATAAAACACAAATTGATGATCCCCCACATGAGTAATTTAATGAAGAATATGAAATTCAAATTGAAAAAATGACATTATGTTAATTTTAAATATAACAAAATACATTGAAGAAAATGAAAAAGATGTAAAAATGGTATTTCTGGGAGACTTAATTAAAAATATTAAATATTCATTTGAATTTGAAAAACATGATAACGAATTTTATATATTTAAAGATGACAAAATCAAAGATGATGTTATTTAATATTTAAAATTTAAAATTTACAAACATCTAATATTTTTGAATTATGTGGTTTTTCTTTATAATTAGAAAAGAATTTGTCGATTATATCTTGCATATCGATATTTGAATATTTTTTTAAAGGTCTAGAATTGGAATTGTATATATCATTAAATTTTTTTGCATTTGTATAATATTTTAATATATTTAAACATAATATTTCTATACCTTTTATTCTATTTTTCTTTGCTATATTATAATATACAGACAACATCATTAACAAATCATAAGAAGTTGTAAATTTATTACATATGTCATAATCTTTGCAAAAATCGTTTTTTTTTATATCATCTCGTATGACACCTTTTTCACCGAATTTGGTTGCAAAATCAAGATCCATATATTTAAACAAAACTTTATTATTTTGTATATAATACACTTTTCCATCTATTATATATTTGAAATGTGTGTATTCGTTTATACGTTTTCCTTTGTATTTATCTTCATTTGTTATAATTTTATACATTATATTACAACCATGCATATCGTTATGGTTTATATGTAATTTTTGAGCACATAATATAGTTATTATAATCTGTAAAAGAAAATTTCTAGCGCATTTAAAAGAAGTAATAGGGTTATTATTTATGTTATCTGTTATTTCTTCCATTACTACATAAGATTTATAATTATTTTGATTTAATGGACAGAAGAAAAAGCCTTTGTAAAATCCAAAATTAATGCAATATTTTTTAGTATTTTCATAATATTTTGATATTATAGAACTAATTAACAATTCAGATAAACCTCCATCATTAACCACTATGCCAAATTTATTGTCATAACGTAATTTGAAATTTATAATAGATCTTTTGATAATTTTATTTTTTATTTTTAAATTATTAATCTTTGCAACTAGATATTTTGGTGTTCCTTTTGAATTCAAAGAAGGTAGATATGAGCCTTTTTGATAAAATACTTTATATAAATTATCTATTTTATCACAATGTTTTGATATATACATATATTTATGTTCGGATTTATTGTATTCTTCAATTAAATCAGCTATTTTATTGCTTTCAATAAAATCCAATTCGTCCATTTTATAAATACGGAAAAATTAGATATAAACATGAGTAAAATTTATAATTAAATTTATTTATATCTTGAAAGATATAAATAAAATGGCTCAAAAATCAAACAGGAAACCTAAATATCCTTTGTATAAATATCAAAAATGTCATGTTGGTAAAATTAACAAAATTTTTGAAAAAAGACCAGCAATAGTAGACACATCAGATACCGGAAGTGGAAAAACTAGATGTTCTGCTTGTTTAGCTAAACTTAGGAAATTTGATCATGTTGTTGTTGTATGTCCGAAATCGGTGAGGTGTGATTGGTGGATCAATTTCAAAAATATAAATTATGATGATAAATTATTGACCATTACTAATTTTGACACACTCAAAACTAAAAATATAGATAATGGTCCTACGAAATGGTTCTCATTAGAAGGTAAAACGTTTTCAACTGAAGAAGAATTTATGGCAGTTAAACCTTCAGAATGCCATTACATGTATAAAGATAAAAATGGTTATAATTGCACATTTCCAGATAATACATTGTATATTATTGATGAATTTCATAAATGTAAATCAGTCAATTCTTATAATTTTAAAATGGTGGATGCTATAAAAAGTAAAATCATCAATGATCCCACAGGAAAAAGTAAATTACTTTTATTGTCATATACACCTATTGAAAAAAAATCGGATGAAAAAGTATTATTTTATCTTTTGGATTACATCATAAATCCTGATGCAAAATTAGTGCCTAGATTTTACAGGAAACTCAAAAAGTATTTTGGTATAAAGAAAAATATGATTAATTCATGTCATATACATGATTATTTATCTAAATCACCAGAAAAAGCTTTAGTGAAAATGAATATATCTAGCTATTTTAAGGAGAATAAATTTGAAATTCGAAATATTATTAAAAATATATATAATAACGCCACAGATGGTGATTTTGAGAAAATAAATTCATTATCTCAAAAATATAATGATCTCAATAAAAAATTAAAAATTAATGAAGATTACAGTCTCATAAAATTAATGCAAAAAACTTTACAAGAAATCGAAAAAATTAAATCAAATTATATTGTAATGAAAGTTTTGGAAATTCTTGAAAAAAATGAAAATAACCATGTAATTGTATTTGTAAATTACAGAAACACTTTATACTATATATATGATAAATTAAAAACTTATAAACCGGCTAAGTTATATGGTGATCCAAAAAACAATAATAGACAGGAAGCAAAAAGATTTAATATGACTGAAGGTGATAAGAAAACTAGACTTATAATTTCAACTATAGGGTCAGGTGCTACAGGTATAAATCTTCATGATAAAAAAGGTAATAAACCCAGATATGTGTTTATATCACCTTCTTCTTCTTCTGCTACATTAATACAACAATCACTTGGTCGAGCTTTCAGAGTTGGAACAAAATCAGATGTCCATCAATATTTTGTATTCACAAAAAATAACAAATATCAAAATGAAAATTACGAATCCATGCTTGCAAAAACCGTTTCTAGAAAATTAGAATATATTAAACAATTAAGAGATAATCCAGGACAACATCTCAATGGAGAATATAAATATATAGATGATATAGATTTATAATTATGCAATAGATAATTATAAATTTAAAATAACGAATTTAATATGTCCAAATTATTATAGTAATACTCAATATTAAACATAAAAAGAATTTTTGATATATCATTTACCGCCTTTATGAATTCTTTTGGTAGTTTATCGTGTTTTTTGATATTCTTTATATATTTTTTATATTTGTTTTTGGCATTTAATTCTTTTTTATCAAACAAAAATTCAAAAATATCAGTTTCACATTCATCAAATTCATTTGTATCTTTTCTAACATGTAAACTGACAGCTGCAATAAGTTGTGATTTTATATCTTTTCTTATAAAAATATCTTCAAATTTAAGTTTTTTACCTCCTATAATTGATCTATTATAAGCATGTTGCAATATTGAAATATAAATATCTTTGTTCAATCTTTTTACATTTGAAACTCTATTTTTCATATCTTCTCTCATTATTTTAACATTACTTTGTATTTTGTTTGATTTTAAATCATATTTATTTTTATGGTATTTGCCAGTGTTTTTCCTCTTCAAATATATCTCTTTACCCCTAATAAGTATCTCAAAAGGATAATGACTTTGATGTTTTTCCAATCTTTTTTCGAGAATATTCAACAAAAAATTATTTACAATGGACATATAAGGTTTCATTTCATAAACTGAATATGGACCTTCATATGTGTAATTCTTTCCCACATATGTTATTTTATCGCTATAATCTGTCGAAATATTCATTTGAATTCTTTTTTTTATTGTTTTAAGATCTTTGTCATTCAATTGTTTAATATGATCACCCGTTATTTTAGTTATATTTATTAGATCAGGATTAATGTTCTTTTCGAAATAGTTTTCAGGTGTTTGATTTTTTTGTATTCCTAAACTATCCAATTTACGAAGAGTTTCTATATTTTTTCTATTGTTTTTTAATATAATTTTCATTTTTTCTGATGGGTATATTGTATTATATTTTTGCCCTTTGAGCATCTTACTTAATTGCATGACTTGTTCAATTATATCTTCTCTAAGACCAATAAGATACAAAGGCTCAACAAACATATACTTTTTTTTCTTTTTCAATAAATTTAATTCTGTTAAATTTATAATTCTATCTTCGCTGGCATTATAAAAATATCTCTTTTTGTTTTGGTTGAGAACTGCAAGAGTATAAAAATTATGAAAAGGATATATATCCAACATTTACTGAATCTAAATAATAATTTCTTTAAAAAGAAATTATTCAAATTTCATTGCATTGAATTTAATTAACAATTTTATCATCTTTTTATTTTGTTTTTCTAATGCTAAATTTAACGGTGTTTTATATTTACAATTCCATATGTCCGGATCTGCATTATTTTTTAACAATGATTTTGCAATATCATAATTATTATTTTTCACAGCAACAAATAATGGTGTTTCGTCATCATATTCTGATATATCTGGATTTGCCCCATAATTTAAAAGTAAATTAACGCCTTCTAAATCGTTCAATTTAGATAATATATATAAAGGTGTTTCGTTATCAGCCGTAGTTATATTTGGATCTGAACCTTCTTCCAAACATAATTTTATATTTTCATAATCTTTATTGTTTACATATTCTAATAACTCCATTTAAAATGAAATATTACAGCAGTTGGAAATTCAAATAAAATATTTTAAACATTATTTATATAACACTATTATATAAAACTATTGTTGTTTATTTGTTTACAATTGGATTTTGAATTTCCATAAAAATGCTTTCTCCTGTGACCGCAGATAAAATAATATTTTTAACAGAATTATATATAATTCCATTTTCATTCATTAGATGTAGCTCTTTTAATATTTTTCTTGAATTTTCAAATAAATTATGTTTGTTATTCCTAGCTTTCGTCGTTAATTCATAAAAAACAATAGCATTTTTTTCCCTTAACATTTTGAGGTTTATTAGTGTTGTAATTACTGAAGTTTCTGTTTCTTCGGCTCCATTTTTTAATATTACTGTTTTCATATTTTAATGGGTATATTATTTTATTATTTTTAAATTAATAATCTTCTGTTTCTTTCATCTTATCTTCAAGAATTTTCATGCCGATTTCCATTAAACTTTCATCTCTACATTTGACTATAAAAGGCTTTTTTGTAATTTTGAAATTAACACCATATTTATTTTTGTTTTCTTGTATATATTTTAAACAGGATTTCAATGTTGATAATACATCAGTTTTACTTGAACCTTCTTTTTCTATGTAGAAATTAGGATTTGTTATGAGTTTTATTGTGACTTTGTGTTCGTGTTTACAATTTAAAAGTATTTTTTTAATGGAATTTATGCCTTCTTTCTCAAAACATGTTATATTTATATGTGTTTGACCTTTTATTTTTGTGGATAGTTTATTTTGAAGTTGGTTTTCGATGTATAACGAAACGTTTTTACCATATTTCTTTTCTATTAATATTAAATTATGTTTTAGATCAATTGCAAAACTTTTCATAGAAAACAAATTCCATGTAAAAAAATTACGCGGGAGTTTCCATATAAATAATTTATATAAATCTTCTAGATTTACTTTGAATTTTTTGTGAACTCCATATAAAACGTTTGATATTATTTTTCTATATTTGTAATCTTTTTTAAATTGAATTAAATCTTCAATCATCACATTCTTTTTCGAAAGATTTATACCTTTTTCTTTGTTTATAACTTCCAATACCTCTCTACGTCCCACTTTCACTAATCTTTTAAAACTTTTTACATTTCTTCTTGTTACATTAGAATAATCTAAATAACCTTTCAAATTATATTCAAATAAATATACTTCAATTACGGGACCATCAGATTTAATTATTTTACAATAAACCAAATCTTTAATTGATGGTTCCTTTTTGAAAAATGGTATCATTTATAATATTGATTAATTATAAATGATTTTATAAAAATGATGCTGCTTTTGCAAGACCTTTAAACGCAAAACCGTATAACACCGTTCCTAATATTATGTGAATTACCAAACCTATTAAAAATGCTACCCAAGTAGCTCTCCAAAAAGTAACTTTACTTTTTGCAGGCATATCTTCTGTTTCTTTATTATTTCTCAAAAATTTTGGATTTACTCTGTAAATAATAATTGAAATTATTGTTGTGTATATAGCCATAACAATTATATTTATAGGGCTAAAAGGGTTTATAGCAGCTGCGAACCCCAATCCAAATGAAACACCGGGTGTTTTATCAACTACTCTACCGGCAGTTCCAACGCCACCTTTGATCGCTAGTGCTGTTAAGGGATCCATTTATTATTCTCAAAAAAATATTCTGTTTTACATATATATTTTATCAAATATAATTATATTTGATAAAAACACTTATAAATAATCATAAATTTATATTATTGCGTAAATTAATCCTCGAACGTCCAAATATATTTATATAATTCTTCATGAATCTTTTTATCTTTCAGACATTTATCCAACATTTTATGAACATGTTTTTTATCAATTATTAATTCATATTGTTCATGAAAGTCTCCAGATTCGACTGTATCTTCATGTTCAGAATATAAACAATTTTCATCAACAAAATTATCGAATCTTTTCTTAATAACCTTAATATCCATATATATTATGTTTTTATAACAAATTTTATTTCAATTCAATGTTCCATTTATCAGACAAATGATTTTCCAACTTTTTTCTTTCTTCTTTATCAAGTTTTTTTTTATAACATATGATTTCATGAATATCGCAATTTGCTCTGTAACACTTATGTCTATTTTCATTTGTGAATGTAAATAATTGTTTCCAATTGTTTTCTATTTTTTTATATTCCATAATAACAATATATTTATCTGATCCAAATCTTTCCGTATCAACATCTTTGCCATCCCCTTTCGATTTACCATTTATGAAAACATTTCCTTTAGAATTTGACATACCATCAAAAGAAATAAATTCTTCATTTTGATTTATATGAAGATAAGTATGAGGTATAAAAAATTTTTTGCCTAATATACCGTGTATGCCATTGGAATTCATATTTGACAGGACTATAACTATTGTTTGAATTGTAAAATCAGATAATCTGAAATATTGACCTTCCGTTTTTTTATTTGCTGTGCCTCTCAATTCTAAACATTTTTTATTTTGATTATATATAGGTTGTAATTTCCTTTTCTTTTGAAACGCATTATTTTTATTGCCAGATAGATCATAAAGTGTCTCAACAGGATTACTTTTTATTGAATTTTCATTGTACCAACATTCCATATTTTTTATATCTAACGGAGTGAATTTATCTTCAATTATCATATAACCCATATCATCTTCAAAATCATTATAAACTCCAAAATTATGTAATTTTATTCTATATTTTCCTTTTTTTATATTTTCTTTTATTTCTAATTTAATGGTTGTGGGAGATAATATTTCATATGATATGAATAAGAAATTTATATCTAATTTAGTATTTTCTGTGAAATTTACACCCCTGATGTATACAATATTTTTATTCATTAATTCTGTATCAACTTCAGACACGAAAGGTTTCGGTATATATTTATTTTTATCTACATAAGATATACATATATCGTCATAACAAGATTTAATTGTGAGATCACCTGATACTTTTAATTTTTTTATTCTACCATCATCTCTTAAAAGAGGTTCACCTTCATTTGATGTATTTTTTACTTTTGTTATTGATTTTATATAATTTATAAAATCAGATGTTTTGATTAAATCATTAAATAACTTTTTCAAGGATACAAAAGATATTTTGTTCGTATTTGAAGAATACAATATTGTGTTTGGTGATGACATTTTGCTTAGAAAATTCATGCATTTTTTATGATTCATTTATAAATCAACAAAAATTAAATGAACAGATTAAATTTACATTAAATCATTATATAAATTAGATAATTCCTTAAGCGGTGGTATTATATAATCCTTGTTTATAACATATTTTAATTTTTTAGAGAATAAACTATTTGTTGTTTCGTCTTTACATATTTCATTAATTTCTATAAGAATTAAATTTTTGCTGTATTCATATGACTCCAGTACAACATTATCTGAAGTCGAAAAGCTAAAATTATCATTATTCATACATGATTCAATTATCAATTCGTATGGATTTCCCACTATTAATTTAACATTTAATTTTGATGAAAATGTTATATTAAAAGATTTAAATTTGATATCCAATGTATAATATATATCATTCATGTTCTTATCAATCAATAAAATATATGAAACTTGATTTTTCAATGACATTTCAATTTTCTTATACATTTCTTTATATTTTTATTCTAATATCAGAATAAAAATTTACATCTATTTATCATTTTGTTCAAAAATTTTAAAAATAGAATTTAACTTTGTATTTAAAATTTGTAATGTTTTTGGAGCACAGATATTTAATTTAGCTAAACCTGTGCCCAAGCCGGCTTCAGGAAAAACTAAAATTTCATATTTAGGATTGGAAAGAAATTCTTTTAATATTTTTTGAATAGATTTATTGATTTTTTTTATATTTTCTTTTATTTCTTCATCAATATAATATGCATATTGTGAATTGTTGGGTAATTTTTTTGTAGGTATACCCATTGCATTTGGTAAATCTCTAATTATAGCTTGACCTCCTTTTCCTTTTCCAATATCGTTATCGCCAAAAATAAATAATTTATGCGGATTAGATTTTACTATATCTACATTCCAAAAACCTTTAAATATCTCAACATTCTTCATTTTAAAATATACAATATTAAATATAATATTTATATCTTGTCTAAAATGAAAAGAAAAGAAAATTTTAAACAGAAATCTATCAGTAAATTTGGAAATGTTTTTTCATATGATTTAGAAAATTATAAAAATTTACAAAGTGAAATTATTATATTGTGTCCCAAACATGGACCATTACACATAAAAGCAAATGAACATATTAAACTTAAAACTGGATGCGTTTTATGTGAAAAAAACTTAAGTGATAATAGAAAAGAAATAGCATTTAAGGCAAAAACTAAAAAAAAATTCGGAAATAAATTCACATACATATTGGAAGATTATAAAAATCTTCAAAGTAAGATTACAATAATATGTAAGTATCATGGTATTGTTCATATGACAGCATCATCTCATTTGAAATCATCTACAGGATGTAAAAAATGCAGCAGAAAATTAGCTAAATACAAAATGACAAAAATTCAATTTACAAATGATGAGTTTATAAATAAATTAAAAACATTATATGGTTCTATATATTCTTATGATTGTACTAAATATAAAAAAGGACAAAAATTTGCAACTATTCATTGTAATAAACATGGAAATATTAGATTAGGTGTTAAAAGACTTTTAAATGGAAGGGGTTGTAAAAAGTGTGGTATATCAAAAGGAGAATTGCGAATCATGAAATTTTTATATGATCATAATATCAAATTTACACATCAAAAAATATATGAAGATTGTAAAAATATAAAACCTCTACCTTTTGATTTTTACATACCAAAATACAACATTCTTATTGAATTTGATGGAGAACAACATGATAGACCAGTTCGTAAATTTGGAGGTAAAAAAGGATTCATGAAACAACAAAAACATGATGACATAAAAAACAAATACGCAGAAAACAATAAAATTCAATTATTTAGAATTAAATATAAAGATATGAATAATATTGAAAATATTTTATCAAACATTTTATTTATATAGACAATACTAAAAAGTTTCTAAATCACTGATGAAAGGTCACTACATCTCTAATATCTTTCATTCCAGTTAACAACATGAGCATTCTTTCAGATTCCATACCATAACCTGCGCTCTTTTGACCTCCGAATAACCGAAGTTTAAAATACCAACCAAATTCCGATACAAATTTGAAAAATCTTTTTTCAATTTTACAATATTTCTTTTGGTTCATTCTTTTATTGGCCATTTTTATAAATTTGTAAGGATTTTTAAGTTCATTGTCAAGATTTATACTTCCAGGATATTTTTCACCTACGATGTTTATATAGATTTTTTTAACAAGAGTGTTTAAATCGTTTTCTTTTACTGACCCACTAATCAGTTTTCCAATCCCTGGTACAAAAATATTACATTTTTGCATAGTTTTGGAATCATTGTTAAATTTTATATGAAATGACTTGGTTTCTGTCGGATACGAATGAATTACAACGGGACATTCAAAGTGAGATATAATCCATTTGGAATGTACACTGTCTAAATTATCTCCCCATTTAATTTTAGGCAATTCATTCTGTTCATTTTGAATGAGATTAATAGCTTCAGTATATGATATTCTTTTAAATTTACTTAATAAAATATATTGTAACTTTTTTATAAGAGTTGTATCGTTATTAAAGTCAGAAATGTACAACAAGTCTCGGTAACAATGACCAAAAACATATTCAATAATAAACTTTACAAACCTTTCACAACAAGATATCAAATTAGTTAAATTGTAATTTAACATTTCCGCTTCAATCATGTTAAATTCATATAAATGTTTTGAAATTTGTGAGTTTTCTGCTCGGAAACAAGATCCTCTAGTGTAAACTTTACCCATTGGAACATATGACTCAAGCAATAATTGTCGAGAGACTGTCAACCCAACCTGAGATCCAAAAAGTTTTTCACCTCCTTTAATATGAAACATTTTTTCATCGCTTTCACAATAATTATTAGTCAAAACTGGTAATTCTACTTCTATCATATTTTCCTTTTCATAAAATTTTTCAATTGCCTTACGATAATAATGACGCACACGAATTAGACATTGGTGAATCTTTGTTCTAGGTCTCATATACGGAATTTTACGAAGATATTCAAGAGTGAGTTCTTTTCCTGATATAGGATATTTTGGACAATCACATTTTCCAAATAATTTTAATTTTTCACATTGAAACTCTTCTCCGCCACCAATGCTATCAATCATAACTCCTGAAACTTCAATGAAGCATCCTTTTGTAACACCTTTCATAAGTTTTTTATCATGAACAACTATTTGCAAATCTTCTAATTTACAAGTCGATAGTTTAATAAAGTAAATCTTTTTACCCTTAATTTTTTGCTTTGACAATTCCGAAATATATCCGCATTTTATTTTTTGTTCACTCATTTTATATCAAATTATTGTAAATTTATATTTTATTTATATATTTTATTTATATATATTTTATTTATATAAATATATAAAATATTATGGTGTTTACTTTTTGTGAATATGATACACATTATCTAAATCAAAAAGCTAAATTTGTATGTCGCTATCTAAAAAATAATAAAAATGATAAAAAAAATGCACTCATCACAGTAAGACAAAATGGATTGGCATTATTATATGCATCTGATGATTTAAAGAAAGATAAAAATGTTGTACTTGCAGCAGTGAAACAAAATGGAAAAGCATTGGAATGTGCATTTGATGATTTAAAGAAAGATAAAGATATTGTACTTGCAGCAGTGAAACAAAATGGAAAAGCATTGGAATATGCATTTGATGATTTAAAGAAAGATAAAGATATTGTACTTGCAGCAATAAAACAGAATGGATGTGCGTTGGTGCATACGCATGATGATTTAAAAAAAGATAAAAAAATTGTACTAATAGCAATAAAACGAAATGGATTTGCATTGAAATATGTATCTGATGATCTAAAAAAAGATAAAGAAGTAGTAATTACTGCTGTAAAATTACATCCTTACGTATTTAAATACGTATGTTATAAGGTAAAAGATAAAGATATCGCATTGACAGCAATAAAACAAGATGGTTGTTTATTAGAATATGCACATGATAATGTAATCTCTTTTTGTCAGAACCGATTTCAGGTTGAGGTATACGAACGACAAGAGAATCGATTCTTTTTCTGAGGGGTAGTATTTGATTTTTTTCACGATAATTATATATCAACACATCAAATATTTTTTTGTTAAATAAATGTTGAATAGCAAGGTGCAAATTATTATAAAGATATCGGTGATAGTATTAAAAATTTGGAATTTGTTTGGATGTCAAGTGAGAATAATAAAAAAGTTTCTAAACATTTAGTTGTTAAGAATATATCATTTATGGGAACTTGGGTAGAGCAAATCAAAGTATTTTATAATTACATGATAGATGAAATCAAATCAAATGATTACTTTAATTGGATGAAAGCTGGGGATATTATAGATACTCAAATAGCAAGATCTAATGCATCTTTGAGAATGCCATTAAACAGTAAAATAGGTGGAAATAAATTAAAATTTGATGATAAATCACATACATTTTATGATGGTTTAATGCAAGATTATAAATTAGAAGATAAACAAAATTCGATTCGTTTAACAGATTTCAATATAAAAGAGACAATTGTAGTGAAGAGATTAGAGAACATTAAAGGTAAATATAAAGAAAACAATGATGAATTAGATGATGATGAAGATGATTTTTATTATCAAAAATATTGTGAATATGTTGGAGATGATATGCAATTTTCTAAAGGTAATGCATCTGGATCTTATATAAATCTATTAAGAATGAAAAAAGGTAGGTGTCTTGTTAATCCTAATAATTATCATGAAAGTGAAAATGCATATTTATGGGTAGATGCAGATAGATCTTGTTATTTTAAATGTCGAAGAGATTGTAAATGTGGTGGTAAAAGTTCAGTTTTAATATATAAAGATCCATCATATAAACCTAAAAAATGGATTAGACCAGAAATTAAATATGATTTTTCGGATGGTTTTCAGAATTTAAAATCAGAAAGAGTCAATATAAATTATTTTGATAGAACTTATGTACACCATGATAATTTTGATTTTAACGAATTAAATAATAAAATTAATATTTATGAGTCTTACACTGGTAGTGGTAAAACTACATTTATCAAAGAGATAAATAAGTATTATAATTGTAATATGGTATCTTTAACATCTAGGAGAGCATTAGCTTATAAGATATCTGATGATTTAAACAAAAATATATATACAGATAGAACTACTGTATGTGATTATGATACAGTATATCAATTGGATAGTTTACATAAAATGCCAGATTGGGAGGGAGAGCAATTTATACTTGTTATAGACGAATTCACATCTTTTTGTTACTGGTTTTTAAATAATTTGGAAAATATGAAAAAAAATAGAGGAGAGTATCTAGAAAAATTTAATGAATTGTTGCATAATGCTGAATTTGTTATCTGCACTGATGCAAAAATTGATAAATATGTTATTGAATTTATAAATAATATAAGTAGAGGAACTGGCAAAAAAATTGATATACATATTAATAATAAAAAAGAAAATGTTAACACAACAGCAACTAACCATAAAACTAAAGAAACATTATTAAATGAAATGAAAAAATGTATTAAAGAAGGTGTTAAATTCTTTTGTTGTTCTGATAATAAAGAGACATTTGAAAAAGAATTTGTATACCCACTTAAAGAGCTTATAGATGATGATCAATTTATATTGTATGATTCTGATACAACAACAATCCAAAGTTTAAATAATATAAATGAAAAATGGCAAAATAAATACATTTTTGCAACACCATCAATAGAATATGGCATTGATTATAATATACCTCACACACATAAAATATTTGCTATTTATTATGGGGGTGTAATGGATGCTTATTCTATGTATCAACAGGTTTCTAGAATCAGACATCCTATCACACTAGATTATTACATTTGTAAAGATAATGTAGACAAATATTATTATTGTGTTGAAGATGTCAAAACTCAATATGAATCTATAAAACATTACCATGATGATATTGTGAATTGTACTTCATCATATCAAAAAACATTACGTGATTTATATTATTCTTACGTATATAGAAAGTCACAATTAGCTAACACAAAATTTCAATTCAAAGAAATGATGAAAGATAAAGGGTACAAAATAGAAGAACTTTATAGCAGCGATATATCTAACATTGAAACTTTATCAAATGAAGAATATCTATCTCAACAATATATGTCATATGAAAATATGTCTGCTTCTGATAAAATTAAAATAGAAAAACGTTTTTCTATTATGGATATCAATCCTCAAAACTTAAACAAAAACCAATTACTTTACTTCATTGATAATAAGAAATTTAATGAATTTACTAGATATAAAACTATACAATTTAATGATGAATCTAAATTAAAATCCTATTTAAAGAATATTGATGATATTACAGAGCTTAAAATACAATCCGAAGAATATAAAATGGTATTGTTCAAGAAGCTACATAAAGAGTTAAATTTAAAACCTTTCACTGAAGATGTTAAATTTACATCTTATATACAAAAAAATAAGAAAGTTGATTCTATTATATCCAACTTTCAAGAAATTAAAACTGTGTTTAAAAGAAGATGTAAAGAACCGAAAACTAATCATGAACATGTTAAATTTTTATTAACATTATATAAGTACTTATATCCATCTTTAATAAAAAATAAACGACAAAAAATAAATAATAAAATAATAAGATATAAATATATTGATTTTGATCATATAAAATCTGCAACACCATTTATGTTTTAAAAATATTACAATTTATTCAAATTATATGAATAAATTTAAAATCATATGAAAATCTATTTAATTTTCACTTCATATATACTTTAGTATGGGTGTTTTTCGAGGTGACGTTTTGCATCAATACATATATATATCTAATCAAAACGTCACCCGATATTTCACATATGTTTTCACATGTTGATGATTTGTGTTTCGATTTTCAATATATATGATGTATGTTAAAATTATATAATTTTGTTTTCAGTAACAGAGTTATTATTTTTAGATATGTATTCAAGTATAGGATCTTCTTTTGATTGTTTTTGAACTTTAACATTGACATGAAAAGTCATATTAAATAAATTTGATAAGAAATTGCGTATTTTTTTATGGTTGATTTGAACATATGTATCATGAATACATTTAACTTGCACATGATGATTTGAAAAAAGATAAAAATATTGTATTCGCAGCAGTGAAACAAAATGAAGATGCATTAATACATGCGTCTGATGATCTAAAAAAAGATAAAAATTTTATATTTAAATTAGTGAAACAAAATGGATATGCATTAAAATATGCGTATGCTGATTTAAAAAAAGATAAAGATGTTGTACTTGCAGCTGTAAAACAAGATGGTTGGGTATTATTATATGCATCTGACGATCTAAAAGAGAATAGAGAAGTTGTACTCACAGCTGTAAAACGAAATGGAATGGCATTACGATTTGCATCAAAAAATTTAAAAAAAGATAAAAAAATTGTACTCACCGCAGTAAGAAAAAATGGATGGGCATTACAATTTGCGTCTGACAATTTAAAAGAAAATAGAGATGTTGTACTTGCAGCTGTGAAACAAAATGGAAATGCATTACAATTTACATCTTACAGTTTAAAAAAGGATAAAGATGTTATACTCACAGCGGTGAAACAAAATGGATTTGCATTACAATTTGCATCTGACGATTTAAAAAAAGATAAAAATGTTGTATTCACAGCAGTGAAACGACATGGAAATGCATTACAATTTGCATCTGATCGTTTGAAAAAGGATAGATATATTGTACTCATTGCGGTGAAACAAAATGGAAATGCATTGCAATTTGCATCAGAAGATTTAAAAAAAAGATGAAAATATTGTACTTACTCCGGTGTTACAGTGAAACAAAGATAAAGATATCATGTCTAAAACATTAAAATAAATAAAAGATGGGTAAACACACTTAATATACATTTGATAATCTAAAAGTTTATTAATTTTTATTATTGTAAATCAATATTATATTTAATTTACAAATGAATATAATGGATATAAATGAAATGAATTTAGGTGATATTTTATCTTTTTTAGATATGAAAAATCATATAAATGTATCATTGGTGAATAAAAAATTTTTTAAAATTTCAAATGCATGTTTACCCAATATATTGTATGATGATGATGATTGGATTTTACATTTAAGAGAAAAGGAAATAGAAGATCCTATAATCATGAATGAAAAAAATATATTTAATTGGTTTATGATTACAATGAAATATAAAAATGAGATTATACCTATAAAAATATATAACAAATATAAAAAACTATTTAATCCATTTTTAGGAAATAATGTGGCGTTGTATGTTTGTCATAGGGAAAATTATATTCAATTGATGGAATTATTGATTGAGGATAGTAGAATACATTTGAAAAGGGAAAACATATTCATTTAAAAATTTAAATGAATAAAATTATTCAATCATCACTTTCATTTTTCAGCACTTTTAACCATTTTTTTAGCATTTGTTCTATGCAACGAATTAGTATTATTTTATTACTTTGAAAACAACGATCTTCCTCAAATTTATTCGGCAGCCCAATAATGTGACCTTTAGATACATAACCTTTTTTTGTGTCTTACAGTGAAACCAGTAATCGAAGTTTCTTCAATTAATTATTCATTTTCATTGTATATATATTTTTTTTTATTACAAATGAATCCACCAAAAATAAAAAATGAAGTTGAATTCATAAATAAAAAATATAATACTGTATTATATCAAGATATTCCTGATCATATATACACTTGTTTATCAAGATATTGTTATAAAAATATACCCAAAACATCTGATAAACTCCCAACTTCTTTTGATTCAAGAATGAAATGGAAAAATAAAATAATGCAACCTATATATCAAGGTGAATGTGGGTCTTGCTGGAGTTTTGCCACAGTAACAACATTTTCAGATCGTATAAGAATACACAGTAAAATAGGCACACATAAAAAATTAACTCTTTGTTTATACGATAAAAGCCAAATACAATTACAATTTAAAGATATAAATAAATTAAGATTTCATTTTGAACCTTATTTTAGAAATGCTATAATAGAAGATATTGATGAAATAACAAATAAAATACCATTAATGAGAGATATAGAATTTAAGTATCCAATTACAATATATAATATGAATACAGGAAAAACTTATGAAGACATAAGAAGTTACAAAGTCAAAGATACATTATCACCATATTATTTTGCAGCTTGTGATATATGTGAATTAGGAAAAGAATTAGATCCTGCTATAGATAAATATCTTAAAGATAAAGATATGTGTTCTATGTGTTGTGATGGAGGTATAATACAGTTTGCTCATGTTTATTTAGTATTAAGAGGTTGTATAGCATTAAGTTGTGACCCGGAACCTTTTATATATAGTTGTACAGATTATAGCGGGTGTCCAATTTATAGAGCAAAATATGTATATCAAGTTAATGATAATTTTGATTGGGAGAATATAACAACATATGACGCAATAAGAAATGAAGAATTAATTATGAGAGATATAAGAGATAATGGACCAGTTGTTGCATCTATAGCACAATATCCAAATTTTCAAGATGGAAATGAAGGTTGGTACAAAGATATATATGTGCAAAATCTATATTCAATGAAGGGAGGACATGCAATAACTATAATTGGTTGGGGTTCTATAAAAATAAATATACAGAAAATATCAAATTCAGAATTTGAAAGAATATTAAAGAAACCACACAATTCAATGACTGAAAAAGAAAAATTTATAAGTTGGGCTTATTCTTACGCTATATCTATGTATGGTGAACAAATTGTAAATATTAAAAATAACACAAATATGAATATACCTATAAGATATTGGATTTGTAGAAATACTTGGGGTCAAAATTGGAGAAATGGTGGGTATTTTAAAATGTTAAAAGGAGTTAATCTTTGTGGTATAGAACAAGATGTTTGGGCAGCAATGCCTCTCTCAGTGTATGATACGAGGAAGAAAAAACCTACAAAAAAAATTAACAAAAAGAACAAATATTGTAATAGAAAAGGCATTCCTATTTCCAATGAATTTGATGAAAATGCAGACAATGTGAAAATTGTTGAAAATTGCGATGATTGCATTGGTGAACAAGGTATAGATTGTTATGTATCAAAGTCAAAAGATATTTTTGACATATGTTCTGTTGAAAACACAAATGATAACCTACAAATAAGTAACACATGTAAACTTTAAATTATTTTCATCGAAAATTATACATTTTATTGATAAAATGTATAATAGTTATTATTATTTTAAATAATAATATTTTGTATTTTTTAATTGCGTTTCTATTTGAATTATAACAACAGCTAAAATTATATATTTTTTAATTTGTTTACAATATTGCATTTGTGTTGTATGAATTATATTATTAATGTTCGAATTTTTACACAACATAAACACCAAAAACATCAACAAATGTTGGTGGTTGTTCTTCCAATAATATGAGTAAATTTTCAATTCTCGGTAACATCTTCGATTTAGTATTTATTTGTGGTATACCTAAAAATCTATAAGATCCTGTAAAAGAATATATTTTATTGTATAGTTTTTTATAGGCCATATGCCATTTCTTATTATATTTCTTAGGTCTTATTATTCTGATATTTTTTAATTCAGGAATGGAATATAACATACCATAACCCACAACATCAGGATGCATAATAACCAAATAGTCTATATCTGTAAAATTTCTTAATCCAATTCTATCAAGTGTTCTGGATATTTCATTATTTTTATTTTCATCCATATATTCAAGTAATTTTTTAGAATTTACAATATCTTTGTATACTTCTTTCAAAGCTTTTTGATTATCCACATAAAAATGAAAAGCGATAGGTGGTTTATATTTCATATCTGAAATCATTTGTTTAAGATCAACAAAAGACTTTTTACCTTTAACATTTATTAGTTTATCCAATGAACTACCGAATTTTCCATATTTAAATTGAATTATGTTATCATTTTGATCTCTTACAGATCCTTTATAATCTGCCATAGGATTTTTCATCATATTTTCAAATCTTCTTTGTAAATATCCCGTGTCAGCAGTTTTGACAATACCTCTCGCAATATCTGGACGTGCAGTAATAGCGGAAGTTATAAAATTAGGTAAAGTTTGTCCTTCTATATATGATTTAGTAATAAGTCCAGATGCTTCAGGATCATTAGTATCAAAACTATAAAAATTCATAAACCTCAAATTACCTTTTTGAAGAAATTCGATAATTTCTCCATTGAAATATTGTTGTCCTATCATCGTACAAGCTTGAGCAAAATTAAGTTTTGTACCTTTAGCACCTGATTCTGTTATCAATTGTAATTTATTGAAAGATTTTTTCTTTTCTAATTTGAATCCTCTTGTTCCTTGTTCATCTTTTACAATTATGAATGAATCTGTTTCTAAATCATGTCTAAATCCATTAATATACATATCTTTGTAATAGGAATTGAGAAGAAGAGATTTTATTTGACTTGATTCTATGTTAATTGGTTGAATAACAATTCTACAATTATGGTTTAAAATATCTTCATCAGATGTATACAATAATTCATTATTATAGTAGATTTCAAATGTAGAATCATCACCATCACCTCTAATCAATTTATTATCAATAAGAACATCTTTATGAAATTTAAATTTAAAATCAGAAGAACCATATATACGAATAATAGGATATTTATCGATTCTTTTGTAATATTCAGGATATACCACAACTTTATATTTTGTGAGTTTTTTGATTTTTGATCGGTAAATAGTTATATTATTGTGTAATCTATCATTTTCTGCATACAATGCTATTTTATTAAATGCAGCAGAAATCAATTCTTCTCTTTGATCTGTTGTGACACCTGATCTTAAATCAGTGATAAGTTTATCTTGTTCTTTTTTAATATTTCTAGCAGTTTTATTGGATAGTTGACATTCTTGATAACCAATGGAAAAACCAAATAGTTTTAAGGACCAAGCTGTTACTCTTTGTAAATTTAGATTTAATTCTGATGCTAATGTAGGACCATCACTAATATAAAATCTATGCACAAGAATATTAAATAATTGAGATACTTTTGTTTTTGTCAAGGGTCCTTTTGTAAGTATCCCATTTCTGATATTTAATTGAGTAACCGTGAGGTTTCTAGGTAATAATCCTGAGATTAACATTAAACCGGAATTTTGAGGAACATTGAAACTATCTGCTCTTCTAAATAAATCTTCAAAATCAATATCTAATGTACTTTGAGAAAGTGCTTGAATTATTTGGTCTTTTCTCAATGTTGTATTTGGCAATGTGAAAAAATAACTTCCTAACATTGTATCCTGAATTATATTATGAATATAACGACCTGATTCTTCTGTTATTTGACAATTTTTAACATCCATAAGTAATTTAACATCGTTTTTAGAGGATAAAGATTGCGGAACAAGTATATTCATCTCATCTCCATCAAAATCTCCTGCAAAACCACCAATTATTGATGGGTTTATTCCTATAGTTACATCATCTTTTTTACTAATAATAACTCTAAAACCCATAAAACCTTGTTTTATCATAGTTGGTTGTCTATTAATAGCAACAACATCACCATTCATTAAATTACGATTGCAAGAATCACCAAATCCAAATTCAAATCTCATTTCATCTTCTTGATTTTTCATTTGACCAATCAACACAATCTTATAATAGAGTGGTCTGTTTTGTTTATCCAATCGATTAGAATTATAATCGGGTTCAATATCAACTTCATAATACTTTAATCGATCAAGATGAAGTATTTTCATAGGATTTTTATATCTGAAACTTTTGATTTTTTTGATTATACTATAACCCTCTTCTCTTTCAAATAATTCAATTATTTTAGTTAATGCATCTTCATTCATTGGTTCACCTTCTTCGTCTGATTTATTTTTATATCTAATTTTAAGCATATATTTAACTAACTTAAATGGAACGGTAAGTTTTCGTGCAAATATTTGAGGTATTCTAATTTGATTTATTTGTAAATTACCATCTGGAACAATTATAGTTCTTCCACCAAAATCACCTCTCTTAGAACCATACCCTTTTAATTCACCTTCTTTGTCGTTGAGTTTAACTTTTAAACTTTGATATTTTTGTGTACTCCCAGGATGTTTCGTTTCTCCACTGCTCAAAATCATTTTTTCATATTCCTGTTGAATTTCTGCTGCATAACTTTCAGTTTCACCCGATGATGATTGAAGTGTATTATTAGCTGCTATTATTCTTTTTAGAGCATATGTTAAATCGTCAGGATTTATATGTTCTCCTGATTTGGTGATAGGTCGAAACCTATTTGGGGGGACGTGTATATATTCGACAATAGCATTTTCAGGTCTAGATATAACATCGGATCCTGTGAGTTTTTTTAATTTTTCATCACTAATCTTTTCGAGTATTTTTCTTATTTCAGTAACTGGAACGTCAGGATCTTTCTTTGGATCTTTTTTAATTCCTTCCATTTTCCTGATACATCTGTATTTGAATTTTTTTGTTTTTAGAGATTGGTTTTTTTGTTTTTTTGATTTTATTTCTCTTTCAACTTCTTTAACACTCACATAATATATTTGATCTTTAATCATTTTGCCAGTTTCTGAATCATTTTTTTTATGTATAGATGCTATACTTTTAACTTTATTAACTCTACTCATGTTATTACAATCTTCACAAGTTTCTAAATCTTCTTCACTAAATTTCATTTGTAGAGTACCTTCCTTATCATAACTATTACTTTCAAAAATATTTAAAAGATTTTTAATGTATTCGAGGAATTGAGGTGCTATAAATGGACGTCCTAATTTAATGAATCCCCCATGTGAAAACCCCATACACCTACCGAATTTATTTTTACACACATGACATTCGTTCCCTGCTGTTATAGGTCCCAATTGACTGCTGTATAAAGTATTATTTATGGGTTTGTCATCATCTGGATTACGTCCATATGTGATCCTATCACTTTTTATTTCAAATCTGGGGTCGTCTACTACATCTTCAGATGATAATAAACGAAGAGATAACGATTTAATTGAACCCGGTGCGATATATTTTTGGCTCATTTATAACAGCCATATAATTTCTGTTTTTTATGTAAAAAAACAATAATATATTATAATGAAAAATGTCAAACGTGGATGACTTACTCTAAAAAGTAATAAAAAAGATGAAGAAATAATATTAGAATGTATAACTAAAGATTAATTGAATGATATGACAAGTAAAATAACTAAAAGTAATTCAAAATAGTAATATATATTATTAGATACATTGTTTGAAAATGAAATAATAAATGAATGTTGTAAACAAAAAACTATGGAAAGATTTTGGTCATAAAAATGAATTTTCTACCTGAGACATATATAGATAAACTCACAGCTATAAAACAAAATGGTACATGTGTGCTATTGTGATCAATAAATTAATGAAATATTTTATTAATTTATTGAAAAGATTTATTAAATAGAAAATGGTTAAAATATAATTAACATTCGTTTAAAATAGCGAGTGTTAATTTTTGATAAAAACATTGAAATAAATTTTGTCCTATATTAAAAATGAGACAATGTTTTGGAAGAAATAAGAAAAGTTTTGAAGATGTCCTTGATATATTATCAGATGTACATTTGGATAATGTGCAAGACACCAGTGATTTAAGTGTAAAAAATGCCAAAAAATTAACAAAAAAATATAAAAAAACAATAAAAAAAGCAATTAGACTTTTGAAAAAAGATAAACATCACGAAAATATCGGTAAATCTTTAAAGATTATTATAAATCATAATTTAAAAGATGTAGAAGAATATATAGAATTTTTAAAAGATGATCATAAATTAATGGTCTTAGAAAAAGCTTTATTAGATGAAAATTTTAATATTGTTAACATGATTGGTAAATTGGATGTTAAAAGTATAAATCTTGGCGAATTACCAGAAAAATCAGTGAAATATCTTATTGAACAAGGTTTTGAATTATCAGATGATCCAGTAGATGTGTCAAATTTCAGTGCACAATTCATCAAATATCTCAAGAAATGTGGTAAAGAAATCGATTTAAACAATTGTATTAATTTGTTGTTTGATAAAAATGTTTATAAATCAGTTAAAGAACAATTAAATGTTGAAAATTTATCTAATTTATTTGAAAAAGATATTAATATCGAAAGTATAAATCAAAAACATTTGAGAGATATTCTTGTGAATCTTTCTGGAAAAGACATATCCAACAAAGATAAACTTGTACAAACAATATTTAATTTAGCGGTGGATTTGGGTATTGATTCACTCAAAAATTTACTCAAAAAAGAATATGGCAAATATATTAAAAATGTTCATTAATTATATAATCAATTTAATTATATAATTCAACAGTTTGTTTCAATTAGATATTTATTAAATTTATTATCATTCCTCCTTATCATATATTTAGACACTTTCATTTTATTTGGTTTCACAATTCCTCTTGATATTTTAAGAATATTTTGTTCTTTTTTATTCTTGATTAATTTTCTGATACCTTTTCTATTTCTTATAGATCTATAACCATATGGTGTTTTGCCTATAAAACCACCATTCAATTTTCTATATATTATAGAATTTTTTACGCCATTCGAAATTTTTTTTAATTCATATTCGGCACTAAAAAGAATCATTTCATATAAATTTTTATTTTTTTCGTTATATTGTAAATTTTCAGATACAGACACACATATCACACCCTTTTTGTATAACGTATTTAATAATTCTTTACCTTGTTTCATATTGCGTGAGAATCTTGATATGTCATTGAAAAGAAGTTTATCACCCTTCTTCAAACATTTTATTAATTTTTTCAATGCAAACTGATTATTCATATTTGCAGCTGATAACCCCTTATCTTTAAAACAACCATAAACAGTAAAATTATTATCTGATGCATATTTCCTCATTATATTTTCTTGTACATCTAAACTATTTCGTCCATTTTTTGTGTTGGTTTGTGGTATGGTAGATACTCTACAATATAAAAAACATTTTTCACCATCAATTTTACTGTTGTAATTAGATAAAACAATGGGACAATTATTCAAATTATATTCTGGTTCTAAAGATGTAGTCCCATCATCCCAAGTCACATCATAATATATTTCATTATCTTTGATATGGTGATTTTTAATTTTATAAATTACACAATTCATTTATATACAAAAATATAAAACATTTTTTGTAACATTTTGATGCAATATATAAATGTGGGAATCTACCATTACTATATTGACTGTGATATCTGCTATTATTTATATGACTTATGTATATGACATACATTGTAAAAAAAGTTCAAAAGCATATAATATAATACCTTATATATTATTCTCATTAATTTCTGTGTTATTCATATTAAAAAGTTTCATTAAAAATGATTATAAATACTTCCCCATGAGATGTGTGAATTTAATTATTTCTGTAATCCTATTATTTTTCATAATATATTACATGTGATTTTTTATCTATCTTATATAAATGGTTGCTTCTAAATATATTTCTTTAATAACAGCCTCATTATTATTTGTTGTAGGTATGGCTTGGAATGAAGCTATATCTTCTTTTTTTGAAAGTTATTTAGGTAAATCAGATAGTGTAACAGGAAGATTTATATATGCATTTATAATAACCTCGTTATTAATAATATTTCAATTTTCTTTAAGTTAATTTAAGGTTAAACTGTTCAAGAAACAAATCTTATTTAATTTTAGCAAAAATAACATGTCTTAGAAATAAAGTTTTATTTGTTGTTTATTTTTTGAATTTTAGCAAAAAATAACATGTCTTAAAAATGAGATATAAGAGAGATGTTGTAATGGTAAAGCATATCAGGCTCATAACCTGAAGATCCTAGGTTCGATTCCTGGTCTCTCTATTATAAATATAATTACAATGATAATTATATTTATTGCACTTCAATTTTAAAATTTGGTGTTGTTGTTTTCGGAACATTAACAATTAATGTTCCGTTTTCTAATTTTGCAGTTGTATTTTTCATATCAAAATCAGAATTGAGATGATATTTATAAGTAAAAGATGATGTTCTGTTCGAACGACCATTATTTTTATCTTTGACAAGTTCTCTTTTACCTGATACAATCAAATCTTTTCCTCTGAATAAAATGTTTATATTTTTTTTATCATAATTACCTATATCCATAGTACAAACATATTCATTTTCTGTCTCTGTTAGATCTGAATTTTGAAAATTATCAACAAGGGTAGGTTGTTTTGGTTTCATTTTATCATCAGAAATGAATGAATTTAGGATGGAATTGGGGTGATACATTGTACCCAACGCATCAAAAATGGAAGGGTGATCTCTATTTCTTAATTTTGGATATCTTTGCATTTTATAAATGAAATATTAATTAAAATTTTTCAAAATATTAATAGATTGATAGATTGGTATATATAACATCTATATAGATGATTTCTCAATTTTTCAACTTCAAATTATTGAAAAATTAATCAAATGTTAGACCATCTGATGTCAGATCATCAGATGTTGAATCGTCAGATACTAAATCATCAAATAAAGATGTATCTTTAGAAGTATTTTTTGTATCAAAATTTAGTTTAGGAAGCACTAAAAAATTATTTGGTGGGTGTGTCAACATATTATTTTGTGGATTTTCTAAATCAGGAAACACTGAAATATTTTTTGGTGGGTGTGTCAACATATTATTTTGTGGATTTTCCAAATCAGGAAACATTGAAATATTTTTTGGTGGGTGTGCCAACATATTATTTTGTGGATTTTCCAAATCAGGAAACACTGAAATATTTTTCTCTATCTCAGGTTTTATTTTTTTCTTCCTTTTCAATTTAATAATCAAAACACACGAACAACACAATAAAATAGA